CTGGAGCCCCTGGGGATGGTCACGGACATGGGGATGGGGATCCTTGTGACTGTGGTGGGGAACATGAAGGAGAGGGGGAGGGGGATTCCGGCGGGGGATGCTCCACCTGCGGCGGAGGTCTGGGAAGTATGGATCACCACATGCTCCCCGAGATCTCCAAGGAAGAGGCCATCCAGGAAGCCCTCAAGGCAGCGGATACTGCAAAGCAGATGCGGGGAACGGTCCCCGCTGGAATCGAGGGGATGTTGGCCGAGTTGGCAAAGCCCCAACTCACTTGGCAAGATCTCGTTCGGCATTGCTTCCAGCGAAAGAAGATTGATGCTGGGAACAAGAATGATTGGAAGCGGTTCCGCCGCCGAGCCATGTCCTTCCCAATCCCCGCCTACATTCCGAGGAAGTTCGACCACAAGCCGAGGTGGGTGTGTCTGCTGGACACCTCTGGCAGCATGGGCGACGAAGATATCGCCTACGGGGTCTCGCAGCTCCAGGTTCTCGGGAACGACACTGAGGGATACATCGTCCCAATCGATTCCGAGTGTCATTGGGAAGCGGTGACCAAGGTCACAAACTCCGGGGATCTCTCTCGGACCAAGGTGGTTGGACGCGGAGGGACGGTGTTCAATCAGTTCTTCGAGGAACTGCCCGCCAAGCTGGGGCAGGATTTCGACGTGGTGATTTGCATCACGGATGGGTTCTTCGGAGACATTCCGAAGAATCTGGCTCCCCGGAGGGCGGATACCGTTTGGGTGATAACCAACGGTCAGCAACCCGCCATTCCTTTCGGGCGTCTCGCTCCTCTCCGAAACTCTCGGTCATGATGTGAGTTCCGGCATATGCCATACACTTGTGAGGTGTATGGCATATGCCGGAGGAATATCTAAAATGGCCAAGAAATGTTGTGAGTCTGTAAACATAAAATCCCAATGGGGCACTCAATCAGTCCGGTGCCCCAAGAACGCCGTCAAATTCTTCCATCTTGAATACGAGACGCGTGGCGAAAGAATTAGTACTATTTTAGGGTGTTGTGAAAAACATGCCCGAGGCAAGACGACTTCTAAAGGTTGGGAACCTCTTTTGGGTTTATTCAAATCACCGGTTACGATCGTCAAGAGCTCGGAACAAGAACTTCTCCAACATGAACAAAACAGAAAGCATGAGTCTCTCCTGAAAGAGTTTCAGGCTATGCTTTCCCGTCCGGTCATGAAGGACAAGACTCGAGAAGAAATTATGGAGATTTTCACTCGGGCTCTTGATGAGCATTGTGTGAAGCAAGTCATCAATTCGTAAATATCTGGCATATAACACGCAGATATCTGGCATATAGCACGTACAGGAGACCAACATGCACCCTTGTTTGTTCAGAGTTCCTAAACTCGATAAAGTTACGAAGAAGCCCACGTCGTCCCGAATGTGCGGGAAGAAGGCTATTGTAGCCTACAAAGTTGACTACCGCTGGAGCGCAGCCTGGCGCCAGGTCAAGACCATCTGTTTTTGCCCGAACCACGCCCCGAACACGACCGAGGCGCACAGTTTTGCGGAAAGCGCACTCGGAGCGTTGAGTTATGCTCGCCATGCCCAGGTTACTAACCATGGGGAAGTTTCGATTGCGTCAGTCCGGGACTCTCGTATTGAGGTTGCAATGGACAATCTTGTCGACAATTTTTGTCGACTTATGAACAACCGGAACAACGCCTGGGCCACGGACAGTCACTGGGAAGAAGTTTTTGCACGTTCCATCGTGGAACGCGCAGTGCGCTCAGTGGTTGACAGTTGAAAAAATCTCACTATTACGTTTATGACCCCAACACACAAGTCATAGGCAGAGTCATATCACAAACTGAAAATTTGTGCTGCTTTATAGTTTTAACTGCTAAAGATCCATCTCTTAAGGGTCGTGAGATGCATCAATACAGAAGACGTCTTAAGCGGGTGAAAAAGAAGGATTGCGAAGCAGCATCTGTATTATGGGACTGAAATATGCTACATAAATTTGAGACATATACCGATGCATATGGGAACGAAACCAATTCATATTGCACCAATTCATATTGCATAGATTGCGGTTGTTATGAGTGGGCTGAAGACGAGTATTTAACGTGTGAAGATTATTATAATTTCGTGGTTACCAAGGAAGTTTTAGAATCATAATTTTTTATAAATTTTATGGCGGATTCTGCCCAAATACCAATTTTTGAGTTTACTGCTGAAGAACTTGCTACTAAATTAGAGGAGAACGGCGGCGGGTCGTCCGAGTCGCTGGAGCTCGCCCGGCAGGCGCGCAACCTGCTGGAGCTGTTCCGGTCCTGGCGCGCTGTGCGGCCGGGGGACGAGGAGCGCACCCAGGCCGTGTCGGCGCTCGTGGACCTGAACCGCCGGGCGCAGGAGTTCTTGTCGCGCAGACGGGCCGAATAACTCGGACTCGCATTGTACAATGCGCAGCCAATTCTCCGACAACTAGGCGGGCTCAATTGTTTGGGCCGCGCAGTTGTCCGGATTTATAAAGAATAACGACACGACGATTATAAAATTTATAGTCAGTTATCCACACGTGTTAATTTCGTCACACTTCGTAATCTTCATTATACAAGTTGGATTCAGGGCATGCCCTGAATTCTGAGTGTTTATGCAAAAAGCTTCGCAGGTTGTCCCGTCTTCAAGTGGCTTTCCTTCTTCGCATTTTAACTCATTTAAATGAGCACACGCTGAAGCACAATTTGGCGTATCAGTTGGAACATGAGGCGTCGGTACAACGTCGAATTGACCGCCGCAAGAAAACAACAAAAGAACAACTGAGGACGCAATAAATCGAATTAGCGAGTTCTTCATGTGGACACCTTTTGAATGTAGCTTTCCCATCCGGATTGTATCACGACGAAATCTGAAGACAAATCTGACGCTATAACTTCAGGTTGGATCTCGTAAAATCCATTTTTGCCCCAGAGCCCCCAAGAATTTTCGCCAAGAAAACTCTTGGCATTCCAACCTTCAAGAACCGTAGCGTGTCCACCAATTATATCCGGCGGGAGTCCTAACGGCTCGCTATTGGCAGTATACTGCATCCAGTTCTTGCCCACCCGAGTACCATAAACCACTGGGTTTCCTGCGGCCAAAGCGGTGATAACTTCGTCGACTCGAGCGGTACCGGTCGATGTTATACGGTGCCAGGACGCGATCTTGTGCACGTAAGCCCGGCGCATAGCGAGCCAGGACGGCGCGGTGCAGATGCGGGGCAGGTCGGCGGCGAACGGCCACAGCGCTTCCTCGCACACGCCGAACCGGCGCAGGGCGTCGGCGGCGAGCGACACGTGTGTGCCCTTGTCCACGCTCGTTTCGGGCGGCGACATGAGCTCCCTTGCTAAGAAGTACAACGCCAGGCGCGATAAATCAACATGGGCCGTTATTCCGTATTTTTGGATGCGTTTGAGTTCAAGCGCTTTAATAACAGCTTGAGCAACGCAGGTCGAAGACCTGAGTTGGTTATGTCGCGGCGAAGCAAATTGCCGAAGGTCGCTCGTTTTACCCGAGTATTCAGAAAGTTGTGGAATTAAAGCGGCAGAGAAACTATATGTTTCCCAGTCCGCTTTTTCTTTATCTGTAACTGGTAAAGGTTCGGGTCTAAATCCTGATATAAAATCTTCCATGTCCTAACAAGAGGACAGAAAGTCTATCAACTTATTAGAAGCAAGGCGGATTGATATTCGTCTTCAGAAAGCTTCTCAACAACGTCTTGGCTATCTTCATTATACTGACCAGTATACTGATTATAGCCGTCTTCGTTCCAAAGACGGATTTGATAAGAAAAATGGCTCCGATGATTAACCAATGAGAAAAAGTAGGTTGGCCCGGGAGCCAACCTACTTTAAATCGAACCCGATCTTTAACGTCAGCTATAGGGGTCACGACTCAACGACATCCGCTGCTTGAGCTTCTTCGCAGTTGATTAGATTGATCCTCAGTACTGCCCCTATATCTAAAATTTCGATCGGGGGCGCATGACTTCCTAAAGTCACACTTCTATTACAGATCGTACATGAAATTTTTAATTTATATCTTCTTAGTCCAGTATCCCATTCATTGAAAGAACATTCAGCATGAAGTTGATGACTCATCTAGTGTTTCGCATCATCATAATTGACCATAGAATCACCAAAACTGATCCTATGGTCATATACCAAAACCCGATACTCACTCAGGCTCCTTGCTCATGAGATCGATGAGCTGGGCCTCCGAAATGATTCGGGTCCGGTGTTGCTTGGCTTTGGCGTACTTGGAAGAAACCTTGGATCCCTCGGCAAGGCCGTTCCAATCAGCATTGGTCACGAGGAAATTCGTGTTGTAATCAACCCTGGGTGTGAGATATCCACCTGCCTCGGTGATCATGGCCTCGAACTCCTTTCGGACCATGCTGAGGTGCCCCGTGATGCAAACGTGTCTTCCCTTGAGAGAGCCTGGGACCACGCCGATCACCTGCATCGTTGCAACCACATCCGTCATTTCGTTCTTGCGAGCCATGAGCGTTTCCTCCATTTCCCGATACGCCGGAACCCGTCGGGCTTGCGGCTTTAACTATCGATAAGATCAGCACAAAGAGCTTCTTTTAAAAGCTTTCGGATTTCTTTTTCGGGCAAGCCTTCTCGAAGTGCCCAAAGAAGATTTTCTCTTATGAGTTTTCTAGCACGGTTCAATTTGTGCGAAGAAACTACTCTCTTGAACGTACCTCTTCGATAGAAGGAAATTGCCTCCCCATGGATTTTTCGAGCAAGTTCAAGAAGATGTTTGTTATCTTTAGTCGTTTGAAAGTTTACGGCGCCACCACCATGTTTGTAATAAAATGCATGAAATGTTATGGCTATAACTTCATTCCTTCGATTGCCCGAAAGATTTTCCCAGTCAACATTCAAAAAATGTTCCGTTCCAAAAGTGACGGTTTGTACACGGGTTTTGGTAGGTGAATTTACTCTCGTATCCGGGATACTCAAACGTACTTGAATAAGATTACCTGCACGGCTTGCGCCTGCAGAGGTCACATTGGTTCTTGCAACAATCTCGTTGTAAAACCAGTCTAATTTGTCCAAACGACGCTCCCAACGCTGCGCTCTTGACTCAACTTGCATCAGTCACCCCAACAGATAAGGGGAGGGGTTTTGACCCCTCCCCGTTCCTTTCAGGTGCTGGAACCTTGGTCGTTCTTGGGCAGGATCTTGACCGTTCCCGAAGGCGTCTTGGCGACGAGCCCGGAATAGTGCTTCAACATGAGATTCCAGAGCTGGCGCCTGTTGCTCTTGGGAACGATCATGGCCTTGAGGGCCCGGCTGAAGAACGAATGGGGGATGTCGCGACGCATGTCGTGGGACCATGCGTATTTGTACTCAGTCTTCTTGATCCACACTTCGAAGTGCTTATCATGGTCCTGCGACTCCCGGATTTCCATGATTGCCAGACTCTCGCGAAGAGTGCTCGCGAGCTTCCGCCACCCGAGGGAATCAATGGCGTCGCAGCAGGCCTCGTGAACCGGGGTCTTGCGGTTGAGGGATGCAATGCGAACCAGTCCGTTCATGAGACCCCGGTGTCCCTTGGCCTTCCAGTGATCGTTGAGATACTGGACCAGTTCGGGGTACTCTCCCAGAGCGAACATGGCCCCAACCTCATCCACCTGTTCCGGATCGGGGTCGTGATAGCCCTTCTTGGAGCAGATGGGGCCGATTCCGCGTTGAATGGACGTGGCGTCTCGAAGAGAGATCCCACAGTGGGCGCAGTTGGAGCAAACTCCCTGCATGACCACCGCGTGCTTTCGACCCCGGACGCTCAGAGCGTCCCTTACGGGCATGTAGGCCACCGTGGCTCCGAGAGGGGCTTCCACGACCTTCCCGTCGTCGGACGGGTCTTCGGGGCTATTTTCCCCCTCGAACGTCTCCTCGTGGTCAGGAGAGGCCACGACGGTGGGGTCCCGGTCGAAATCCTTCTCCAGGGCGTCTTGCTCGAGGGCGAGCTCGTTGAGAACATCATCGATCATTTGATTGGGAAACATAGGCGAACCTCCACTCCCCGATACGCCGAGACCCGTCGGGCTTGCGGCTTTATGCTAAGATCCCAAAAGAAGTCCAGTCTCATACTCTTCATCAGATATAGGTTCAATCTCGTCCGTCCAAAAATTCATTCTCCAGTCATTTTTCGTTGGAAATAGTACTCTTACTACATCTGGATCCAGCGGACGCTCTCCACGGGGGATGCGCACTTGACTGTTAAAATCGGGTGGGTGTTCCCACACGACAATCCCAACATCTCCATTTTGAATTGGGAGTCTATGGTCTATCGTAACACGAACTTTTTCTCCGAACTTGAATTTATTTTCGGGAATGCCGTCTATGTCCACGTATTAGAATACAACCGAGAACTCGGGACTGACAATTTTCCTAGTCTTCCCGTGAAGCCGCAAGCCGAGGCGTCGGGCGCGTATCGGGTGCTGGAGGTCCCAGCACTATGATTTCTCCCGAGAAGATGCAGGTATTGCTAGAGGGTCGCCCTGAGGGCACGCTTCTGTTTTGTTCATACCGGGCGGGAAGAGAGCCCACGGAAAGGGCGATCCGCGAAGCCGGGCGTGCGGGGACCATGGGTCTCGCGCGAAGGCATTTCGTTGGAAAGCTCATTCGCATGTGGACGACGAAGAAGGGGGATTTGGTTTTGACCATCCTCACCGAGGAGCGCGACCGGACGCTTCCGGACGGGACCCTCGCACCCCCGGCTTTCAGGACGTTCAACCCCGCTTTGGGAGAACTGATCCACCTCGAAGTTCTGGAGGGAGAATGAGCTTATCCAAAGAATCCATGCTGGAGGAAATTAAACTCCTTAGCAAGAAGGACTTTATTTGGGTTAAACAACAACTCCAAACATGGAGTCGAGCGAAGCTCACTTACAAACGGAACATCCGCGCAGCGAATACTCGAAACACATTTAAGTTGCTGAACGATGCCGTGAATACTATCACGAATCCTACATTCGTGCTCAAGTCAAAGCCAGCGCAGTATTTCTCGGTTACCGTGTCTTGGAAAGACAAGACCTTCTTCATAGAAGCTCTCGCGGGTTCCATTAAGATCACCATCGATGTAGATTCGCACAGATCATCTCGTATGACAAAAACATTCCGAGTAAGAATCCCGGTGAAGCCAGACCACGACATAAAGGTTCTTGCACAAAAGATTCTGGAAATTGTAGAAAACGGTTACAACATCACCGTAACAAAAGAAATTGTGGAGAGCTAAATGACGTTTATGACCCACAAGGCTAGCCAGACTTTGGCGGACATGAAATCTTTATCCAAACGAGAAAGGGTTGACATATGGAAGGATCTCCGTTCTTGGGAGAAGAATTCTAAGGATCTTCGGAAATCCGAAAGAGACAGAAAATGTGTCGCGTTTCAACGCATTATTGAAGAATGTGTGCAAAAAACTCCGGGACTGTCCCTTAACGATCGGCAATCTTCAATCATCAGGAGACCGCTCATTAAACGCCAATATATCGTCCGTTATCAAGAGACGGATTTTATTCTCGACATAAAAGGGAAGTCTATTTCGATTCGGTGTAGTTCTTCCATGGCGGGCCTGATGAGGCCATACTCAACATTTGATACCCAAGCAAAAAAGAATCGCAAAACCGTCCCAATATCCGAAACGGATGGGGTTGGGCAAGTCGCCCCTAAAATTTTCAAGGTTATTGAAAACCTTTACAATTTGAAGTCTACCTCTGAAGTCGTGGAGAGCTAAAACAATGTTCAAAAATGGAAAAGTTTCATTTGTACAGGCAGAAAGAACTGCCCTCGAATCGGACGAAGACGCCGATGCCAAGAGCGTAATCGAGAATCACCGTGAGTGCATGATCGAGTTCATGGCCGCCACTGATAGACTGTCGTGGCAAACAAAAAACAAAATTAAGAGATATGTCACTAAAAATATACATACATATCCGGAAGATATAGCATATAAGCTAATCAATTCTGGGAGCATTAGTCTCTCCGATATTAAGGGTTTCAAAATTGATATCGACAAAGTTCGAGACAAAATGCTCAATCACATTGAGCTTACGGGTCTCGATAGAGAGAATCTTGAGAAGTTTTTCGTACGAGGGCAAACTCTCATACAATCCAATCCCAATGGTGGTTATGATGAGTCAAATTTTTATCGACGTTTCATAAATTTGCCCGAGTTTGCTGAAAGAACCTCAGTTCTTTATCTCGATCGTGTTCTCACTGGTCTTGATTCACATTACGGTTCCATAACCCCGACGGATGCCGCAATTATTGATGGAAAACATCACATAATCGCAGCACTGTCCGGGCAAGATGCGAAAGTGGCGAGTCATTTAGTCCGCATACTCTCCACGGGAGACGCGCACTTGACTGTTAAAGACAAAATAGCGCTTGACCCCGATATTTACAAAGCGGTTAAGGCTTACATATTGCAAAAAGAACCGGAATCTCTCAAATTTCTGAAGAATCATGAAAAAGTCGAAGTTCATTTCAACGACATTTTACTCCGGAACCACGAAATTGGTGATGTTTTCTTTGCCCTTCTGAACATAAAGTTTATTGACGAGAATTACGAAGTCTTGATGAAGAAAGGCAACCTGACTGTAAAGGCGAAGATTTTCGCAATAGTGAAATTTCAAGATAGGAACGAAAAGTTCCTAATCCAAAATCCAGAGCTTGTGACGTCAATTGGACATACTGATATTTTCAAACATTATAACGATAATAAGCTCCGCGTAATTAATCCAGATTTTGTTCAAATTGTCATGAAAGCCGCAAAACCCAGTTATTACAGCTGGGACGCATGGAAGAATATACCGGACTTTCGCGAAGAGATACTTGTGAAGATCCGGGAGGAGAAGCGGGCGACCAAGGTCCGGAAGCGGACTTCTGTCCTCACGACGTCCACGCCTAGTGAGGTTTTGGCCCAGATGATTTATGAGGACCATATTAAAGCCCGGATAGAATCTTTGGTGGAAGAAACATACCATAAATATGAAACAATTATGGAGGATAAAATTGGCCAAGTTATATATGAATATGCTGAATTGGGCGACATAATTGAAAATACTGCGGCTAGTGATTCGACGTTCAAGAGATTTTACAAAGACGAACATAGCGTTCGTTACAATCTCTACCGGGAAATTGGAAATTTTGCAAGAGGAACCGAATTCTTCACGAAGAATACGAAGACGATTGAAAAGAATATTCGAACCCTTAAAGAAGTGAAGAAGGTTGTTGAAGGATGAAGAACGGTTTAGTTGAAGATTCAGACGGTTACTTCCTGAACCTCCAAGAATATATGACATATTGGACTTGGCGGGTAGGACAAAAGGTTCTATATAAACCCAAAAAGACTTACCATGAAATCATGGAGCTTTCAAAGGGAGATGGGGTTTTTAAAATCAATAGTGCTGAAAGAATCTCAGGAGCGCCTTCAGTTCGGATTCATTATGGTGATTTGATAGCCGTGTCCGAGGATGAATATGCCGCAGCGAAAGTTGTTGAAGGATGAATTTTTCAGAAATCAAAAGACTGGGGCTTTCAGCCACGTCGTCGGGAACTTCTATAGTTTTTAAATTTAGGTTCAGAGGTGCAGATCATAAATTTACATTAACATATTATGATGATATCATCTGGATACGGAATAGTTTCATGATCGCTACAATGCTGTCTCAAATATTTGGGGCAGGTAGTGATGATCGTGAAAAGATGTGGAAAGAATTAGTTCTCCCACGTATACTCGAGTTTGAGAAGACTGGTGTTCTTCAAGAAAATCGGAGGAAGACATTAAATAAACGATATAAGAAGAAAATAGATTTACTCATTCAAGAATGTCTAAAAGTTGGAATTTCGAAGGATGAAATTTCACTCATGATAGATGAAAATCTAGCAAAGTCGATCGTAGAGGGATAAATGGGATTTTTCAGCTGGGACTGCGAAGGTTGTAAACATTCTATTCGAAGTGGGTATTCAACCTACGAAATCTCGAGATGGATGGTCCGGGTTGTCATTTTATTTCAAAAATACTCCGGCCCGATCACCCAGGGAGTTTACGACGGATATGGACGTCTTCAAGGAGATGCGCAGCGGCCGGTCCGATTTCCGCCTGTTGCTGATAGAAATTTGGGAGACGAGGAACCGTTTACGATGTATCATGAGGCCTGTTGGAAAATTTTAGGGTCTCCCGATAAATTCTCCTGTGCAAGTAGATACGCCCGAGACCAGGGATATTTTACAGATTTCAATCCTCCCGAGCCTAAAAACCAGAAGGACCTTGAAGAAATCCTGGACTTTCATCGAACGGAAGAACTGCTCAAGGCGTGAATTGGTATCCCGAGCGCGTATCGGGGAATGAAGCGGCGGAGAACTTTCCCTGGAGGGGAATTGTAACTATCCGGCGGAATAGGGACGCTTTGGGGAGAACTGTCTTTTTTCTTTAGGGGATGATTCCGTAAATTTAAAAATAATTTTTGTAAATCGGGAACGCGGAAATTAATATATTTAGAATGTACGGGAATGTAGGTCAATGTAAGTAAAATTGCCCATGAAAATATTCACGAAAAGCGGGCAAAATCGATTGAAAATTCGATATATATTTGAAAAATCACTTCCGGATATTTTTCTTCCGTTTTTGAAAAAATTTGGTTTTTGAAAAAATTTAATTTTGAAATGGTTGAAATTGATTTCAGAACGGTTTGGATAGATTTCGAAATTTTGGATATATATTTCAAAACAATTTGGTTTTTGAAATCAACTCCGGGCCTTCAAAAGTCATTATGCCTTCTAAAAATCCCCCTGTAAATCACCTATTTTTTGGCATAATGATTTGTGTGATCTATTTTAAAACCACTCTATTTTCCCACAGGGACTTTCCCACAGGGATATCATTCATTTTCAGGGACTTTCCCATTTTTCAGGGGTCATTCATAGGATGTACTTTTAAGAATCCAATTTCATGAACATAAATTCCTCGAAAAGTCAGGCTCAAAAAGCGTATTTGGAAGCAAAGTTTCCTCAAAAAACCCGTGAGGAAATTATCGCCCTTTCCCGTTACGTCGTCTCCTCTCGTGATTCCCGTTCCATTTATCTCTTTGCTTCCAAATTTCATAATTTAATTAATTATCATACATATGTGGACAAAATTATTGAGCTTGCCGATATTAAATACGCATATTTCACCGCTCGCGACATTCCTGGACTTTCTTCTCAGGAAATTCAAAAATTGGAAACGGTCATCCTTGAATCCGATCCTTATAGTAAAAAAATCCTCAAAATATCCTGCACTTGGGACGAAATTGCTAAATATTCAACCTTCTTCCTTCGCGACATCCCTACAAAAAATCCGAAGTTACTCCTTTCTAAAATTGATACCGCCCTTTCCTCAAATTCCATGACTCCCCGATATATAATTCAAACTCTCATTTGTCTTTCCCGTCTCCCGAGCAACCATCACCACCATCAACATCCGACTTTGCCTAATTATCGGGAGTTTGTACTCCGCCATATCATTGCACAAATTGATGTTGATATATGTTTTGCTGTTGCCCGTTCCGTCCCTTCCGTCGTTTTTCCCTTAGCCCAGGCAATCATGGAGCTTGAAAACGGGGAAGCCCTTCTCGAACGTCTTTTAAAAGAATTAGGGCCAAAGAAACTTCGCGGTCGTCTTCGTTCCGATATTCTAGACCGTATTTCCACCTACGAAGTCGTTAACTCCTAAGATGTATGGCATACACTTCGTTAACATATGCCATATATTTCTAACACATGCCGTACCTCTCGAGTATATCCTATATTTCGGAAGATCCAAACAGAATTTCGTCTTTAGAAGTTACCTTGGTCCTAACGCTAAATGAAACCTCGTTGCACCTTTCCCGAGTGTAAATCGGATTCTGAATATTTTTATGCAATTTTTATCAATGATTCTTTTCGATGTACAGAACACCGTCGTCGAGATAATTTCTTTCTAGAAACTCCAATAGATGAGTTTCTTGCCGAAGAAGTTATAAATTCCTAAATGGTAAATTCTTAGGTTCATTTCGTATTCAATTTCATGGCAAAATGAAAGATTGGCGCTTAATTCGGGCTGAAGATCAGGACCATATTCCTCTTTGTGGAGAACCGAATTGTTCAGAGGATGCTGATTTTGTTTGGGTTGATATTAACCTATATACGTTGAACAAAACTGAAAATAGTTTTGATTTATATTGGGCTTATGCTCGTTGCTCTTGGCATAAACCAAAACTTACAAATTATGGCTTTGGAAGTTCTGAGTCGGGTTTGGTTGAAATGACTTGGGATGAATTTACAACGAGCCGTTTAATTTCCGCTTAAGTCGCCATTCCCATGTCATCTCCAACAAACCCCATCCTTTGTTCTTTTTACGCATCATTAACCACTCCGTGCCCGAAACCAGCTAAACGTTTCTTTTTTTTCACTCCCCGCTCCAACTTTGCTGGTTTCGCGGTCGTTCGTCATCTATGCTGCCAAGAACATTTTGTAGAAATCATAGAAAAGGAAGACAAAGAGGTAGTTATTCTAACGAGAATATATACTTGGCAAGAGATTTCTTTTGATGTCTTCTTAACCTACGACCTCATAACTGTATAATCCCATGATGTCCTCTCCCACAGCAAACCTCATTCTCTGTTCTTTCTTTTCCTGCCAGAAACCAGCTGAACATTTCTTCATATCTCCCATTTCTAGCATGGGTATTCAATATCATGCTTGCTGTAAAGAACATATTGTGACTGTAAGTGCGAGAAGTGTTTGCATATACGATTGGAAAGAAGTTTCTCTTCAAGAATTCCTCACCGCTCAAATTTTAAATTCATGAAATTCGTCTTTGTTCCCGTACACTCATTGGATGCCGAAGACGCATGAGCTATGAAGGCGAAATATCCGATCGATACGATTCCTTGCGATTTTCCAGTTGCCACCGTCACACAACCTGTATGCGGAAGACAAGCAATAAATTTCTTTTGCCGCGCCAACGTCCAAGTTTGGGCGATGTGCGAGACCCATAGTCATCTTTTACCAACAAAAGAGACGGATCCACTTACCATTTCTAAAAATCTTTGGGCAGAAATTTCTCTTGACGAATACTTCGCTTTTCAGGTCATTTTTTCATGACCCAATGTATGGAAAAATCTGCTTTTAAATATACTGAATGTATTTTTCTTTGTGAAAATCTCGCCGTGGACGATCAGCTCTTTGGAGATTCGGGCGCTAAATGAAACCTCGTTGCACCTTTCCCGAGTGTAAATCGGATTCTGAATATTTTTACGCAAAAAGAATCATTGATTCTTTTCGATGTACAGAACACCGTCGTCGAGATAATTGGTTTCTAGAAACTCCAATTGACGAGTTTCTTGCCGAAGAAGTTATAAATTCATAAATGTCCAATTTTCCAAAATGCAATTTTGTCTCTTGTGGAAAAGATTCTGATTATTTTTATGTGAGATTTTTCCAGCTCGGTCAAATTACAGTTCGTTCTGAAATCCTCATTCTCCCAGCGGACGATCCGAATCGTAAATATGAAACGCGAGAAATTTTTCGATGTACAGAACATCGTATTTTAGTGAGTGAATCTTCCGATTTCTCATACCAAGAAATCTCAATAGATGAATATCTCACGGAGCAGGTTGTAGATTCATAGATGGCTAACTCAACTCTTCTTCGCACAATTCCTAGTACAACTTATCAACTATTTAGTGTGGATTTTAATAAAATTAACTTGAGTTATGTGGATGCTCTTGTTTATTTAACCTGTTTAAATACTATTTGGGAGACGTTCTTTTTTAATCCAATTATTCGATTTGATGAATTTCTACAAGAATTCCCTGGGGATCGTGAAACCATTTCTTTCCCCATCAAAGCTCGTATGGAGCTTCATATTTTTGATAAAAAGATTTTATCCAATTTTCCCAAAAATGAAATTGACATAATCATTGAATGGTCCATAAAAATTGAAGGGAATTTTAATGGAGGTCCAGGTTATATCGATGCTATGAGAAGTCTTAATTCTCATCCTGTCGCTCTCGCGCATTTCAATTCAACTTTTGATCTCGTTTCAACTGATTTGATGAAATCTCATTCTCTCATAAACATATAATTTATAGTTGTAAATTTTTCTAAATGACTACTTAAACTTTCTCGTGATTGTGACGAAGCGTTGGCGAAAATCGCCTCCCATTTAAATTTATCTATTGACGAGTATAAAACCCAACTACTCCTCAAATGTTAAGAATTGGTTCAAAAGTTCGCATTAAAATAAAGAAACTCCCTGACCCATCCATGTCGGTGAGTATTGGAAACTTACAACATCTTTTAAGTCCATGGTATCAAACAGCTTACGCTGGATCTTATGGAGAAATTATAAATTTTGAAGTTTCGAAGGCGGCTCCTCCGCCTGGTGAAGAGTTACAGAAACGAGTAATTGTTAAATTTTCAGATATGGATCCTATCGGAAAACAGTTTGATTCTTCATTTATACTCAAAACTTATACTTATAAACTGGAAGAACTTGAAGAAATCTCCGAAGATGAATACGCGGCTTATTTAGTTGTAAATTCTTAAATGACACTCATTATGGCCACTCGTTTCAAGATTGTTCCTAACGGATCTCTTGTAAGAATAAAAAATTTCCCAACTCTCGGTCATATTTGGTTTGGTTTAATTTTGAAGTTAAACAAATATGACTCTGACTCTTTATATCATATCTCTTTATACTCTTCTAAAGAAATGGGTCTTAACGAATCTTCGGGGTTGTTTAGGGAGAGTGAATTTAATATTATAGATCCAAATGATTCTGAATACATTAATTTTATGGAAATGTTGGAAACTGAGGAAGTTGTAAATTCTTAGAATCTCAAAACTTATACTTATAAACTGGAAGAACTTGAAGAAATCTCCGAAGATGAATACGCGGCTTATTTAGTTGTAAATTCTTAAAAATAACTCGTATAAAATGTGGAGATTAAGTGTCCGAAACGATTCATAAAAATGATATGTGGACTTTGCTTCTTTCGACCATCCGTTATTCCATGGGTCGGACGACTTATATGACAAGTCTCGCTCCTGAGTTAGTCCTGAGGTATAAAGATTATCTGACGCCGCGACAGTTATCACAGATTGCAGACGAGATTGAGAAGGAAATTAAGATTTATGAACGATCGGGTCGAACTCTTGGTGACCCATCTGATCATTCTTCTTGGAAGAAAGCCGCCCATGATATTCAATTTATTGCGGATGAGCTTAAACACACTGGCGAAGTCGTTGATGGTTAGAATTCGTAATGATTATTCGTACAACATTATTTACAATTCTTCGTCATTCTTGGTACTTCGTTTATGGTGTTCGGTATTGCACGTTCTGTGAAACTCGGCGCTGCACGAGGCAAGTCGGCGGCACCTCAAAATGTATATTTGATAAATGACGTTTATTTGCGATTTTCCTTATATTATTTGTAATGGATCAATATGGGTCCCCCAGGGGATGGGGATGGGGACTGGGAAATTTATTTCTTGCACAGAGGAAGCCATCCAATTTCTTTATATTCCAATGTTAAAATATGATCTGACGACGCCGAAAGTCATCAACGCTGGGCGTGTAGTCGTTTATTGTGAAAAACATCTATGTACAAAAGAAAATACGTCCGATTTTCATATGGTTGAAGAAATCGGCCGGGAAGAATACCTAGCCTTTCAAGTAGTAAATTCATAATCCGAAATTGTAAAATCCAAATACGAACATGGCAATGGTAAAGAAAAAGAAAAAGAAAACGTCCTCTAAGAAATTTGTTAAACCTAACCCTGATCTCAACTTTCAGTCTGGGATTGCGAACTTAGGTTATACGTCTTTTTCCCGTCACAAGTCCGGAGTTTCCGTCGTTAAGTATAACCCCCATAGAATTTCATATTTTCCAAGTAATTTTTCTGATGAGAACATTCTCATCATTCTAAAAATGATGGACAACTCTTATGCTTCGGGATATCAAGAAGCTCTTGCTAAAGTCCGCGCGGTTCTTGAAATTCCTGAACGAGATGATTAAGCCCTACTGTGAAGTTAGCAATGAACTCCAGTCTATAGGCATAGACTGTGATACAGTTAACTGTCCTAGTACGACTGCTCACTATTTTGTAATACAAATACAACATAGTTCATATTTACACCCTTCTTTCCCTTTGAAATCAAAAGTCATAGCTGTTTGTGAATACCATGCTCGCCCTTATATTCACCATAAAAATGAAGAATTGACTTTTGATGAATATGAAACCATAAGACTTTTGGAAGACTGATAAAACGTGTCTTTTAAGGCAGTGCACAGAACGTTGGGCAAATTGATTCCGGTTTCCTTAATAGTCGGATCAAAAATTCGCGTTAAACCGACAGCATTCCATAGAAAAAACTCGTATGGAGTAGTTTCGTCTCTCCAAAGTGGTGTTATTGTCGTGGAATTCCTGACCAGTTCCAATTCTGACTTTGGATATCTCGGTGTAGAGGAAATTGAAGAAATTTCCGAAGACGAATACGAGACTCATTTTCTCATACAATCGTAACAACATGATCGAATATATTATGTGTGGTGTATGTCATGTATATGAAGCTACTAGTTTCTTTATTTTAGGTCAAAAGATTTATCCAAACGTAGGAGAAACCGGAAAAGAGTGTTTAATCGATATAGCAACAGCTTTATGTCATCAGCATGCTAGTTCTTATGAAAATCGTGGGTTCAAATCTATAACTCTTGACGAATATAAAACTCTTCAGATTTTAAATTCATGATCATAAATTTTCCTTATTTGCTTGTAAATTCCTAAGAACTTTTGGTAAATGATAAATGTAATCGAGGCCGACAATGCTTGAAAGAATACTGATGATGGCATTGTGTGTTATACTGACGAGTCTAATAGTATATTTACTATATACCGAAGTTGATAAAAGAGAAAAACTCGAACTCGAACGCTTTGAAAATCGAGGTTCTGATCTTATTCTTTATTTAAAGAATAAGAAATCTTTTCGAGGAGGAAACTATGTGTGGCATTCTTGGCCTGATGGTGGGTCTGTTTCACACGATATGAAAGATAAACTTGAAGCCATTCACACTAAGGTTAAATGGGATTTTGCAGACACGAAAGATGTTGTTGAGTCATGACGGAGTATGAAAGACAACAAACTTTAGCAAATCTTCTTTTGTTTATCTCCGGAAATTTGTTCAAAAATACTATTTATATCAAAATAGATGAAATTCGTAAACAGAATCAGTTTTCCAGGTCGGTCACTAATGATAAAAAACAAGAAAAAGAGATACAAAAATCGAACAAACTTATTGATAGACTCGATACTTTAACAAAAGATTGTTTTGAACAATTGCATAAGAAAGAGTATTCTAAAATCTCTTTTTCTGACACTGTTGACTTATATGAGAAAATCTTTTCTGAGTTCAATAGAGTCGAAGAGGTTATAGACGGATGATTAGATCAGACTTTCCTTGCGATGAGCATGGAACCGACTGAGGACGAATGAACAAAATTGAGTTTTTTGAAGGTGACTACCATTTCTTGTCGAATTTCTACCTTTGTCGGGTGAAATTCGAGGGTCATTTTTATGATTCTAGCGAGCACGCATTCCAAGCTGCTAAGTCTCTAGATGATAAAGTTCGGTGGAAATTTCGACAAAACATTAAGCCGTTTGAAGCTAAACGGCTTGGAAAGAAAGTTAAACTTCGTCCTGATTGGGAAAAGATTAAACTTTCCATTATGGAAGATGTTGTTCGAGATAAATTTACACGTCATGCGGATTTAAGAACAAAATTGATTGAAACCGGAGACGCTGAACTTATTGAAGGCAATACTCACGGTGATGCGTTTTGGGGCCGGGTGAATCGTAGTGGCCATAATCATTTAGGTCGGATTTTGGTGAGAATTCGAGCAGAACTATAATAATCGAAGATGAAAATAAAGCCTGGAACATATTGCAAAATACTGAATTTCAAAGGAGACCCGGAATCATATTGGTACGGGATTATTATTGATTCCAAAACGTCTTTCTCACACGAGATACGCAATATGAGAACTGAGTATAAAATTAAGACCCATTCTTCAACAAAACGACGAATTACTGAAGAATCTCATTGGTACGATCAACACCACATTCGCCTTGTGAAGAAAAATGAGTATGAAGATTTTGAGAATATGCTGAAGACCGAAGAAATACTAGATGCTTGAATACTTTTGATTAAAGTGTATAAACAAGGAACACTAGTTAAGATTTACGATTTTCCTAGAATTGGGGAAATTTGGTTTGGAACTGTCATGGATTCTAAAGGAGGATTTGGGAATGTTCAGTACACTGTGTTTCCATACTTTATGGGAGGATTTTATCTTGTTAAGTACGACCGTTTAGTTTTAGCTAAAGAGTCTGAATTTAAAAAATTTGAAGACTTGAGAAAAACCGAGGAAATTTTAAATGGATGAACGGAGTCGAAAATACTTGAGTGAACTCAAGGTTGGAAGTACTCCAGACTCTTCTGAACAAGAAATTCTTCGTTATAGAGTGTTGATCTGTTCAATTCTTGACTCTGTTGGGGTTCCTGTTTGGATTGAAAGATACTTTTCAGTTTTAGTGAGCGGACTACCAGGGCGCGGTAGTCGTCCAGAGCATGTGACTGAGTATAAATTGATGGCTAGAGAACTTGAAAATGAATTTAACGCTTCCGGTTATTTTAAAGAAATAGACCGAGATGGTCTTTGGGGAAGTTTTGATTTATCCGACCATCAAGATTTATTGAGACTTAAAAAAATTTATGATGACCTCATATCAATTCAAGTCATCAATGGATAGACTTGGTAAACATTTAAGCGATGGAGTTTATGTAGACTCCAGTGGGGCTAAAGCCTGGATCCGTGGTGATAAATATCATCGCGAGGACGGTCCAGCGATTATTTATGACGAAACTCGCGAGCGCATTAAATCAAAAACTAAACTGTATTATTTGAATGGAATACAAATCTTTTTACATACTGAGTCTGATGACCCGAAAATCAAGAAATTACAAGATTACATGAAGACGGAAGAGATTTTAGAATAGTCTTTTATGACACATCAAAACAGCATATTAGAACATGACTGGAGACCCCCTACGGGTGAAGGAAACATTTGGTTGTGTATGTGTTGCGGGGCTACAATTGTTTGGAATGGAAAACCACCATTCAGTCCTATAGATGATCCTTATTATGAAGCTCTTCCTCCTAAAAGCGGGTACACGATGGTTTTACCTTATTTAGATGGACAATTTCGAGATTGCAATCTCGAACAAACGCGAAAATTACTCAACTCTTAGCGTATTCTTTTTTATGCAGATATTTAAATATTGTGAATGTGGATGTAAAGGTTATTCTGCCAGAGTTTGTGGTTCCCACTATTGGGTTTGGTGGAGTGGAAATGAAGCAGATTGCTTTAGTCTTCGAGTAGGTCACGGGCATACAGCTCTTGCAATTGCAGATTGTCCGTCTTTACAAGACGCCACAAATTTTGCTATAGAAGATGCAGCTTCTGAATTTAACAAAAATGACATTGAAGTTCTTGAAGTTCTTTTAGATTATCTTAAAACTCGAGACGTTGTGAAGGCATGATAGATTTTGTTTGCGATCATCCAGATTGTTTTCTTCCTCCGGAAGTTGTGATTTATCGTATCACAAACGATCCAAATCCAACGAGAAGAGCTTTGGATCAAGAAACTCCATATTTGTTTTGTTGCCAAAAGCATTTATCGCCCAATTTTGAAGTAGATCATTTTTCTAAAAAAGGCGAAACTTTCATCAAGACTAGTTACGATGAGTATATAACAAATCAGTTGTTGAAAGCCTAGAACCATGAAATTCGATGAAGCTTTCAAAGAGTTTGAACGTTCAGGAAGATTTTCTCCTCATAGTCTTCATGATTCTCATTACATCAAAATAAAAATTTTGCCTAGGCTTTCTGAAGCCGGTAACAATTTTGTTCAAATCACTACTAACGGCCATGTAGGAGTTCAATATCATAGTAATCAAAAGAAAGAATTTAAAGAAGCAATTGTTTATATTCAAAATCAATTACTTGACGAAATTGAAGCGCTTTGTGAATTTTCACAAATTTCCTTTGAAGATCTAGTCAACAATCATTTAGCTTCAAAAATCGTTAATGGTTAGTTGTAAATTTTTAAATGACGTATAGGACAGTCCGTGTTCCAGCCCGGAAATTTGAAGAAATCCCCAATTCTGTCAGAAATACCAGTGGTTATCTTCAAACAAGAGAACTTCCTTCTCCTGTTCTTTCTATTGACCTTTATCCGGGTGAACGGATAATTTCAGTTTATCCAATTACAAATGAAGGACCTGTACTTTTAGAAGTTTTAATAGGACTCGGGATGTGAAAACTGGTTCAAAAGTTCGAGTTAAAGCTGATCATTCTGGAAGAGTAAAAATCGGTTCTTGTGGGATGATTATTGACAGTGGTTGGCAAGGCTTGGCTCCATCAAGATCTACAGTTTCTTTTCAAACACAAATTCATGTCGGTCAATCTAGTTATCATATGCCTACTTTTACTTTTACGAAAGACGAACTTGAAGAAATCTCTGACGATGAATATGAAACCTATTTATTATTGAATGGTTAAACGTAAACTCTCTCTATTGTAATGTATCTTACCCAAGATGATCGATTTAGATAAACTTCAAAAAGTCCAACACATTATTACTCACAAGGACTGTCCTGACGGAATTGCGTCAGCGATGATTCTCAAGGACGTCTTGCCTGAAGCGAAGGTTACGTTTATTCAATATAATACTCCAGAACAGAGGGCTCTCCCGGCTGAGCCTGGGATGCTTTTTTGTGATTTCTCCCCGGCCAATGATCGAATCCAGGAGTTTAAAGACGTGGGCACTTTGGTTTTGGATCATCACAAGTTCGCTCGTGAGACGGTCGAGGCATTCGGGGAAAACGGGGTTTTTGCTGATGAGACCACGGAGCCTGGTGTCTGTGGTGCTGTCCTGGCCTACAGACATGTCTGGTTCCCACAAAAGAAGAGCTGGTCGGCCATGGACGAACACGACCCTGAACAGGCAGCCAGAGGCAAGGCTGTCCACGAATTAGCTACCTTAGCTGGAATTCGAGACACCTGGCAGAAGGATGATCCTCGTTGGAAACAAGCCTGTGAACAGGCTGAAGCTCTAAGGTTCTGGCCACTAAACCTTTTGATCGGTACAAACCCTGATACTTGGCCCGGACTTATACAACCTATCGGATCGGTGATTTTCAATAAAAATCTCGAACGTGCAAAAGATATGAGTGAAACTTCATATAGGTTCACCACTATGTCGGGGACGAGGGTCATCATATTTGGCGGAGCTTCAATGTCGAGTGACACGGCCGAAGCTGCCGGAGACTCCGTTGATCTAGTTGTTGGTTTTAGTTACAAAACCGATGATGGGAAACCTATTGTAATTTATTCAACACGTTCTCATACTGATTTTAATTGTGGGGCTTTCTGCAAAGCTCACGGTGGAGGTGGGCACACAAAAGCTGCTGGGTTTAGTGTAAAACTCGATCTCAATACAGACCCGAATCCATTTCAGCATTTTCGAAAAATTCTCGAAGTTCATGAAACTATAATCGAGTTGACGATCAATCCCGCAAGGACGTCGTCGTGAAAGCATTTTGGCCGTTGTTTGTGATACTCGTCGGTATGCTTGTGCTTATGCTGTACGGCACGTACTTAGACGGCCACTCTCGAGGCTACAGAGCTGGACTAGCTTGGGCAAGAGATCGAGACAGAGAAGAACTTGAGCTGCACTGCTACTGCGGGCAGACTCGTTCATGTTCGTTCGGCGGTGGTGTTGTCGGCATTCAGAAGTGCGATAACGTCAGCAATCAGTGGCTTCGATGTGAGCCGAACCTACAGTATTGCGACAACGCCTGTCTACATATGAAGGTAGACGCGTACAACTTTGCTCTATCCAATCAAGCCGACGCACTGAAAACTAAATAAATTCATGGCAGGACTTGATGAGGCTTCCAAGACTGCGATTAAGAAAATGAAAGAAATTGTTCTTGCAAAGGAACGTGGAGAACTCACGGAAAAACAAGCGTTAGAAGCAATATTTAAAATTGTTGAAAATGATACTGCTTCGAAAGTATTAAAATGAACATGATCCCATCAGACGTAAAACCGATTCATTTCTGAAGAACTGTCCGTTCTTCTAGGCGTCAAAGACGTAGTTGACGGATAATGAAATCCATTTGGCCTCCAATTTGTGATAGATGCAAGAAACCGCTAAAAGAAGCGGGGGGTCTTGCATTTTCACCCCCATTCAGCACAGGCGTGGTTTCAAAGTATCATCTTTGTCATAAATGTTGGCCTGATTTCACTAATTGGCTAAAGCTTTGGGTGAAGAAATGAAAACACCTTGGTATGCTAAAACTTATTTCGATTTACCTAAAAACCATAGAGAGATATATGATTATATTGAGGAAAAAATGAGAACTCTTAATTGGAGAGACCAATATAAATTCGCTTCTGAATCAGATCATTGTATTAGATTCATTCATCAAAAACTGGTTTATGAATCTAACAAATCGATCTTTGATAAATTAGTTCAAAATATCAAAAGTCATCCATCTATAAAAAAGGTTCAGGTTCGTGTTAACATTGAAGAACACATGATTTCGTTTGAAGGAATTTCTAACTATTTTATTCGAGTAGAAAACGATCAATATATTAAAATAGTTGATCAAAACAAAAAAGGATATGATGACTGTAGTGGTCATGATATTGATAAATCCGTAGACAAAATCATGAATCACATAACTACAATTTGGACCGAACAACTCTTAAAATCATGAATTGGAGAAAAACCATAAGTGACACTAATTTTAACTACATAAATTCTGATGGGAAAATTATAGCTAACGTTCATATAGTTGGAATTAAAGGTCGTTGGAGATGGACAACGTTTAATATTAAAGATAAAAATGAACGTTCTGGATGGTGGGGAACAAAATTTTCTAAAGAAGAAGCCCAAAAAGCAGTTATGGGTTATCTTGAGTCTAAAATGGGAAACAAATGAAATGGAATTTTTGTCCTGAATGTGGCGGCCAAGTCCATTTCATGTTTGTGGACGATATTATAAAAAGTTGTAATAGGCGGGGGTCCCATACAATCGGATGGAATGGACAACTCTGGATCCCGGCCATCCGAGACTTTTGTATTCGATACGGGCTCAACCGAGAAGAAATAGAGATAATTCGTAAAAGAAATGAAGAAGAGTGTAGACTTCTTCTTACGGCTTGATACCATATCCGACTAAACGAGGCGGATTCATAACCTCTATTATTTTTTTCTTAGAGAGTCTCTCTAAGAAAACCGATTCAAAAGCTGAGTGACTGAATCTATAAAAATCGTCGGGATAGGCATGGTATGGCAAAGTATGTTGAGTTTTCCCGAACGACGGAACACCAATAGCTAAAACTCCAGAAGGTTGGAGAATTCGTTTAAATTCCGCTATAGCAAGCCAGAATTTTGGCATGTGCTCAAGCACAGAATTGCAAAGAACGAGGTCAAAAGTTGCATCAAGAAATGGGAGTTTCGTGGCGTCAGCTTTAAGTACATCAATACTTCCCGATTTATAAGGTCCGGAAAAATCAATGCCGAATTTATTCGCATTTTTCAGAATAGATAGAGAAAGAAGACTATCTGAAGCATTTTTAGGCGTCCCTATTTCAAGAACGTTAGTAACTTTTATGTTCGAAAGTAAATTCTCAAAAGCTTCAAAAATTATTGGATGCACAATAAAACAAGGAATTAACCTTTCACAACTTCTTCCGTATGAAACTCGTCAAGTCTCGTTTGTTGAGCTTGAATATGACCACAAGCGTGAGTTGCCGGGAGTCCTTCAGATTTCCATTTTGAATATTGGTCTCCTTTCCAATTAGAATCCGTTTCAAGGTGAATTATATTCATGAATTGATTGCATTTAATACACTTAAGAAAGATACTAAGAGTGTTCGTTGTTCTTAAACAACCAAGGGCTGCGTGGAATTCTTCATATTCATGGCCTAAATCAATAACCGATTTATTTATCAGAATAAAAATTACTCTTCTACTCTCTATTCCTAAAGGGCTAAATTCAGGTTCCCATGCAATATTACCTTTTATCATATCTATTATGTGTCTTGGAGCGGGTTTCATTCCCATATTATGATCGCCTTCGCCTACGTTCCATTCCACGTTATTTCCAAATCTTACATGTAAAGTTACGAATGAAAATTGTTGAAAATCTCCCGGAGCCCCCGGAGATTACGTCTGAAATCAAGAAACAACTCGCGGAAGAATCGAAGGTTTGGACTCAAGAGTTTAGAAAAAAGGTTCGGGAAATAGAATATTTAACTCCGTATGATTTAATGACTAGAATCCGATGATATGTGATTATGTAAAAAGTGAAAACCGGGGGTATACATTGTCCAATGGTTGTGTTCGATTAGCTGAACATTTTTATTTAATCAAATTGGGAAGGCTTTCAGACGGTAATCCGTGGTTAAAGCCAATTAAAAGATGTTCTTTACACAGGTTGGCACATGAAGTTGTTGAGGCTAAGATATCAGAGGATGAATATAAAACATACGAATTGATTCATATATGAAAATAATTTATAAAGAAAAACCTGGAGTTATTGAATTATGGGATGGAACTCGGATATGGAAGTGTAATGGAAAGATTCATCGAGACAACGGCCCTGCGATTGAACGTCCTGATGGGAAAAATGGTCTTTGGTTCTTCAACGGAAAAGAAATTCATGTACCAAAACATATTAAAAATAAGGAAAAATATTTTCGAGACGCTGTAGACATTGTGAAGGCGGAAGAAGTTGTTAATAGTTAAGTTTTCATGTGCAAGTTTTCTTAATTTATTTGATGACTCTTCCAGTTGGATATTACTTGGTTGGAAAATTATTTCCTGAAAAAAGGTTAGAATTTGGCGATTTCATGATGTTTTCTATTTTAGTATTCATATGGCCAATTACAGTTTTTGCCTATTTCAAAGATAAATATGAAAAATGAGAATTTTACATTCGTACAACAGGAGGAGTAGTTAATGTCAACGAAGGAGAATTTGTTGTTTGTTTTTGTCCGAAACATCATACTGAAGGCTGGCTTTCTGATTCAGATACTAAAATCTCTCGTAATGAAGCTGAAGTCTTCGAAATCCTCATTAGTTGAAAATGTAAAATCATCAATGAGTTCAAATAAAAAAACTTCTGCTCCACAAAATGTTGTATCTAATCAAAATATTAAAGGACCTCAAGGACCTCAAGGAGCAACAGGCCCTCAAGGCCCTATGGGGGGAGCGACTTTTGGTAGGTGGACAGGTCCTCAAGGTCCGACAGGTCCGTACGGATATGGAGTATCAGTTGGGGGGCTTTATGGAAATCAACCGATAAAACGAGTCGATCCTAAAGACGAACTTATGCAAAGGTTATGTTGTGTCCAACAAATAGAAAACCCTGATCCAAGTTCCTTAAAATTGATTTTTTGCGAAAAACCGGCTGAATACTTCTATTCTATTTTACTTCCTAGCACTGGAGCTTACGATATTGATAATGATAGAGAAGTTCCTGTTATTTATAGATGCTTTTGCCATGAACATGCTCGGACCGGACACTGGAAAGCTTTAGAAATAGAAAAAGACGTATTCATATCATCACAGCTTTTGGAAATTTGAACTTACGAGAGGTATCCGGATTGATCAAATGAAATCTACCGGATTTTCAATTTTTCTTCTAGCTTGTTCCTATCCGCCTGAACAACCATCTGGTCCTATAAATTTTGTAACGGCTCCCCATCCTTCCCCAGTTATCAGCCCTCAAGCAGAATCCCAGATGAGGAAAGACGCGCTTTCTAAGTGCGAAAACTGTTCCGTTCCTCCACCTCCTCCACAATCTCCTCCAGGAGAAATGATGTTCGATAGTCTGATTTGTTCTACCGATGACTCTAAGTGTACTTCAGGCGTAGGTGGAACTCTATGCTTTGAAGCTTTGTCGATAGATATCAAAACTGGTACTTTCGAGTATCGAACTTCTGGAAATATCCAGGTAGTTATGTTTCATTCTTATAAAACAGGTGATATCCATGATAATACCTGGTTTCGTCTTTCTCACGATAAAATCACCGGGTCTATGACCGGAGACGTGATAAACGAAGAAAGCTATGCTCCGGAAGTTTTAACTGTTCGAATCCATGATGGGCGATTCGAAGTTCAGGAAAATTCGGAACTCAACGGGTCATGTGTCCGATCGACATGTCATCACTGATTTCGTTGTAAATTCAAACTAGACAAAAGTATCCTAATCTGGAGGCAATCAAAACAAAATGACAACTGCAACGGAAAACAAGGGTTCGGCTCTCTCGGCGCTCAAGGCACTTTCCAGCAAGGGGAAGGTTGAAGAGACGTCGAAGTTCGCGGCTAACGTCAACGACGTTGCGATTCTCGGCGCTGTCCGGGATGGCAAGAGCAAGAGCGTCGTCAAGCTTGGCCTCGATGTCGAGTTTACCGATACTGCTCATTCGGCGGCCAAGGCGAAGGAAGCTCTCAATCGTGCGGAACAGGAGTTCGAGATTTACCAGGGTCAGCTTCGGGACTACGGTATCAAGAAGCGTCAGCTCTGGAACTCAACGTACAAGGATGTGATCACGACTGTTTGCATTCCTTACGAAGAGCAGACCCCGGATGGACCGGAGAAGAAGTTCGTCCAGTGTATCGTGACCAACAAATACTCAGTCCGAAGCGAAACGGTCCTTCAGTTGAAGGGTGATCTCGGTGACTCGTATTCCCGGCTCTTCAAGGAGCAGGAGGAGAAGGTCCTGAAGCCGAATTGTGAGGAGATCGTTCGCGGTCTTCTCAAGGAGATGGGTCTCGACGGTGAGGAGCTTGAGAATTCCATGTCGTCTCTCTTCGAGACTAAGCTCAAGATCTCGGCCACTGAGCGATATGAGCAAGAGTCGGAGAAGCTCCCGGACGAAGTTCGCAAGATTCTCGATCAGGCAGTGACTCGTAGCCAGCCTGCTCTCAAATTTTGAGGCTTTATGACACCACTATTGGTGATTGAAAAGAAAAAGAAAAAAGGAAATAAATCAAAATGAACGCTAAAATCATAATTCACGATGATCAATCAAAAGCCATTTCAGAACTTTCTTCAAAAATGGATATGATTCTTCAAATGCTTTCGGAAAAATCTAATACTCCGACAACTATCATAAATCAAATAATGCCTTCATCTGGACAGATTGCTCAGTCTCCGATGAAAAAATCGGATGATCCGGTATTCATACCTAATCTGATGAATGATGTGAAGAACCGTGATATTGTTTTCGGGTACTTCAAGGTCCCGGCTGAGGGAGGGGATGGTATGGTGTGCGTCGCATTGAAGCGCCCTCCGAGGGGGTCGGAGAGTCGAGAATTTTTTGCGGCCTTTTCTTTTTGCTCGCCTGAAGATAACTTCAGCAGCAAGGTGGCTCGAACCCGAACTCTGAATCAACTGGCAAACGGCGGATCTAAGGTTCTTCGATTCGACCGTAAAGACGATAAGCTTCGGGATATTTTCGTTCAGGCGTTGAAGCTTGCGATGGAAACTGAGAAGCCAAACGCTTCGAATCATCTTCCCTACGACGATAGAAAGATCGCGCCTCGCTGGCTTCTTGGATATAAGGATTTTCGTCCATCCATGCCAGTGAGCGGGTTCTTCCGCCCCTGGCGGGCCCAGGGTGTTCGTTTTGGAAGAAGTCGATATCAAGCCATCGTTGATCTATGATCACTGTTGAAATAACTGAAGAGCAACGCCAGATAATTGTTCTGGCGTTGGCTCAGTTATCTATGAAATATCCCGGATGGGATTATACTTGTAACGAGATTGCATCGAGTATTGATAATGTTGTCGAAGGACGAGCTAAGTTATATGATGATTTCAGACAGATAGAAAAGCTCTCGAATGAGGCCGATGCTGCAGAAGTTGTAAATGCATGAAGAATAAATTATTGAAGTTTTTAAAAAGGAAAACCTTAAATGAATTTAAGAATGGGCAGGGAAATAGGGGGAAGGTAGCGGCTTTTTTGCTTAGCCGTCCCGAAGCCCTTGAATTTATCAAGAATTTCCCGGATATGGTGAACAGCGTTCATATTAAAGGATATGAATTAAAACCATCAATATCAGGGTCATTTGATGTATTTGATGTAAAATTTGTTTTTAATACCAATAACTCCAAAGACATAAACCTCACAGGAGGAAATGCTTCCCTAGCCTTAAAACCGTCTTTAAAATCGAAATCAGTTAAGATTGATTTTGGTCAAGTCAAAAATAGCTCTGATATACTAAATATTCTTTTTGAACCATTAGAATCTTTTCTTATTAAGAAATATTTCGGGAAATCGGGTGGGATCGAAACCTATAATTGCCGTATATCCACTCTTTGTTTGGCCTCGAGATTAATGGATGTTATGTCTGATAATTACGATATGATAAAAATATTTGAGAATTATGATAATCGCATAGTCCGTGAAGCTAGGAAAATCATAAAATCTGAATCTTTCAAAACAGAGTTCCATGAATTAAGAGAAAAACACCTGTCCGAAGGGTTAATGAAGTTTATTAAAGAATTTGTGAATGATCATGAAATAGATGACAATATCGTAGATCGTGCCATAGATGAATTAAAGGCAGACAGAATCATAAATAGTTAGTATGCTTAAAAATGGCCACATGTTTGTATATACTGGTAGCTGTCAAAAGTATTATCCGCCAGCTACCATCGGCAAAGTTCAGTGTATTAGATATGAGTATGCGTTCAAATGTTTGGGGTGCGAAAGTTTAATCTGGTCTGAATCTAAAGATGAAATTGATTGGAAATCGTATTCAGCAGTTTCAAAGATATTAATTTCTTGTGAAGAAATCAGAACTCTTCAAGTTCTGGAATCTTAACTGTTTAAAGACATCTGAAGAATATGGCCGTCACGCAAGACCCGAATTTCGGTCATAAATTCATTTATGGGGGGTACTCAGTGGATAATCATCCTCAGGTTGGAGGTAAAAGATACAGATTATTTTGTACTGTATGCGAAAGACATATCTTTTCAGATTCTCCGGACTATTGGGTTGATCTCGGTTTGATAGATCATAATTTTATACTCCGGGAATGTGACGTCATATTAACCGAAGACCTTCTTAATTCATGAAGTGCGGTGCTTTTATTGATAATCCAATTCAATCCCACGAGTTTCTGACTGCAGAATGTGGAAAACCAGCCACTCGGTTTTATTTAGTAGAAAAATATCGTGAATCTATGAGATTTCTTCTTCGTTGCCATGAACATCCTGTTTTTGATCTCAACGAGATCAACCGAGAAGGATATTTCCTTAATGGATATGAATATAGAGAAATATCTCAAGAAGAATATTTTACTTTTGAACTCCTGAATAGTTAGCGTAAATCTTGTTTTTTAGTCTCTATCCGGGCACATGAGCTGGATAGGCAACACACTTCTCCCCGCGATCGAGTCGGTTGTTATGACTGATTCCGGAATCAAAATTCCTAAGGATTCTAACGAACTCGCTTCTTGGCTCTCACGAGCCGGAATGAATCAGGAAGCTCGTTATATCCAGAACCATCCGAATCAAGATATCACGGACTTACTTAACTACATACCAGGTGTCCGGGAGATGTAATCTAATGTATATCCATATATACTCATTTCTTCCAGTCCCGACGTAATGGAAGAGAACGACCTTGTTTCTTTCAAATCTTTATGGGATCGTTAAAGCTCTCTTCTAAACAAAATGTTAAAAATGAAATCGAAAATGTATGCAAATGTAGGAATTGATCATACACGGGAAAGGATCTGCAAAGTAACGGCCCGTTGGCCGATGACTGTCAAGAACCTGCAACTAGGTGGTTCTATGTAAAGAAAATTTCCTCCCAGGGGCTCCGTCTCAAGAGTGGTTATTCGAGTGTTATGAGTTTTTGCGAAAAACATAGCTCAAAGTTTACGTCGACATGGGGTGCCCGATTTGCTGTAGAAGAGATTTCTGAGGACGATGGTAGGTCACTTCGTGCTGTCCAAAGAATCGTCAACGGATAGTTCGGAAATGCATACTCCGCCCCTTTATTCGGGAACATGAACAACCCCGGTGAAGACACCCTGGACCGAGCATTTCGCCCACTCACTTTCGCAGATTTTTGCGGCCAGAAGACGGCATGCGAAAACTTCCAGATCTATATTAATTCCGCAAAAAAGCGAGGGGAATCTCTAGACCATATCCTTCTGTCGGGTCCTCCAGGACTTGGCAAGACTACGATGGCGAATATTATCGCCAACGAAATGGGATCGAAGACCATTATTCTGAATGCCCCTACGATTAAATCGAAGGGGGAACTCGCCGGAATATTTCTCAAGTTGGAGAAGAACGATATTCTTTTCCTGGACGAAATCCATCGTCTTCATCCGGCGGTGGAGGAGCTTATGTATTCGGCACTTGAGGATTTTAGACTTGAGGTTGTTACGGGCGTCGGAGCGGCTGCTTCCGCCCTTTCGATTGACCTACCGCCCTTTACCCTTATTGGGGCGACAACGCGCCAGGGAATGCTCACGAAGCCCCTTCTCGATAGGTTCGGGGACGTGGTGGAATTTGAACTTTATTCGATAGAAGAACTTGCTTCTATCGTGAGCCGTAGCGCGAAGAAGCTTGGGCTCGAGTGCGTAGATGGAGGGGACCTCGCCCTGGCTGCCCGGAGTCGTGGTACTCCCCGTATCGCCAACCGGCTTCTCCGGAGGATCCGGGATTTCGCTCAAAGCGAAGATAAGACCCTGGTTGACCCTGAATTGGTCAACATGGTTTGCAATCGTCTCGGAGTTGATTCTCGAGGGCTCGACAAGACCTGTCGTCGAATGCTCGTGCTTTTGGCGAATAAGAACCGCCCCATGGGCATGGACGCCATTGCAGCGGCCCTCGGAGAGTCTCGGGATACTATCGAGGATGTATGTGAGCCGTTTCTTCTGAACTGTGGGTTTATCGAGCGTTCGCACCAAGGACGAACCGCAACTCCGCTTGCTCGGGAGCACCTCAATGCAGCCTAAGAAAAAGGAAATAGCTAAAATTCACGCCATACGTGATGATGGGATGGCCTATATATCACGGGACGATGGGAAAGAGGTTCGATACGGTTTTGTCAAAAAGATTGAAGAGGGGAAGCCTCTAGTTAATTGCGAAATCGTGAAACTCTCTCCTAGAGAAGAAGAAAATACCTATAATATTGAAAGTGAGTGTATTATAGGTAGCGGACCATCCCAAATTGCCACTGAAGAGTATAGGCAGGGGTGGGACAATATATGGGGTAAATCAACAAAGGATATGAATTAAATGTTCAAAAAATCTATTGAATATAAATTATTTTTTACAGATCCCCTCCGAAAATACGGGCATTTTAAAGAAGAATCTGAGGAAAAATATAGATATATTCAAGCCATACCTCATGTAGGATATATAGAGTTTATAGTTTTCCAACAAAAAACACCGGAAGTTTTTGATATTCCGGCTATGTATCAAGAAATATTCAAAAAAAGCTATAGATATTCTGGACAAGTTCCTAACGGAATTGCTTTCATAGCTATTAACGGAATTGCTTTAGGCGACGTTCAAGGGGAAACTGCGGAACAAATTATTTGGGGCTTCTTATATGAACAAGAAATTATCCCGATGAATGAAAATTCATGGCTTAACGAGTATTTTCCGACAAGTTGGTTATATTATACCGAATACATTAAAATGGACAGAGAACGTGAGGCGATGGAAGTAGTAGATGCTTAAAGCCTTCATATATGATGAAAGTTTTTGTAAACTTTGTAAGAAAATTCCTCCAGACCATTTTTATAGGTGGATGAAGCCCGTATTTGTAGGTCATTATAAGAATTTAGAGTATAAAGTACTTGAGTACTGGGGCGTTTGCGAAAAATGTGTTTCACAACGTCCGTTTTATCACAGACAAGATAGATATCATGGTGAAATTAAATTGGTTTCAATTTCACGTGAAGAATTTGAAACCAATCAACTCATAACCAGTTAGAGTAGTTAGTCTTATTCTAATCTGGTATTTATAAATGCCTCACTCTAAATTATCTGTGATTGCTATTCGTATTTCCTCAAATTTTGAAATAGACCCTGATTTTGATCCTGATTCTGATTTTAGAGAAACTTTAAAATTTTTAAATGAGAATGAATTCAATACAATGAGTTCATGTCAGGGACACCCTCCGGGAACGCAGTATGAAGATGTAAATGAATGGATGTTTCCATATTTGACTTTTGATAGTATTTCATCGGAAAAATTTAAGAAAATTATTGATTTAATCAAATCTACTGGGTATTATGAACGTCATAATTCTGGCCAATATACCGAACTTTCTAAGAGTATAGTTGGTAATTGGAAAGACTTTCTTTTAAAATTGAAACAAAAAATTTAGTCTTTTTGTTTCAATTTAAGCCTCTAATACCGATTTAGTTACCATTTCTTTCATCATAGAAATTGCGTCATGAGAAACTTTTTTCGCATCCAGTTCTGACAACGGTCCGTACCAAACCGTTTGCGGTTCGATATATTCATCTCCTTCGTCGTCGTAGCTTACGTCTAAACCGATTTTCGGGTCATACCCGTAATCGGTAAAAGCTGTAAAATCTAAACCAAATGATTTTCCAGCGTTAAATGTAATAGAATCATGGAAAGGCATAGCTTTTCCATTCCAGTTATTTAATTCATTATTTAATTCATTTTCAATTGCACTCCAATCAATATTTGATTCCATCTGTAATGCTGAGATAATTTTCTTTAAATCTTTTGCAACTAGATTCTTATCAGGGTTCTTTGAAGCCTGAATTTTAGAAGCAATACGGCGTAGAACTACAGCAACTTGAGAAGGCTTCATATTAACTTAGACTTAAAAAAAGTTTAGTCTTTTTGTCGTCCGTTGAACTGGATGGCTTTCCTATTTTTAAAGGTCCCGCACGAAACCGCGAGACTCTTACATGATGTTGAAGTTCCTGGGGAAAAATCGCATATAGAAGAGATGCATATAACGTTATTATATCTTGGTAAGGGAATCCCATTCATAAATATCGCTAAAGCGATGATGGTCTGCCATGAAGTGCTAGAACATCAACAACCGTTTTTGATGAGAATATCTAAAATTTCTACATTCCCGGAAAATCCGGATGATGGCGTACCCATCATTTGTCCAGTTGAATCCCCGGAACTTATGATTTTTCAAAAGACTTTAGCTAATGAATTCAATAAATTCGGTCTTGAATACGATAAAAAATTCCCTGATTTTAAACCTCACGTGACTCTCGCCTATGATAAAAATTCTGATTTCAAAGAGTCGCCATTGCCCATGCCCATGATATGGGCAGCTCAAAGTATGAGTATTTGGGGTGGCGATAGAGGAGACGGTCCGGCTGAAATCAATATGCCGTTTACTCTAACCAAACCGTCCAAGATGTCTGCAAAACTTTCAGGAATTAACTGGATTTAAACGATATCTTAAAGACTATGAATCAATTACTTCATGAACTCGATATTCTTCTTCAGAAATTTCAATAATATTCGGATCATCTTCTAATATTTTGAATTCTCCCGTACTATGTTCTAAACATAATGAAATATGATGATCTGTACTTATCATTCCCATATATAGCAAACCAAGGCGTGAACGCTGATGTCGGGCTCTAGATCTATAAAATACGATTGATGGTTTTTCACAACGATCAATAAATCCTGGTTGATAACCATTTTTAGATTTAATTCTAAATACATATGTGCAGGGAGTCATAGTATCTGAAGTTTTTTGATAATTTTCGGGGCCTTACTCTTTAGCATAGGCCAAAGGCAAATGACAGTCTCAGACCCCGGGTCAACTTCAGTGAGTCCTGCATCTTGGACTAAGAAATAATAGAGTTCCGAGGATTTGATTTTCTCCCATTCTTTGTCGTCCGCTCGAAGAACGACTTTTCGATAAGAGTGTCTTAACCATCCACTGACCATAGAATATTTATTATCAAGATCTTGTGATATTTCTCCATATTTATCTAATTTTATTCTATGGAAAGCTCCCATGAGCATTCCAACTGCATGCCCGACTTGAGCAGCAATTTTTCCAGGCCCCATATTAAGAGATTCTCTTACAATTAAATATAAAATAACCGGATCTTCTTGATCTTTTCGAACATTAAGAAGATCCGGACGATCGTACGGGTTCGGTTCAAGAGGCATTATTAGAGATTACATTAGACTCTGGTTCTCTATCAAGAGGCTCCCACATCGAATCCCAAATAAATTTAATCTGATCTTTCGGTTTGGTTTTAGATCCGACTAAAGTATAGAGTATAAATTCGATCCCGAAAATAAATGGAGTGAAGATTAAAATTGAACCGATATGACTAAGCCTCTTTTTCATTTCATTTAAATTGATTATCAAAAGTGTATTTTTCTTGATGTTTAAAAATGGGAAGAAAACGAAACTAGTAAGGTCAACGAAATAAATGATCATGTACACTAGAGGGGACGCGACTCAACCTCATGGCGAGGGGCCGAAAGTCATCATACACGTATGTAATGACATCGGAGCGTGGGGGGCAGGATTCGTCTTAGCCATCTCAAGACGTTGGGGTAAACCAGAAGCTAAATATAGAGAATGGTTTCGTCAAAAAGATCTAAGATTAAATTTAGAAAAAGGACAAACTATGATGACATCAGGCGTATTTGGTTTGGGAGAAGTACAACTCGTTCAAGTTGAGCCTGAAATTTATATTATCAATATGGTGGCTCAAAAAGGGATCGGATGGGAAGGCGGAATTCCACTTCAATATGACATGTTAGAAAAATGTTTATCTAAAGTAAAAGCTATAGTATCAGATATCCCAGAATGGGGTGAATCTGAACGGGGAAAACGAGCTACAATTCACGCACCAAGATTTGGATGTGGTTTGGCTGGGTCAAACTGGAGATTGGTCGGTCCGATAGTTGAAAAAGAATTGGAAGGGATGTTCGTAACAATATACGATTTTTGACTCTGGTAATTTGTTATTAATTTACATAATTATTTAAAATGTATGATTTTTAGTCATGAAAATCGTTTACATGAAGTTTTCTAAAGGCGATCATGTTCGAGTTGTTCGGTTAAATCCATCGGATGATGATCCTCGTTGGGTAGGGCAAGAAGGAGTTGTGATCCGTGTTGCTTCTAGCGAGTCATATCGAGTCATATTTTATGATGGACGTGAATCTGTTGATATTAATGCAGTTAAGACTGCGTTCCTTTTAGAAGATGAAGCTGAAATTTATCGTCTAGGTAAAGAAGCTGAAATTTTCCTTGAAACTGAACTTGAATTGATTTCGTAACTGTTTATAGCTCTCGATAAATATGGGATCAATTTTCATTCCTTCTCGGTGCGCTCACATTGATACTGTCGGCAGTAACGCCTTAATTCGAGGCAATATGCCTCTAACAGCTTCAGGCGAATATGCCTTGAAAGAAATCGAAGAGGCTTCTGGAGTAGAAATTTCTTCTAAAAGACTAATTGAAGTACCGATCATCGACAACGTAGGGGAAAGAGCTCAATTTGCAGCAATAATGAAATCTTTCGGAGTAATGCCTGAAAGATTTCCTACGGATTTTTGGCCATGGTGGCAACGGCCCGGTTACGACCGAAATAAACAACACGGGACGGAGGTCATTACTGAAGGAATAAATCAACCTGGGAGTGTGATTTGGCGTCCATTTGAAGGTTTGCCTCCGGATGTCGATCCTAAAGAATTCTTAGAGTTTCCTGGATGGGACTATATCGGTTTCCTTAAATGCATAATCGATTTACTCAATGAATGTGTAGATACAGCTATTTATGTTCATTGCCAACTCGGAGCTGATCGTACCGGGGCGTTTCATATTGGATATTTAATGAAAAGTAAAGGTCTTTCATTAGAAGAAGCTTCAAGAATAGCCAACTCTTCTACTTCCGCTGGACCTCCAAACGCAGATTATCAAAGACTCGTAGAAGCATATTCAGTAATCAACTGTAAAATTTGATGTGGCGGAAACTCTAGTAAATCTCGTTTGTGAATTCTGTAAAGTAGAATTCACAAGGGAAAAGCGTTTAATACATAAAGGTAAGAATTATTGCTGTAGATCCCATGCTGTGTCGAATCAATTTAGGAAAGACATAATTTGCGGTAATTACAGTAAATACCGAAAAGGTTGCAGATGTAATCTTTGTTTAGAAGCTAACGCCGAAAAAATGAGAAAATATCGAAAATCTTTAACAACAATTCGTAAAATAAGTGTTAATGTCGAACGCGGGTCCGTTGGGAGCAGGAGAATATAACAATCTTCTCCAAACTGGAGACCCTGTTATCATACTGAGTGGTTTTTTTAACGGCCAGTATGGGCGAATAAATACGAATCTTAATGCCTTGAAAGGGTACTGTTCTATCAATCCTACGAATGTAGATTTTAAAGATTTCTCTGTGTTTGTCCCAAAAGTTCAAGTACATCCGATTGAATTCTTTTGGTATGAGATTGAAAAAGTTTCTGAAGAAGAGTATCTCGCTTTTGAGGTGGTACATGCTTGAAGAAAAGTTTGTTTTAGAAGAATTTGTTTTTGAAGAAATGACTCCAGCACTCCAGGAATATCTTGATTTTACTGGAAGTTTCAAGTATGGAGACGGAGACTACGAGGTTTTTAGAGAGAAAAAGGAAGCCATGGAGAAAGTTTTGCCTACGGGTCTTCTTAATAAATATTACCGTCTAAAACAAATTTGGATGTGTCGTGACGCTACGATTAATGATAAGTCTCCCATAATTGAAAAGAGTCCTTCCGGAAAGTATTCCCTTCATGTGACTTCTCACGGAACGAAGCTCGGAAGTTGGGCTTATACGAAGGGAAGGGTTTATGAAGGTGAACGTTTAATCGCAGAAATTTGTAGGAATTATAGTTCATTCCCGCATTTGTTTATTGAAAATCATCCGAACGGGCGTGACTTCCTGATATGTGGCGAGGATTATCAAGGTCAAACGGTCGTAGAACTCGACACCGGGAAGTGCCGGAATAATTTATCGGACGGAACTAATAAAGGGCATGGTTTTTGTTGGTCTAGTTACGAATTTCATCAAGATAGTCAAATTCTTGTCGTAACTGGATGCGTTTGGGCTTGCCCCTACGAATTCCGTTTTTATGACTTTTCTGATCCCATAAACGGATGGCCTGAGATTGAAACGGGGGACTGTATTTATGAAGACAGGAAAGCTCCTATTATTGAAGGAAATATTCTTAAAGTATTCGAAACAGAAGCAAATGATGATGATGATAATGATGAGGTTGAACCGATAAAACCTGGAGTGGAAAGAACAATTAAGACTTTCCGACGGGAAGGAAACAAATTTGTTCTGTTAGAGGAGTTTGTTTCTGAGGCCGAAAAGACGCGACGTATCAGGCGAGAAGAGGGAGAAAAAGCGTTCGAAGCTTGGTTGAAAAACTTTAAAACGAACGATCCTCTTTATCTCGCATATAGATCTCATATAGAGAATGATAGGTGTCTTTCTCCTGAAGATTATGAATCCCATGGTATTACATACGACACTTGGTGTCCCGATTTCAAGGGGAACGAAAAACGTTGGTGTCGAAGAATTGTTGGGAAACGGTGTCGAAGAATTGTTGGGAAACGAGGAAGAGATAAGGGTTATACTCTCGATTTAGAATGGGCTGTTGAAACTGGTCCTGTTAAGCTCGAAATTTACAAAGATGGAAAATCTCATGACACAAAGTTTTTCCCTCATTCAATTGAGGGAATGGACGCTGCATTCAAAATGGCAAAAGATTTAGTAAGTTGAGGCTTTCGGTTCGTATCAAAAAATATGGAATCTGGCAAATACTATATGATCGATTTCTTCAAAAACAAAAAACTCTTTTTTTGCCATAGCGTTGACGAAAACAAAGAAGCGATCACTGAAGTTTGTTTTGAAGATGGAACCAGGACGGGCGATATATACCGTTGGGACGAACTTACTACTGAACTTTCCTTAGAATACACGCTTGATGAATATAAAACCGCCGTGTTGATTGATCTGTGATTAAATACACATGATTACCACATCTATGAAGTGTGTTCTTCAAGGAGAGCTTTATGGAATTTCATCTGAAAAGCTTTTTGAACTTGATAATTGGGAGGATTTGATATTTAGGCGTTCAGCAATTATTTTAGAAGATGGACGAGTTGCTGACTGCTATAAACTTCAAAAAGAAGTTATCCAAAAAGCTGTTGAGACGAAATCTTAGCTATTCGAGCAGCGATTTTCGCTAAATTTTCTTCCAGTCTAAGAACTAAAACTTTTGGACTAATCTTCCGAACTCGTGCCGCCATCAGACGAGTATTTCCGGCCATTAAATAGGGAGATCCGTCTGGAAGAATTAAAATTATTGGGGCCGCAATGGAACTCCCACGATCCAAGGCCTTAAGAATACTACTTATATCTTTTCCATAAGATTTTGCAATTCTTTTTGCTTCTTCTTCTGACTTTATTTTATATGAATCTGAATTTTGGAGTTTACTCCATATATCATCCCCTAGCCCTTCAAGATCGGCTTTCGTATAGGCATCAATGAGAGTATTCATATCTATATCGAGTTCTTCTGACGTTCTTTCGAACTCATTCGATTCATCTCCTAAGGACGGATGAGTCCACTGAACCTTCTTTCCCATGTTTAAAATTTTATATTAAGCGTTCAAATATGTTTTTAAAGGAAATATATGGATTCCCAGTCAAGAAGTTTTAGTTTCCCATCTTGGCCTCTCCCAACGTTGTCGTGGGAAAAATCCGTATGAGAAATATTCTCTTTTTCCATTCGATCTATGAGATTTAATAAATCATGCATTAGCGGTGAAATTTCTTCTTTTTCATTTAAAAAATTTTTTATGTCTGAAAACTCTAGAAGATGTTTATTTTTTATCAAAAGAGCCCAAATTTCTTCCTGTTCATCGTCGGAAAGAGGAGACAACTTTTCCATCTCAATGACACATAAATCTTTGTCTGGAGATATTTTAATTTTATCTAAATCGAAAACCTCGGGAACGGTTGTGAGATTTCTACCGACTGAATCGTACGCTACTTGGCAAGCATCTTCTCGTCCTATCCAGGATGGTATGAAAGCTACTATATTTCCCCGATTATTCGGATAAACCGCCGCATGAACTCCAGATTCAAAAGCTTTTTGTCCTGAAGAAATTCCATATTGGGATTTAATATTTTTTGATATTAAGCTCTCAATTTCTGGGTCGGAGGATACTTTGTACCCAGAAATTTTAATAGCTATTCTTCGGAAATCCACTCAATAACTCAATGATTAAGCCTTCAAAACAGATAAAGTTCGAATTTGGTTTAGTATAGTATCTTCATCTCCTGCAAAAAAGAAGGTATGACCTTTTAAAGTTCCAATTCGAATTCGAGAGTTAGCGTACCAAATTTGTTCATTAGTTGAATAAATCATATTTAACAATATTATAATATCGTCTAGATTGTTTTCTTTTCCAACTCGGGCTATTGCTAGTTTATTAATTTCAGCCCAAATCGGCTGAGTAATATTATACATAGTAACCCATAATCCTCCTTCTTCTCGAACTATAAAACTTTCTATCATTTTAGCAATTTTAATAGATTTTTTGATTTTGAATTGTTCAGGGTCAAGCATTGGGAAAATTTACATTCCCATGATGTATTATGTTATGTGCCTGAGTATAGGTCGTCATGGAAATCCAAATTCTGGGAAGTTGACCCGGAATCAGGGAAACATGACTATAAACTCGCACCAAAAAAACCTCCCGAACTATCTGAAAATATATTTTCTATGCTTAATGGATATGATGAATATATAAAAGCTAAAAATGATAAATATAGACTTTACATATGTCAAAAATGTGGATCTAAAATAGAAACATATAGTCCTGATAAACCATTGTCTGGATGGGGGCCTCATTGTTTGGAAGAAATTTTGAAAAGTGTGATTGATTAGGATTTTCTAAGATATAGTTTTGATATGAAACTCGCTCGTAGATAAATGTAAAGTGAGCTAATGACTAAATCTAAAAAGAAAAAATTCGGAGTACTATTATCTGGATTTGATCCTAAATTATCCAAGCCTTTTTCAATAGGCGATTGGTTTTATTTCCATACTAAATGGTTTCGTGTTGATAATTTCGATTCTCATAAAGTTTTTTGCTCGAGTATTTCATTGGAAATAGATTCAACCCGCTTAATGGACTTGATGTTGAGAATCCCCACTACTAGTATATTCAATAAACATCAATTCCATATAGTTGATTTAGTTGGTCACGCAATCGTAGCTCCATCTTGGAAACGAGAAAATCTTGAAAATATGTATGCAACCCATGAGGTATTCTCTCTATGATGAAAATGATTTTGATTCTTTGGATTCCAGTTCCGTTTATGATTACATATGTATTTTTTAAAATTCGTGAATTCGATAAACGAGTATCAGGACTAGAACTTTCTGCAACAAGAGAACTTATTGGAGAAAATGACGGGGGCATAATAGAGTCTGTTTTAAAAACTCAAAATCGATTATATAATTCGGGTGGATTTTTAGAGGGACGCGAAGCTCTAGCTGAAGCCAAGAAACTTCACGGGTTAAAATGAGAACACTTCATCCTTTGACCGCTATCATTGACGTTGATTCAGATTCTATTCCAGAAAATCTTTCTTCATTCCAAATCGGAGAAAGTGTTTTAGTTCAAACCCCTGATTCAGTACTACTTGGGATAATTTTGAAATTATCCTATGATGGTGGCCTTAGCATATCTTATGATGTAGAAATTCTTGGAACTATATATTCCTTGAATATAAGCACATTCGATACGAGTAGTGTGCACGCGATCCCTGTTGATTTTTTAACTAAAATCGACCCCAATGATATGCAAAACGTTTCAGATCTTGTGGAAACTTTTAAATTGTTAAACGATTAGAATGACGCCTAAAAATCATAAAATGTGGAGAATGAGTCAAAGAGAAGATAAAGTCTTAAAAAAAGAAGGAAAAACCCGTAAAATTGTTCAAGATATTAAAGACCAGACAATTTCAATTCTAGAAGTTTTCAACCCTCGTGGTTTTGTCAAATATGAACTTACTGACGAAATTATCAGTTTTAACTATTTGCAAAAATTCATAACAGATGAAGACAGGTATGAAATTGAAAATAACATGAAAAATATCATTGAAATCAATTTTCCCGATAACCCGTTGGGTATATCGCTTCGACAGAAGCACTATTTTAATCAAGCAGACACCAAATGGTTGGAAAAAACGAAGTATTGAATTTGTCGGACACATTTCCATGTTGAAAGAATCTGATTTATTCATTCTCGGAGCAAGTATTTCATTTATTGAAAAAATTAATGAAGTTCTAGAAATTTTTGAACTAAAACTTGGGATGGAAAAAGATCACCTACTTTCATATGATCTTTTAAGTTCTTAGAATCTTTCAAGAGTTTCACGATATCTCACAATTTCGCCTGCGTTATATCGTATAATTCGGCAAGGAATCCCCCGCCCAATAACCATCCGCTGATACTCGCGTGCCTCTTTTAGAGTTAACCATGCTGTAGCAGTTCCAGAAATACCACATGCGAGTCTCCATGCACGCGGTTCTTTCAGTTCAATAACGTAGATATAACTTCCTGAACGGAACCGCCTTTTTACGATCTTGTTCATATTATGATTATACAATTGTAAAGTATGGATATGAGCCAATCCAAATTCGATCAGGATTGGGAATTAGCTCTTCGGGAGCGTGAAGAACAAGAAATATCTTCAAAGAAAAAGGATCCTGAGAAGAAATATATTTATTTTTTCGGTATGACTTTGAAAAAAGGGGAACCGATTAGTTACCTAACGAAAGAGGTAGAAAAGCTACCAAAAGGTGCTTTCAATATTAAAAAATTTGAAGCTATTTCATCTGAAGCCCCAATAATAGCAGATAAACTTCTTTCTGAGTGGAGCGGGGTTATTCAGAAAGAAGTTGACTTTAATAATGAGCCAATAATTCCGACGGTTATTGATCATGTGGTTATTGATCAGGATATTATTCGAAAAGGAATAGTAGCCAGACATGTGACTAATGGACATGAGCATATGTCTATTATTTTTCAGATTAGGAAAAATGGGAGCGTCCCTTGTGTTTTTTTCACCTCAAAACCTGAATGGGTTCGAGGATCGGCCAAAAGGAAAAGTAGAAAAGCTACCAAAGAAGAGATTGCTCTAGCAGGAATGGTAACGTCTAAGGAAACATATTTAACTTCTGCTGTCAGACATGTTTCTGAATTTTTCCCGACCGGAACAGACTTCCCGCCCGATAGATTGAGCAAAATGTATGAAGAATTCTTCCAAGATGCCTGGGACCTTTAGAACTTCATAGGACAAATGTCAAATATACAAATTGTTGAGACATATGTTGTGGATCCATGTCCAGAAAAAGAAACAGAAGTTAGATTAATCTTAGATAAGGTTTTCAATTTAGTTAGAACAGGAATGGGGGATACTGTTACGGCTCCTTTTAATAAATCTCAATTGATTGAAAGAGCTATTGAGTGTTTAACAGGTATGCAAAATCATGATATAATTAGAAACTTTAAAATCGACCTTCTTGAGGAAGATGAAGATACGAAAGCTACTCGAGAAGTTTTAGAAGAATATGAAGATAAGGTGTGTATAGAGGCAACGATTCAGATCCCGTTTGAAGTGTCTTACATAGAAATGGAGTTTAAACTTGGAACAAAAATATAAAGTTCAGGAAGTTCCTGGCGGGTGGGCAATTTTTGATAACTCTAAAGACCCTCCGGAAGCCATAGTATCTTGGGATACAGACGGTGCTAAATTTTTACCCACAAAACTTGGTAAAAATTTCATTCTTCAAAATGAAGAATACATAAAACTTAAAGAAGAGCATGAAGAACTTGAAAAAAATTTCAAAGGTTTAAAACTTATCCATAACGAACAACGTGAAGAGTACGAGAATAGATTAGAACAAGCAGAAGAATTCGCCATCCAGGCAACTAAAACTGCTTCAGAGCTCTTAGTTAAAATCATGGAAGCCTTGGGGTGGGAACACCCTGTTCTTCCGTTTCCTGAGTCTGTGATAGAAGAAATAATTAAACTTAGGCAAAATTTTGAACAAACAACTCGAATAGCAAAAGCTATTTTAAATGATAAGAATGAAAATTGATTAGGATTGAGAAATCCCAATCATCTGGAAACTGGACGGTCATTTTTAGGACTGAAGACACTTCTATTTTACTTTCATCCGATAAAACTATCAATTTGGCTTTAATAGAAGCCGCCAAAAGATTATCAATTGTGGCAATAGTTACTAAGAAAGAATCAAAATTTGAAGCGATATGCGGGGTTCTTAAAATCCGAGCAGTCGGGGAAACTCCAACCTTGGCTAGGGATCGATTGAAAATGGCTGTAAAACGAGAACTAGAGCATCTCCCTTTGATGAGTTAACGTAATTGTATGTTGTCGTATGATTTGGTCTTTTGAGCATATGCCTCCTGAAAGACAAATAGCTGTTGAGATAGCTTGTTGTCAGGAATTTGCTTTATATTTAACACAACAATTAGGGACAAATGAAGCGACTCATACAGAATATATTTTACTTAAATCTCGTGAACTCTTTGAAAAAGAGAATATAAGAAAACATGCTAAAACCTATGCTTTAAAGATGGTCAGTTCGGTCAGTTCTGTGAATAACATCATTGAAGAGATTAAAAAAATAGCTTTAAAGAGCAAATATATGCTCCTGATTGTTCCTGATGAGTTTAAAACATGGGAGGTCTTATCATCATGAAAGTTGCCTTTCCAGTGACAGATTTAGAAAAAAAAGCTTTTGAAATCGGCGTTTGCCAAATTTCTGCTGTTCGTTTAGCCAAGAAAATGAATGATTATAAAAAAGGATTTTTCCCTAAACATGATAATTCAATGATTGAAAACTTACGTAAAACTGATGATATGAATAAAGAAATGCTATTTAGAGTTATGAAAATTTGCGAGAGAGAAGGCATTTCTTTACAAATGCGGCGTAAGTTTCTTGATACGGCCAAGAGTCTATCTCAAGAGGAACAAGACTCTGTAGCAAGAAACAGTCCTTTCTACGCGTCTATAGAACTAGAGTTGTTGTCCGTTTGGGAGGTTTTAAGTGCATGACCTTATAGAAATAGAAGAATATCTTAGAAAGAAATTCTCTTACGAGACTGAACGGAAAGCCTATATTTATGCTTGTTGCAAGTTTATAATAAACAAATTCATTGAAGATTATATTAATAATGATTTAGTTTTGCGACACGAAGTGATGGAAGAATTTCGTTTAAAACTTAAGACGAGCATGGGATCGAATGGGATTCAAGAAAGTTGGGTTGAACATCATAAAATTAAAATTGGTTATGATGTTTTACAAGCCTATCCAGGCAGTAGGCTTGCTGGTAGCGGCCCTCAGAGATTCACGGATTTAAAAGAAGAGCGAGTTTACAAATATGCACAAGCTTTCGGGATTTGGGAAGAAGTATGCCCTGATTTTATTTTATGTTCTGACGTTTTGAACAGTTAGTCCTTCATGATATAGCTCGGATTATCATGAGATTCCATAAATGGGAACAATCAGGTTATATAGATAGAAAAAATGGGAAATGCAAAATCATATGTAAAAAATGCGGAACCTCTACACTGTCTGAAACTGGAATTCTTGTTGTTACCGGTAATTCCGATAACAACCATAGTACGATAGACCGTGACTGTGAGAAGCAAGAAGCCTTAAATAAAATTTATTCAGATGTTGAAGACGTCGTTGATTGAAACTTTCTAAGCTTCAACGACGTCTTTGGTCAATTCTTTGTTACAGTCTTCTTGACTGTGGACCGTTTTCCCCATTGTCCAAGTCCCACACTTCCCATATTGAGAAATATTCATTTGCATAGACACTGCATAGATTTGAGATCCATTTGGAGCTTTTGCCTTTCCAACCATTCTCCAATGAGAAAAAACTCCGTTTTCTTTTATTTTAATATATTGGATGTTTGAATGATTTCTCTTTAATCTTTTCAAAATTTTTTTTTAAATTTTTTTTAAATTTTTCGTTCTTTTTGACATTTGTAGATAATACAATTCGGAGTGTACCGTTTACAAATGAAAATCGCTTGGATAACGGATCCCCATTTGAATTTCGTTACAAAAGACGTTATTCAAAGACTTGGGGAAGCTGCGGGGCGAGCGGATATCATCGTCATAACTGGCGATATAGCTGAGGCCCCGACAGTCGATACATGTCTTAAGGTATTTTCAAGCTTTGCGAAGAAGCCTATTTATTTTATACTCGGAAATCATGACTTCTATCGGGGGAGCTTTCAGTCTGTCCACACGATAGCCAAAAGACTACATAATACTAAGAGCTTTAAGTGGCTAAGTACGCCCGGGACTATCATGAAGCTGACTGAAAAGACTGCATTATGCGGTCATGATGGTTGGTATGATGGAAGATTCGGGAATTATAGGGATTCAACCGTGGAGCTATCTGATTTCAGTGCGATTCTCGATCTTTCCTATAAAGGGAAAAAAGATCGACTCGCAGTTTTCCAAGAGTTGGCGAAAACGTCTGCCATTCATGCTGATATTGTGATCAGAAAAGCCTTTGAACAAGGCTTTCAAGATGTGATTTTCGCTACGCATGTTCCTCCATTTAAGGAGGCAGCATGGCATGAAGGAAAGCCATCAGACGATGACTATGCTCCTTATTTTAGTTCACAAATCATGGGAGAATTTTTAACTAAGATAATGGAAGATAACCCGACGAAGAATCTCATGGTTCTTTGTGGTCATACTCATTCAGAAGGAATCATTAATCCGCTTCCGAATATGAAAGTTTATACTGGAGCGGCGAGATATTATAAACCAAGTATTCAATCAACTTTTGAAATTGAATAATTGAGATCGAGGCTTTATGCTACTAACGCTAAATTTGCAAGATCAGGCTATAAAAGTAAAAGTCATTCGTAAAGGTGAAAGAGTTCAAATAATTTTAGGACCTCATACTAGAGGAATTCAGGAGTTTAACCGGGCAACTCTTTGGGCTTGGATTAGGAATACTGGACTCAGATATTCTTCTGAACAGGTTTTACCGGAAGAGGGAACCATCCAGATTGAAAAAGCCTTAAAACTGATTATAGAATCGGGAGTTGAAGAAAAGATCTCTGACGATGAGAACAATAGTAAAGATTGAATTCTATGATAAAGAATTATACTCCAATTTTTTGACTGACTCTCTTGAATATAAATGGTTTCATATAAATATATGCGAAACCTCTGATGAAACATTAACTCGGGAAATTTTAGAAGAAGAAAAAGAAACTTTATCTGTTGTATTCAAAAAGCGGTCTTATTGGGATGACCCGAGTTTAACCGGGGTTAAAAAGGCTGCTTCGGAACACATGAAAATTGTTTTCATGGATACTTTAATAATAGATGCCCCACTTTTCGTTGGAACTAAATTCAATATCGGCCGAGGTCCGAAATTATTTGGGGTTGGGGAAGTTATTTTGTTGGATTTAACTTCGTAAATTCTAGTATGGCGATTGTACTATAAAAAAGTTGAGCGGTCCTCATGTCTGAAGCTGCGACGAGGCATGGGAAAAGCGAGATGGCAGGACTTAAAAACCTGTCCCTAATATATTAATTGCAGCATAATTCAAATGCAAATCCGATCCAATATTGAAGAATTCCGATGGACAGAAGATGTTATGAATTCTGTTATTTCAGTTTTTGAGAGGCCGAAATATAAAGTTAAGACTAAACTCATTAAAGTTGAAGAAAATACTAAATCCAATAGGATTAAAAAGAGTATGATTTCGCACTATGAATTCATATTATTTGTTACTGACATGCCAAAAGATTCTTGCACTTTTGATTTGAGATTTCGTTTTACAGAAGAAGGAACAAATATTACTATAGAATTCAGAAATTTTGAGAAATGGTGGGAACAAGAGGATATTTCTGAGTTCTCCCGTTCTACCCTTTTTCGAAAAGGTCACTCCCGAAAAGTTCGGCAATTTGCAGTTTTTGCGGCTAACGCAGTTAAAAAGCGTGTGGACGCCCATCGTACTTTCGATGTTGTTTCTGCTTGACAAAGTTTGACTTTTGTGATAAAGTGTTTGTAGATTCGACGGGTTTGAGTGTAAAGTTCCGTAGAGGTTCATTTTCCGTGAAACAGTCCAAGCAAATGTCGTTGTCGTGGCGGTCCAAGAGGACAGCCGCGTATACGCATATTTGCGTACTGCCCGTCTCCGGATCACTCGGTCGCTGTTTTCAGAGCGATACCATTAATCCGGAGGCAGGCGACTAGGGCGACTTTTCACGATAAGACTCAAGACCCCGTGAAGGCCGCCCTGGAAACCCCTCCAGTGGCGGCCAAAATGTTTTTTGGAGTTCAAGATGACACAACACGATCCGAAGTATACTGCAGCGCATGCGCGCACCCAAGTCCGCCGTATACGGAGGGTTGCTCGAGTGGCTAAAGAGGTTGCGCTGTAAACGCGATGAGCGAAAGCTCTACGGAGGTTCGAATCCTTCACCCTTCACCTGAAAAAAAATCATAGAACGGAGAATAGAGATTGAAGAAGAGACAGCATAAATTGGGTCTGTAGCATAAATGGAAAGTGCAGTGGATTCTTAATCCATTGATCTGAGTCCAATTCTCATTAGGCTCACTTCACTCCAGTGTCGTACAACGGTTAGTACAGCGATTTCTGATGTCGCCTATGTTGGTTCGATTCCAGCCACTGGAACCCGGAAAAAGATTCGAAAGAATCTCGTTCCTTGACAATTTAACAAGACTTGGATCTATTCGTACAGTCATTTTGGCTGCAACGAACTGGGCGAAGCATCATTCGATTATACTGAATGTATAGCAACCCGGTGTCGGACGAGTGATTCTCTCTTGGTTTGTTTAGGGGCGGGTCCTCAAAAAGCAGAGGGCCCGCCCGAGATGTTGAGGCACGTATTTCTTAATCTTATGATTAAACATAATTAATATGAAACCGCTTAAATTGGCCCGAATTCTTAGATCCTAATCTTAATTGATTAGATGTATGATTTGTATGAATGATTCATTTTATTGAAGAATTAGGACCTGGCGTTTGGGCGGCGGAACGAATCGTTCCGGATAAGACCTCAGAAGGAGGCATTAGATCGGAGTATCTTGAATATAATTTCAATAACTTAATTGACGGAGAAATTGAATTTTATACGGATTATATACACTTATTCGTAGAGTCAATAAGATGAGCAAATTAAAAGGTTGGGCCATAACCGAAAGTATTGGTGTCGCCGTTGTAAATCCTCGAGGGCTGAATAAACTCTCAATGGATACTTTCAAAATTATATTTTTTAAGGAAATACCTGGGACAAATGTTATTTTATATTTATTTAAAGATTTGATTCAAAGTACACATCATATAAGTTATACCGTTGTTTCTAACCCGAATGAAACCGAAATTTTTCCATTTTCGAATTTAACTAGAAATGTTTGTTATGAGAATTCATTAGCACAAGTTCTTGATTCTAGTCTTGATTTTCCAAGCATAATGGACTTTCTAGGTAGACCGGAGTCTGAAATTCTTCAATTGAGCGTAATTAATAATCCGAATCTAAGACATAATTTATCTGTTGAAGCTAAAATAGAGATACGTAGAGAGAATAACCCGTTTTGGGCAGAGTTCCTTGAAGAAGCCTTAAACATAAAGAAATCACATGAAGTGATTGAATCTTAGCGAAGAACGATGAGACCGAGAGATGAAATGACAATGATGGGGGGCCGACCTATAAAAGTTTTTATCAATAGAAAAATTCCTATTGATAAAACGGAAAATCATAAGGGCTATAGGTTATGTTTAATTTTAATCGAAGAAAGATACTGGCGAGCAAGAATAATGTATAATGATATTGAACGTTTTGCCTTACATTTGTTAGCGGGAATAAGTCTCATGGATCTTACGCAGCCATATGATAGAGACGTTGATTTAGAGCATGAAGTTAAAGATTATATTTATAGACAGAATTTCAATGATTTCAGTGTTGGTCAAGAAAAAAGATCCGCGAGCGATCGCACTTTAAAAAATGGTTTTTGTTCAAAATTTTTAAAGGACAGTTACGATATAATTTCTACATACGAATTGATGAATAGTTAGTATTATATTATAAACAATAAATTGATTTCTAGATGTTTAGAACATAATATTCCTCCATGGGCTCCTTGGGATCTTAAACACGATAAAGTGGAAATTTCTGAAGATGAAGCTAAAATTTTAGAGGTGTTAATGTCATGATGAACCTGAACCAAATTTGCATTGTTTGTAAAAAGAAACTCGGGGAAATGGGTGAAGATTCTCAATGGGTGAATAATGATTCTTGTACATCTTGGTCTTCTTCTGGGAATTTCGGAAGTCAAGTAGTAGATTCTGTTAGAACCGAGTATGGCGTAGATAAATTAATTATTTTCCTATGTGATGAATGCTTAAAAGAAAATGAAGAGTATATTTTAACGTTGTCCACACAAAAAAGTAAAGAAATCAAACGCTACGGAGAATTCAAAACTCTTCGAGATAGGGAAAGGGCAGAAGAAGTAGTAGATTCATGAAACATGCCGACTTAGCTCAGTTGGTAGAGCTCGAGTTTTGTAAACTCGCGGTCGTCGGTTCAATTCCGACAGTCGGCTCAAAGATTCAAAGATTTCCATTCTAGCTTAGCTCAGTTGGTAGAGCGATCCGCTGTTAACGGGTTGGTCCCTGGTTCGAGTCCAGGAGCTAGAGCAAATGCCCCTGTAGTTTAACTGGGAGAATATCTGTTTCGTAATCAGATAATGTCGGATCATTCCCGACCGGGGGCTCAAATTTTCGGTCACTTAGCTCAGTTGGTAGAGCGCTCTCTTGAAGCGGGAGGCGTCGGGGGTTCGAATCCCTCAGTGACCACAATGCGGGTATGATGGAGATCATTAATTTTCGGAGTGTAGCGAAACCTGGTATCGCGTCGGTTTTGGGTACCGAAGATTGGAGGTTCAAATCCTCTCACTCCGACTGATGTTTTATCCTCCAGCTGGCGGTGGGGTAGCTCCCCATGGCTGGGTGTTGGGTAGCTCCAAGGGTTCGATTCCCGCTGGAGGGTAAAACATCAAATGTATTTTTTGAAATAAACATAATCATGATAAAAGAAGAAGAAGAGGCTCTCGAAAGAGCCCGAGAAGCGGCAAAATCTGGAAAATTTGAGATGGCTCCTCAAGTGAGAATTGAGGCTCTTGATTTTTACGTTCAAAAAATTCTAGACGCTCTCGGCCATCCTGAGGCGTTCGTTTCTGATGAATCACAAATCAATGATTTTAGCGATTGGGGAGCTTCGAAAGAAAATCGAGACGCTTGGGCGTTAGAACTTTCCGATAAACTTGGCCTCCCCGTTGAAAGGAAAGAGTTCATACCTGACGTTGCGTTAAAATTGAAGAGAAAGACTGAAGCATGAAAACTAAAACTGAAAAGTTGCTTCTACCATGTCCATTTTGTGGAGATGATCAAATTCGTATTTTACCGCAAAGTTATGGTTATTCAGTAGATTGTTTAACATGTGGAGCGAAGAAACATATTATTACATCATTAGAATTACAAGCCGTAGCTTCCTGGAATCAACGTCCAGGGAAACTAGCGGATATCCATGATCTTCAGAAGCTTTGAAAGGATTTTGAAAATGACTCGCGGGTGTAGCCAAGCGGAAAGGCAGCGTGTTTCCAACTCGCCATGCGCTGGTTCAATCCCAGTCACCCGCTCTGAATTTTGGAAAAATGTGGAAAAGAGTGCGTTATTGATAAAGAACAATCCAGCTTGGACGAAGGCTGGTATAACGCTCAATCCGATACACTATATCACATACCATGTGAAGTGACGCGGGTGTGACCGATTGGGAGGTATCACGTTGCCAACGTGAACCATGTGGGTTCGAATCCCATCATCCGCTCCCGTGGGCTTGCACCGCCCCTCCTGTGCAGCAAGCATCTGGCCCGGCCTCCGCGGAGTGGTCCCATGCCAGGGAATAACTGACCACCAGGGAGGGGCACTTAACTTTATTTTTCTTATTTGCAGCAGATATTTTAGCTTTGACTTCAGGTCTATTTTGTGATAATATGAAACGGAGTCATAAAACTTCTAGCCCTCAAGAATCTCCTGTGTATAGAATTCTTTGTAGTTATCTCTTAATTTCACAAATTTCCAACCAGACCCTGTTTTTTTATACTGATCTCTGCATTTACTACAAAGTGGAATGAGTTTCCTATTTGCCCAGGCTGCGGAATTATAGCCAGGTCTTATTGTTGAGTATTCGTAACCCAAGAACAAAAATGTCTTAGCCCGTCTTTTCTTTCCAGAAGGGCGGGTTTCATTACATGACATGCAACGAATATCAGAAATAGGCATTACGATTCAATTACTTCTTTGGTCACGCCTTCACGATATAACTTTAGAAGTTTTTCTTCGTCAAATTTTGGGAAAAGTTTTCTGATAGTTTTAAATTGAGATTCAAGACTATTGATATGAGTTTTTTTAATATCAATAGCGGCTTCAGTCCATTGATAAAGACAATGTGGACAGTTTAAATGATAATGGACAAAATCAGTGGTACATCTTCCTTCGTACGTAATAACATTCCCTAAATGATCTTTCAACCCAGGACATTCTATTTTTTTCCAAACTATGTCGTTATAATTCCCTAAAGAAATTTGGCATCTTCGACAAACAACCCAGCTTCCCTTTTCATATTTATCCATTGCGTATTCATACTTCATAATCTTTTCTTCACGATAAATTATCTTCTTATTTCCCTTCTTTTTTTCTATACGTTTTTTAATAAAATCATATACTTTTGAAGAAACATAAACTCCTAAGGCAATACAATTTGCTACAGCAAGAGCTGACATAACAGAACATTACAAAGAAAAAATTAATATTTACAACAAGATTTCATGGTGGCGTGAGGTAGCTTGGTGAAACCGGCTGATTGTGGATCAGTCTTCGATGGGTTCGAATCCCATACGCCACCCTAATTGTAACATTGATTTAATGATACTTAAAGATGTCTTTGACACCAATATAATGAATACTCATCGATGGGTCCTTTTCGTGCCGAAACGCCGAATATGCGGAACTTGTGGGCTTCATTTAATTCTTGTTGAATACACGATTTCTGACCGTGGACAGAAAGGAGAAGTTTGGATTCGAATGGAAGCCATACAAGATCGAGTCTCAGGAGGATTCAGCGAGTCCCCAAAATATGGAACCTGTGATGAAGAAAAAGCGCGTTCAATCTTGGAATCGTAATCCTGACGCGACGGATGAAAATCGAGAATATAGGTACGCCGGAATTAAATTAGGCTATGTAAAAATAACAACCGCCCATCAAATTCATGACAGACAATATGAAAACGGAGAGTATTATGAAATCTATAAATTTGAACGAAAATATGGCCATTTCTATGTTTGTTTGTTTGGTAAAGAACAAATAATGATCTACCCCCAACATTTTAGGATGCATATAGATAACATCATATTTGTTTCTGAAGAAGAATATTTAACCTCTGAAGTGGTGAGTTCTTAGCTCCTACTTCTAAAAAGATAAGCAATGTCGCCCGACTCTGAATCGGGAAGGGCATTCTTAATTAGGCTTCAAGTCTTAAAAAGTTTGAAGTCATTGTTCCAGTAGCCTAATGGATAAGGCAGTTCTTTCCTAAAGAACAGATTGTGAGTTCGATTCTCACCTGGAACGCTGACCATATAGCCTCGAAATGCTGCGTGAGGCTGACGGTAAGCCAGTTGATTGTCGATCAACCGACACGGGTTCGACTCCCGTACGCAGCGCTAAATGTAAAGTTTTCTATCCCAGTCATAAGACTGAGAATTCTGAAACACACGCACACAGGAGTTTGTAATGTCTAATAAAACCGGTTACGAGATACGAGCGGAAATGCTTCATTTGGCGAAAGATATTTTGTCTGACAGAATGCGTAGTTCAGATGTTGGAGTTGCACCTCTCCCATATACGACTGATGAGGTTGTCGCTGAAGCGACAAAGCTCACTAAGTTTGTAGATACGAAGTGATACCCAATGACCTAGGATCACCTAGGTGATCCTAGGTCATTCAATAAAATGATTATCATGAAATTCCAAGTTTGTCCAAGTTGTAAAGCTTATCATCCGGTTAAAGTCAATAAATGCGAGGCTTGCGGTTATTGTAATATTATGAATGTTAAACAAACTCATAAAATTACGCAATTTAATAAAAGAAGCCGAAGCTATCCATAATTCGCCTATTAAATCCGACAGACGATATGGGGTTCTATTCACTCATTTTGGAGATTCAATTCGCCCTGCTCTTGATGAATGTGGGATGAAGTTTGATTATTATGATCCTGATACTTCATATGAAGAAGATATGGATGCTCTTATGAGCGCTTTACATGACGTTTTAGAAGATACAGAACAACTCATTGAATCTTTGAGGATTGAATGAGTTGTTTGCACAAATGAAAAGGTCTCCGAGTCAAATTGCCGCTACTCGAGCAGAACGAAAACGTTGGGAAGCTCTTAGCGCTGAAGAATTAAAACGTAATGCAGAATTGATAAAGTGTCAGCCATTATGTAAACTTTGTCATAGAAAAAAGACTATAGAAGAACGTACACCGCCTCATGGAACTAATGGACGATATACCGGAAAGTGTGAGTGTAGATGTTTATTATGTCGTAAAGCACACGCTATTGCAAACGCAAAATATAGATAACATTCGGGGATATAGCTCAGCGGTAGAGCCGTCGGCCTGCAACCGACAGACGGGAGTTCGAGTCTCCCTATCTCCACTAATGCCAACTAGGCCCAGATAGCGTGGCACCCCTTTGGTATGGGGGAGATGCAGGGCGCACTTCCCTGAGTTGGCTCCCCATGCGGTTGCCCGGAAAGTCCCGGATCTTGAGTGCCACTCAAGAACTTGTGGGGGCAGTGCCCACCAGCCGCTCTAAAAGCGTGCGCTGTCGAATGATTCCGATTTGAAAGCTTTAGGTCTTGGACTAATTGGGGGCAGAGGAGGGACTTCTGCAGGAATTATCCCCTCTGTCGGGGGTGGTGGGGGAGGAAGGGGTTCTCGGGCCTCCATCTGGCTTTGGACGGCTTTTGGTAATTCGACCGGGCTCGGGGGCTTAGGAATTGCTTGAGGCAAAGGAGAACGATGGGAACCGCCAAGACGACCCACTCCTGATCCAAATCCTCGTGGTCGTTCTATTGGCGTAGTGTGATCTGATACGGGCCCACTAGATTTTTCTATATTTTCAGACCCTGATTTTTGAGCTCGGACATAACCTTCAAGAAATGCTCGAAGGGCTACTATATCATCGTGATTTTGAACAGAAACTGCTGAAATAGTTTCAATCTGTTTTGAAGTATACTCAAAACTGTTTTTAGTTGCCGAGACGTCCTGGGGTTTAAAGAAACTGGCAGCGGATGCTGCTAGTGCTGAAATCGCCAATATAACCCCCTTCATAGCATTAGCTCTTTCAATAAAATGTTTAGTACGACTTACCGGGCGCTCACTTGAAGAATTACTAGATGATTCTCCGCTTGAGGGAGGTTCCGATGTAAGTTTTTGTGATTCTGAAGATTCCACCGGAGTTTCTGTATCTTTTGACATTGGTATTATCGAAAAAGGGTTATTAACAGATGATTAAAGAATCTCCAGATCAAATGGCAGTAAGAGAAATTCAAGAAATGGAGGACAAATATATTCTCGAGTCGTTTTCCTTTTGTGAAATTTGTGGTGCAATAACTAAAAATAGCAATATAATCATCGATCATTCTAAAGAACAGTGTAATGCTAATATAACGAAAGAAGTCGTTGAATCATGACATACAAATATGATTTGACAAAGGCCATGCTTGAAATTCAAGCTGAAGAAGACAAAAGAGTATTCGAAATTCTTGAAAACATGAAATGCTGTGAAATTTGCGGTGCGATAACTAAAAGTGGCGAAACAATTTATCCCCATTCTAAAGATGATTGTGATAATGAATTGGCAAAATCCGTTGTTGACAGTTAATGGCCTGTATCGCAAGAGCGGCGTTTAGTCTGCAAAACTGAACTAGCAGGGGCAGGACCTGCACAGGCCTCCATGAGTCAGGATTGTTTAATGACAATTGATGTTTGGTATGGAGATGGGAGTCAGTACCCAGTTGGTCCCTTACAAGGAGAATTAATTCATATCATAAATAATTTTTCTCTTGCTAAAATTAGAATTACTGATGAAAAATGGCTGGATATGCTTAGTTTCGACGATTATGAATGTGAGTGTTTAGAATTACCGTTGAATCATCATGTAAGATATGATGCTTATGCTTGGTCTCCGAACCTATGTTTTACCAGTGAAAATAAAGAAATTCATAGAATAAAATCAGTTAATATTGAAGATCGTAAACGAGAAAATATTAAAACTATTTGTGGGAAAGATTTTCATAAATTCGTGGAGTTTAAAAATGAAAAAATAATTTTGACTTGTGAAAATTGTACAAATTTACTTAGTACAATAGAAGTGATCGAAAGTTAACTGGCCCCATACACTAACGGCTAGGTGGCGACATTCTCAATGTCGATGTTCGGGTTCGAATCCCGATGGGGTCACTACGCTCCCATAGTCTAATTGGATGAGGCACCTGATTACGGATCAGGAACATGCAAGTTCGAGTCTTGCTGGGAGCACTTAGTGTATGGTTTTGAATGACTAAAATAGACCCGTCTATTGTTTTTGATGTTGATAATGAGGGAGAAATTGAACGTTTAGCTTCTTTACCTAGAAAACCTTGTAAATTAGTAAATTTGACTTCAGGTGGATGTTTCATTGTTCATTCTAGTGGGGTAGTTGCTTCTTTTTCTTCAGCCTTCTGGGTCCCAAAATTTAAAAAATGGGTAGATTTGGTCATTATATCGATTGGGAAAGAAAATTGTAAAAAAATTGAATGGCCGGGATATATGACATTTACAAACAAAAATTCGCTTTTGAGTGAAGAATCAGATCCTGAAGAAGATATTAAATTTGATGAAGACATCAAATTTGAAGAAGACCAATTCGATTTTGAAGTAAATTACGATTTAGATTTTCCTGGGAAAGAATTGCTTGGTCCAGTATTACTCATGAATCTTATGAAATGCGATGATATAATCAGTGGTTAGTCCGTACAAATTTATGTTAAGAAAAATTTTAATAGAACGAGAAATTCCATTTTTAAAAGGATATAAACTCGTCGGTCACATATCTGATACGAGTATAGGTGACAGGAGTCACCACATATTGATTGTTAATTTAATAAACCTTCATGAAAAAGGCAGAAACAAAATTAAACTAATTTTTCAGTATGACCCGGGTAAAAATGGAACGTATTGGCACTCTCAGAAAGAAACAATTGGATTTAGTGAAGCGGAAAGGCTTTGTTTTGAAGTCGTCCCTCATGGGTACAAATCAATTGAATCATGAGTATTGAGTATAAAACGGATTTCGATCTCAGTATTGAACGATGTCAATTTGCAGCTCATGACTCGACTGATCAATGCACAAACAAATCTGAAATTTATTATTTAATTTCACAAAATTATTTATATTGTAGATGCAAAGAGCATCGTTTAAACCGCACATACGACGAATTTCTAATATCTAAAGAAGAAGCAAAAACAGCAGAAGTTTTGTCCCTCTAGCCTAACTGAATAAGGCACAAGTCTTCGAAACTTGCAATTCCAGGTTTGAGTCCTGGGAGGGACGCCGGGGATATGGAGCAAGAGCGGCTCATGAGTCTCATAAACTCAAAATCGCCTGCTGCGAGTGCAGGGTCCCCAACCAGTTTTAGTGTAATCTAGTTTAGTGTTTAAAGTCGAATCATGGATTCCGCCGGTCCGAGATGAGAACAAGAAAATAATTCGATCCGGTTTTTGGAAAAAAGAAAAAAGCGTTGACTCTGAAGAAGAAGCTAAAACAATTGTAAAATCACATACAGGGACTGGAAAAGTTGTGCGAGCAGTGTCCGAAAATATTGAAATACGGACGACTTCAACATCTTTTTACATTGTAAGAAAGGGATGATATGTACGAATCAAGATATGAAAAGATAAACCAATCGACCGATCTTCGAGGGGCTTATCAAAAAGCTCGAGAAATCGATAAAGACCTCCCTGTGTTTGAAGCTCCACTAGATCCTCTTGCCTCGACAACGATGAAAGCTTATCAGGATATGTTTTAATTTTTCTACTGCTTCTTTTTCAGTACTCCCACTAGTTCTCATTTGTGGGTTCGATGCGATTATTGCCCAAAACGGTTGCTCCGGTGCTCCTGCTGGGCGAAAAGGACTTGCATATTTAGCTTCTTGTTCGTAAACTACGATTTCCATGATGTAAATTACAATCATGAAAATGGACGAAGAAATTGAATATGAGTATACTGAAACCACTTCATCCTTGAAGCCTGGAGGGATTGAAACTTGCGACCCGATTCTTCCTGACGGTTTGGGATGGGGTTTTCAAGAAAAATTGGCCATCGGAAACCTTGCGGTTTTTAGATGGAAGAGAAAAATTTTAAATGAAGACGCACAAAAACTCCGTGAAGCTCTTGAAAAACATGGGAGAGAGTGGAGTGTCAAAGAACTCCTTGACTGTTGAAACGCACCAGTGGCGGAATGGCAGACGCTGCGGATTTAGGTTCCGCTGCCGCAAGGCGTGGGGGTTCAAGTCCCTCTTGGTGCACCCGGCGCATAGTCTAGTGGTTTCTGGACGTCGGTCTGATAAACCGAAAGTCTGTGTTCGATTCACAGTGTGCCGACTATGAAAACTGAATTGGATTGGAGAAGTTTAAACTCAAAAAGTACCTTGTTTCAGGGTAACTTTATTCGAGAAATGAATGTTACTAACATATCAATTGTTAAAGGGGACACTGGTTTAGAAATTAGAACTACTGTTGAGAACGATGAGTTTTTTCAGATAAGGACAGGATTTTTAATTCGGTCTCAAACCGACGGTGTTGAAGAAACTACGAATTATGAATTTAGTGATTTTAAAGATGGATTTTCTAATTATGATGATGAAGAAATGAACAAACTCATTGACTGGAAAAAACTTGAACCTCAATGGAAGGAGTTATTCAAGAAAGCATTATATAATCAAACACTCATAGAGCTTGGTAACTATTTTCGAAATATTATTAGTTATAATATACCAAACGAGACTATCCTGAGGGTATATGAAGAGAGTCTAACAAAAGACGTCGTTGAAGCTTAGTTCGGCTCCTTGGCGGAATGGCAGACGCGAAAGATTCAAAATCTTTTGCCCGTAAGGGCGTCCCGGTTCGAGTCCGGGTGGAGCCACAGACGTAAATTTTAACATACATAGTGTATGTTTGGAGTCATGATGAAACATAAACAGTAGGGTACACTCATGTCCTCGAAGACGCTTTTGTTAAACAGCTGGTACGTCCCAACAAAGATAATTCCTTGGGAGTCGGCTATCCGCCTCATGTATTTGAACAAGGCCGACGTAATGGCCGAGTATAAGGAGGAAATCCGTTCTCCATCAATTTCGATGAAGATGCCTGCGGTTATTCGTATTCGTCGGGATACGAATAAGCGGAAGAACGGAATAAAGTTTTCGAGGATAAACGTATATACTCGTGACAAATTTTGTTGCCAGTATTGCAGCGTGAAGTTTCCCATGTCCAAGCTAACATACGACCATATGATACCTCGCGCCCAAGGTGGACGTACGTCGTGGGATAACATCGTCACCTCTTGCAAAGATTGCAACACAATCAAAGGAAATAGAACCCCGGACGAATGGGGAATATATCCTTTGAATGAACCCGTAAAACCGAAATCCCTTCCAAATGCTTCTCCAATTCTCGAAATGGAGAACATCCCTGAAGAGTGGAATGGATTCTGCGGTAATAGCCTCGTAGGAATTTGAATCATGAAAACCCGTCAATCTAACCTCCAGGAACTCACCCAAAACAGGCTTGACCCTGGAGGTTAGATTGGCAAATCATAAACGTAAGCGTCCGAAGATGAGTCGTTCAGGTTGTTTGCTTTGCAAACCACATAAACGGAATGGTGTACCTGAAAAGGACCGTCACCCTTTTAGTGTTTGGAGAATTCTTCAAGAACCAGTTCCTAAAATTCGATAACATTTGACTGGAGAGTAAACTAGGTTGGACCTAGGCTCGCTTGGAAAGCGATGAGTACCTGAAAGGGTATGGGATTCGATTTCTCTGCTCTCCGCCGGGTCAAGGGATGCTGCCTATCGCGAGACGGTAGATGAGAAGGCCTTCGGGCCTTTTGGGTTCCAACTCCCTTGACCCACTATGGAAGGTGAATTAGTCAGGGACTAAGCTGCCTCGAAAACAGGTCGTGCCTTCATTGGCATGGGGATCGATACCTCCGCCTTCCGCCTCTGAACAAACATGGAGCGTAAACTAGGCGGGGCTAGGACTGATTGCTAATCAGATCGTACCTTCACAGGTATTGGGGTCGGAACCTATGCGCTCCGCCATGAATTGTAAATTTCAATCATAAGGAAGTATCAATACTCGAATGGATCCGACTAGATCAGATTGTGTCGAATTTTTAGAGCTTCTTGTAAAGCAAGAAAAAGAATTCAGTCATGAATCAATAGGGATAAATATACCTATTGATAATTCAATTATTAACGAAACCGGCTTAATTGACGATGTGTTTATGAAAATACTTTTTAGAATTGCAATTCTAAAAAGTTTAATTAGTAATGGGATAGTTAAAGTAATAGAAGTTAAAGAAGAATTTAATTCAACATTCTCTATTCCTGAAACAGAAAAAAATTTAATAAAAAAGAACATAAAAAAGTATAGATCTGGAAAACCACAACCAATAGATCATTTAATGGTTGTTTCTAAATCCGTTTTAGAAACATATTTATCCAGCGGTCATTATCGCGAAAATTTTCCACCAAGAGGCCCAGAATTCGATTTTAACGAAATATCTAAAATTGCTAAAATCGTTTCGTTAAAAACAACCAATGTGTTACCTGATGAAAATTTTTCGAAAATTCTCGCGAACAATCATACGCCGACGCGAGAACGCTGGATTAGAATGTCGTCTAATTTTACAGTAGATGAGAAAACCGAGCTTCTTGAAAAGGAAAAAGAAAGAGACGAAATTAAAAATGAATTAAAAATCATTGATAGTAGACTCGTGAAATTAAAATCATTATCGAAAGAAGTGAAATCATCAACAGAATTAGCAATATGTGACAACTGCAAAAAAGCGCCAGCAGTAAATTATTGGAAGTGGACCGTCGAATCCCTTAATAGATTTAGGCCTGGTTATCCACAATACGAATGCGCATGTGAAAATTGCACAAAAATTGCATATGATTTTGATCAAAATTTTTTCGAAGAAATTGAATCAGTTTCTTTAAAAGAATTTTTTAGATTGAGAAAAGAAGGGATAATGAATTCTAAAGATTATTCTTCAAATATTGAGAAAATCAAATCGTACCTTGATAAGAAAAACGAAAAAGACCCGGTTTTCATCAAAGAAGTATTTATTGATGTTTTCAATTATAAAGAAGATGAATTAGGAAGCAGAGAAGCAAAAATAATTTCTTCAATTCTGAAGCAGCTTAAGTATAGAAAAAATGAAAAAGAACGTTGTTTTTATAAAGTAATTGATTTGGTTAAAATACGTGCGAAAGTGCCGGAATCCGTGTCGGTGCCGGAACCCATGTCAGTGCCGGAACCCATGTCGGTGCCGGAACCCATGCCAGTGCCGATTCCGGAACCCATGCCAGTTCCGGAACCCGTGCCCAGTATTTTAACCAAACTCCATGATGAAGCAGAAATTGATGATGTTGCTATTATATATGAAAACACCTTATCATACTTAAGTAGTGTTATTGTAGGTTCAGATACTGATATATCTAAAGAACCATTTCATGGATTTGAAGAAATCGAAACAAATTATAATATATCTTTTTTGTTTGCTCTTCACGATGCAAATTTAATTCAGTTTGCTAAGAATGATGATAATTCAATTGTTCTTCTTTCAATTCAAAGGAAGAAGATACTCGATATTTGTCAAAAAATTAAAGAAAAAAATTATATGGAATTAGAAAAAATCGTTAAGAGCGCAGTTGAATACCATGAGTTATTCAAAGACGGGAATGATAATCCATTCGATTTGATCGAATCCTCAAAACTTCCGGAACCTCCGCCGGTCATGAAATTGGACCATCCTCAAGAACTTCTTGATCATATCGATGTTATTCTAAATCCTCTATATTCTGGGCCGGAGCACTTAACAAAACGATATGATCAAGAACAGATAGTTAAATCGGCCCAGGATCAGGCCGTAGATGAAATGATGGAAGTTATCAAACTTCTCAGTTCTACAAACAATTCTTATGAAAGATCTTTTTTATTTAGAAGGGGTTACATACCTAATTTTAGACAACAAAAAATATTAAGAAACTTGCGTGATTTCGATTATTTAGAAAAAGTCGGGGATCGAAGATCAACGAAATGGATGGGTAATAAGGAAAATATTTCAACCCTTCTTGATAGAGAAAAGCTGATTGAGGTTTGTTTCCCAGATTATGAACATAAAATTGGTGACGAAATATCTGAAGAAGAAAAAATACGTGCTATCCAAGAGCTTGAAAATGTAATGTCACCTATCAAAGATCAAGCTGAACCATCTTCGATTGAGAAATTCATGTCAGAATTACTAGGAGTTATGGAAGATTTCAAATCACAAATCAAAGATTTGAAAAAATTAGTTAATGATCAAAATATGAAAATTGAAAAACTAGAAAAGAAATAATGGGAAATTTAATAGCTAATCATTATAAGTGGATAGATCATTTAAGCCGATCCACTTCTGAATGGAGTGGTTCCAATCATTACGGTGGAGTACCACATTCTTTTTCAAATGATTTGATTGAACAAAATTTGATTGAAAAGAGTGGGGACCTATATAAATTAACTGAGAAAGGTAAGGAAATTCATAAAAATAAATTAGAAAACATAAAATTGATAGAAGAACTTCATAAATTATCGAAATCTCACAAAGAAAAAGCTATTTTAGAGGAAACTCTAAGAAATGAGTATGGAGTTCCTGATATAGAAATGTATGTGTTTCTTGATACTGGATATAAAGATGTTCGTTTCCGTAAATCTTTGAAATTAATCGATATCGAATCGATATGGGATTTTCTTGACAAGAAACGTTTTTCTCTCGGAACTGTTTTCAGTTTATTAGAAGAAGCAAAAAAACGAATAACAGAAGAAAAATCATTGGAAATAGTTTTTCAAGAAGTTTTTGACGAAAAAATTAAAAACGGTTTGATTAAAGAATGTGTTTCTCACGCAAGAGGTTCGTATGAAGAAGTAACTTATGTGATAATGAAGCATATGAAGAAGGAAGAACCTATTTCTTCTAATCGAGCTCGAATTAACGCAAGAAAAAGACGAGAAAAGAAACAAAATGATTTAAAATTAAATATTAAACAATCTAAAATTGAAGAGATAAAAATTGAATCGAGTAATTTAGATGATTTAATTAATGAATGGAAGAGTTCTAAAACTGAATTTGAAAAAGCCAAAATAGAAGATAAAATTTGGCGAAAGCGCGTAGAATTCAAAATAAATTCTCATAAGGAAGGAATGGCCCGTTCTTTAGCGTCAGTATTAAATATCAGTGCGTTCGGTATCAGAAATCGGCAGTTTTTATTTCTGTCAGGAGAAGATGTCAGTGAACTTTGGAAAAAAGTTGATAAGGAAAATTATCCTGTTAGCATAGCTAAAAATATACTTAAAAAGGCTAAAGAAAAATCTGATATCAATTCGTCTCTTTCTGAAATTATTAAAATAGAAATAAATAACTATGAAAAAATTGGTTTTCTTTCAAAAACCAAAGAAGGAAAATATTTTAGGAAAAATATTGGAGTGAACTCTAAAGTTCGAGAAGTTGAAACTGATAGGGAAGTTCCAAATGAATGGAACTCGTTCAAAGCTACTATGATTGAATTTATCAAAAACGAGACTGCAGAAGTAGACGAAATTTTAAAATATGGAATCATTTCAGAGTTTATTATTGATATAGAGATTTTAATCCGAGATTATGGATCTAAAATAAACAAGGCTAAAGCAAAAACCCCATTAGTTAAAAACATAAGAAAATCTGAAATTGAAGAAGCTTGTTCTATCATTGGTGTGAAATCTCCATATAATATGGATGAAGTTAAAAAGAATTTCAGGAAATTGGCTAAAGATTCACACCCAGATATCCATGGGCCTGATATGGAATGGAAATTTAAAGAGGTCGTATCTGCCTATAGATTAATAGAAGAATATGTCCAACAAAATGGTCAGAAGTAATATAATCGGTTTCGATGTAAATTTCCAATTGTTGCGTGTAAAAAATAGAAGGAATGGAACGTCCAAATGATAAACAGAAGAGTCCAATCAATAGTTAACGGATACAAGCCTCCAACCGGAAAATTCCCCGTTTTCAAGAGGCTAGCCCATTTTCTGAATGAGGGGGCTAATAAGGCTCCTCTCGATTTCTTTACTTATCAAGATGCCGCAAAGGCAATATTCAAGAATTCCGACACGGTGATTCCGAAGAAGAATCAACTGGAGCTCATTAAACACTCTGTCGCGAAGGCCAGGGAGACTCTTTGGGATGATTATGGTAAGGGTCTCGAGTCAAAGAGAAAGATTGGAGTTCGGGCTACTACCGGGGCGGCTGACGCTATGCACAATGATGTGATTCCCCATCAGAACCGCATCTTCAGTAGTGCCGAGAAACTCTCTCGGAAGATTAAGAAGGTGGATCGCAAGGAACTTGGACAGGCCCCGATGGGCAAGATGCTTTTGGAGGCCCATTCGGCCGCTAAGAACTTGATTTCTACGGTCCTGACCGATAATACTTGGCAGCGTCTTAAGCAACTTAAAGAGAAGAACGAGAACGAGTGATACCTCGTTATCTAACTGTAGATAACGAGTCGTAGGGCTGGTAAAATCGGATTGGATGGGTGTCCGAGTGGCCGAAGGAATCGGTTTTGAAAACCGACGAACCTGCAAGGGTTCCGTGAGTTCGAATCTCACCCCATCCGCAAATCAAACTGAGTGACGATATTACGGATGTTCACTAATTTTAGTGATTATCGATTTGAATTTAGCATCGTCGCCTTTTTCAAAGGCTTCCATGGCTTTTTCTAGCATACCCTTTACCATAGATTTCCCAGTGTCGGATTTAGGAATAGCTTGTTGTTCTTGCTGTCCCATATGTTCCAATGCCTCATCATGGGGTTCTTCACCTTGATGGGCTTTTATGTAACGGGCGGCTACTCGCTTGGATATATCACTCATACTTATCTCTCTTGATTAATAATCTATTTCAATTTAGTTCTGGAGATCACCTATGTCTCGCCCAAAAATGACTAAGAGAATAAAGAAATGGTACCTTCAAATTCTCTCCGGTAATGACCCTGATCAATATTGGGCCCCTAGGTATATATATGCGAAAAAACATCTGACGTCTATAGGTCATGCAGCGGCTGTTTTTGCCACTAGATGGAACAGTCGAGATATTGATATTAAAAAACTTCAAAGGATAGTAATAAATTCACACGATGCAATAGCTGCATATCACTTTGCCATGAACGTTCCTGGGGCTAACACTAAAAAGCTTGCTTATGTTGTGATGAAATATGGGGATGCTCCCCTCATGAGAGCTTTTGCCATGAATGTTCCTAACTCTGATAAAGATTCTCTAGAGAATTTTGCACGTACTTATGAAGCAATCTTCGGTTTTCAAGAATAACATGTTTTAAGTGTAAATTTGAAACGAATCTGAGACTGAAACCCAAACTAGAAAGAGAAGTGACCCCCATGGCAAAAGCGAACCAAATCATTGCTGTTGAAAAGGGACTGAAGACCCGTTCTTTCCAGGAACTTTCTGAATCTCATCATGAGCTTCAGAAACCCGCATCATTTACGGGTTTGACTAGAACTTACCAGCCTCTTGACGATGCTGGTGAAAAATTTGCACCAGAGAAGGTTCAGATTCAGGCAAACGCTGAATCTATCATTCGCAAAACGGCCGACATATTATCTGGCTATTTTGATATTGTGGCCACTAAGGATTGGACGAACTGCAAGGCATCAGCGGACGTCGTTGTTGATGGGAAGAAACTTCTTTCGAACGTTCCTGTCACATATTTGCTTTTCTTGGAGAAGCAATTGGTGGATATGATGACGTTCGTCAAGAAGCTTCCAACGCTCGATGCATCGGAGAGTTGGAAATTCGATCCAAATTCGGATTCTTGGACTTCTGAGCCTACTCAAACAACCAAGACGAAGAAGATTCCACGTGCATTCGTCAAGTATGAGGCAACCAAAGAACATCCGGCTCAAGTTGACGTTGTTCATGAGGATATTGTCGTTGGGAACTGGACTCAAATCAAGTTCTCTGGGGCTCTTCCTGCGAAGCGTGTGAACGAGCTTGTCGTCCGAGTGGAGAAGCTCCAGAAGGCGGTTAAGTTCGCCCGTGAGGAAGCGAACTCGATTGAGGCTGAAGATCAGAAAATTGGAAGTTCTGTTTTCAATTTTCTCTTCGCAAACAACTAAACCCTTACAAATGTAAGGTAATTTTGAGTGCAAACTCAAACTCAAATTGAAACGAGAAACTGAATAGGATTTGTGTGTGGGCGAAAGCCCATTGCTTGTTCGAGTCAAGCCCCCCGAACTAAACAAATACGGTCAAATGCTTGTTTAGTTCGGGGGTGGCCAAATGGTAAAGGCGCACACGGTCCAATTTGAAATTATCACTCCAGACTCATCAATTGTCGTCAAGCATTCAATCAAACAGTGTGGAACCATGGAGAGAGATCTGGGTTCAACTCCCAGCGTCCCAGCTATGAACCAAAGTCATTCTATGATTCATAGCTGGGACGTGGCCCAACCGTAAGGCGCTCAACGTAAAATCTGATTCCACATTTTAAACGTCGTGGATGCTACGCAGAAGACGACAAACGAACCCGCCGGGGAGGCTACCCTCGGCGGGTTCACTAATATTCATGATATAGAATCAGATGTAAATTGGTTCTAAGTGACTGAAACCCAAACAAAGACAGAAAACTGAAAACAATGAACATGATGAACATTTTTGCTGAGTATTCACAATACATAGCGCCTGCAATGGCTACTGCGGTGATTATTTTAATCTTTCTGAAATCGGTTTATCTTATTGGACCAACTGAAGTTGGGCTTGTGAACCGGAGGATGGGTACGGCGAAGACAGATCCTGGGAATCCGATTTCCTTTGCCGGAGAAGCAGGATTCCAGCTTGACCTCTTGATGCCAGGGGTCCGTTTCTGCCTCTGGCCATTGAGCAGTGTGGAAAAGCATGCCTGGGTTCAAATCCCATCAGGACAGATTGGTGTCGTAATTTCCCAGATTGGTCTCCCACTTGAGGCCGGTTGGAAGTCTGGCGTTTACAAATCGGAGTTCGGACAATTCACGGACATTCAGGCTTTCCTTAAAGGTGGCGGACAAAAAGGTGTCCAACGCCAGGTTCTACCGCCCGGGACCGTCATCCCTGTTCATCCTGTCGCCTTCCTCGTCTTGACCGCTTCCAACGTCTTCGGTTTCCCCGTCATCGAGGAGTATGCAAGACTTGCGCGTGATAGAGATCTCAAGGTTGCCTCATTCGGCCTTAAGTCGGAAGACTTCCAGCTCAAGCGCGTCCCCATGGACCAAGTTGGCATTGTGAAGACCAATGAGGGACCGCCACTTCCCGCCGATGCCATCGCGTGCCGTCTCGGCGGCTTCGCTGATATCGAATCCATTCAGGATCAAAAGGACGCTGCTATCATCGAAGCTCTTCTCTCAAGTCAGAATGATAAGCATAATAACTTTCAAGACTATCAAGCTTTCTTGGATGCCGGAGGTTGTATCGGTCTCCAGTATGACGTCTTGCTTTGCGGCGAATACGCCCTGAACCCCTTCCTCGTATCTCTCGAAGTCGCTCCGATGCTCGTAGTCGAGCAAGGACAGGTCGCTGTCATCAAGTCATATGTTGGTATGGCAACTCAAGACGTCTCCGGGGATGCCTTCAAATTTGGGATGCTCGTTCGTCCCGGTCGTCGCGGTATTTGGCGAGAATCTCTCAGAACCGGCAAGTATGCTCTAAATCCGCACGTGTTCAATCCCGAAATTGTCCCGACCTCCATCATGACTCTGAACTGGAGCAAAAGGAATGGAGATCACGGTCTTGATGAAGATTTGAACCCGATCGATGCCAAGAGTTGTGAAGGATTCGAGTTCATCATAGATCTCCAGGTTCAAATTCATATTCCGGACACCAGGGCTCCTGAGGTTATATCCAGCGTTGGATCAGTCAAGAAGCTCGTCACTGAGGTAATGCGGCCAGCAGTCGGGAATCACTTCCGTGACAAGGTGCAGTCAATGCGGGCAACGGAGTTCATCGAAACTCGCCAGAAGGTCCAAGAGGCCGCGGATGCCCATATTCGTTCCAAATTGTCCGATTACGGTGTCGAGTGCCGTGGCGCGTACATTCAGAACGTCGTCCTTCCACAGTCCCTCGTCGATGTTCTCACCCAACGCGAGCTCGCCACCCAGAAGGTGAAGATGCTTGACGAGGAGAAGAAGGCCGAAGATCGCCGTATAGAAATGGAAGCCGCCCGTGGTACCGCCGATAAGCAGAAGGACCTAGCTGCTGCCAAGGTCGGTATCGAAATTGCCCAACACACCGCCGACGCGAAGAAGAAAGAGGCTGATGGTGCCGCTTATTACACGAAGACGACTGGCGAGGCTGAAGCCGCGAGAATCACTGCGGTAGGTAAGGCTGAAGGCGTCGCCTTCAATAGCCAAAAGGACGCTCTTGGAGCTGAAGCTACCGCCCTCGTCAATGTTGTGAAGGCCATTGCGGATGGGAAAGTCCAGATCATGCCGCAAATCCTTGTTGTTGGTAGCGGAGGCGGAAGTCTCGATGGTCTTGCAGCCACTCTTATGAGTAAACTGTCTGGGGTTGCATCGAAATCTTCGGAATCGTAAGTTTACCTTTTATTGATGTAAATTTGGTTCTTAGTGCTTCGGTACTAAGCGTCTGCAAGAACGTTAACTCATTAATTTAGACGCCAATCGACTAATTTGCTAAGAAGGATTGGTACTCCCTTGGGCCTGGGAGAATAGATAATAAGGCCCAGTCCTATAATTTAAATGAAAAATCTCGAATATTGGATCGAAAAATATAATGAAACACAAGAAAAGACTAGAAATATTTTTTCAAAGATTTCTATTCTAAAACTAAGAAATGACAAATACCAGGAACTTCGGGTCCCAAAAATTTATCTTGAAAATAGAAGAAGTAGAAATAGAAGAAGAAATTTTCTCAAAACGAAAGCTTCCGGGATTTCAGAATTTGTTCGTCTTAATAAAGAACAAGCAAGAATAATTAAAACAAAACTTCAATTTTTCAAAGAGATGATTGAGAAAAATTGCTCCCCCTTTACGATAGATCTTGATAGTTTTCCTTATGCAAGAAAATTTCTTCTGTCTTTTGAAGAAAAAATTTGTTATGCAATTGATTTTGGACCCGATTATAACCCTGAAAGCACCAAAGACACTGAATATGTAAGTGTTTATATAGTTTCTAGATATAACCAAGTGACTGATGTTAGTCATAGAATAATGGTTCAGTTTAAAAATAAAGAAGAAGTTATTAATTGGTGTACGAACGACTATAGATTTGGGTCATATCAGTTCTTTATTGATGATTTGAACACAGAGGATGTTGTTAATAGTTAATATGAAAAAAATTAGAAAGTTGACAACAAAAGCGATTCAAAATTCAATGAGTAATTATGATGAAAGAACTATTCATGGGGATCTTTCTATTAAGACTCAGGTTAAACTTCATCCACTTGAAAAAATAGATGATTTCGGGGGCCATGTTTTTGCGACTTGTTGGACTCCGATAAAGAAAAAAAACAGAAAAATTTATTCTGATTTAAACATTGAATCACTTGAAAAAGCATTTGTTTGTTTAAAATGTAGAATGGAAATTCCATCTTTAGCAATAACAATTCGGGACGCTCGAGTTCCGGATTCTACTCCTTTAGAATCGTGCGAAGAACATAAAACAAGGTTTATTTTAGAATCTTGAAACTTTTTAAGAAATTTTTGGACTGGATTCGATCTGAACCAGATTCAGATGATCCGCTTCGTTTTGCTAAACAAATACAAAAAAATTTAAATGAGCCATTTAGCTGGGAGAAATTTGCTAAGTACAATGAACAATTCTTTCATGATATAAATAATAAAGTAATAAATATCGGGGATTATGTAAAAGTCGTATTTGAAACGGGAAACATTCGTCCTGAATTTATTGGAAATTACGGGCAAGTTCATGAGTTTCAAATATCTGGATACAGTGTTTTGCTCGGAGTTCAATTTTCTGATAAGAAAACAGGATATTTTCATATTTCACACCGTGACTTAGAGATTGTAACATTTGAAGAATTCGCGGCTTGGGAAGTTTTAGACAGTTAGTCCTTTTATGACACTATCTGCTGCTATAAAAATTTCTCATGCTAGACCTGAAGTTAAAGCAAAAATTTCTAGTCGAAATTTAGCGTATAAAATTGGAGTGTAATATTTGAAATGTCATCATTAAACATTCCTTCACTCGCGCGTGTTGGATATGAAGCTTATGGGGCGAAAGCTGATTGGAAAGCTTGGGATGGAAAACCAATGCCTCAGTGGGAAGAACTTCGTCCAGATATCAAAGAAAAATGGGAAGCTGCGGCTGAAGCCATAATTAATGAGACCGATCGAAAATAATTTAACACTTTTCGTATTAAACTATTATGCTTCGCATATTCAATAAAAACAGGGTCAAAAATTCAGGGATTAAAATCCCTCCAGGACCTTGGGACTCAGAGCCTGATATGGTTGAATGGGAATTTAAAAACTCAATATGTGCTATTGTCCGGAATAGTCTCGAGTCTTTATGTGGGTATGCTGGTGTTTATCAAGGTCATCCTTCATACGAAAAAGGCTATGACGAAGTTGAATGTCAAGCACACGGAGGTTTAACTTTTTCTAGCTATCAGTACTCTGATAGAGAGCATCATCTAAAAAACGGAAATAAAGTTTGGTATTTTGGATTCGATTGCGCTCATTCAGGAGATTGCATCCCGGGTATGTCAGGACTCTTGACATCAGGAGTAAAAGCATTTGAAGATCCGATTAGAGGAACTTATAGAAATATCGGTTATGTTTTAGCTGAGACTGAACAACTTGCAAGTCAGCTAATGATGCAGGAATGTGATTGTGGTCATTTATATCAAGATCATCCATTTGGCATATGTTCTCACGACTGCAAATGTTCAGATCTTATCAAAACTCGAGAAATAATTGAAGCATGATACGAGAACCAAAAAAGAGAGAGAGATTTGGTTCTTGGAAGCCTCCTGCCTGGAGGCGGATTCAAGATTTTCTCATTGAAGTATCTAAAGAAGAGAATCAGTCACTTTTCATAAACGATAATTACGATTTCATGAAAGAAAGACTGATTCTCTCACTTGATCTAACTGAAAGTGAGTGCGGCCAAGCTTTTGGTTATCTTAAAAAGATCGGTCTTATCTCAGGCCCAAATAAATTCACCCCTAAATTGGGAGAACTTGTTACTTCTCCAAATATTCCTTGCGATTCATGGGCCACAACTTCAAATAGATGGGATGGAAATGAATGGGTAAAACCCATGACTCTTCTTAGACGAACAAGAGTTGGAAATTATGAAAAGAAAGTTTTTAAAAAACTTGATGAGAAGACTTCAAAAGCATTTAAAGACTGGGATAATTTAGTTTACAGATTGAATGTTAATTCAGATATTTATAAGAAATTAACACTTAAACCTGAAGAAAAAGAATTTGAATGTTTTAAATGCAACCGTAAATTCAAAACTTTAAAAGATCATGATAATAATCAGTGCAAACTGTACAGAGTCATGGACGTGATGGGAATTTAGGCCATTTTGATTCTTGCTAATTTTGCGGCTTTTTCAATCCTATGTCTTGATTTCGGATCATTTTTAATTTCAGTTGCATTTGGAATAACATCTTTGTTGAAGAATTTAAAAGATGAACCATGTCCTATTTTAATGTGACAATCCCATCTTCCCATACAAAGAACAACCAAATTAGAATAATCGAGTTCTAAATCCGGTCTCACATGGAACGGCTCTATATGATGAACTTGGAGTTCTTTCTTCCCACCACAAGAAGCACAGAAAGGTTTTTCTTTAAGAAAACGGTCCCGGACTCTATTCCACTCAGGAGATCTTTCTTTTGATTTCTTTTTTTCACGGATTTTAGATTGGATTAAATTTATCCCGTGGTTTATAATTCTTATCATCGTCCATGTCTCCTAGCAGTTCTTGCAGCTGGATGTTTTTTCCCATCCTTCTTATATTCAGGGTACTTTTTTGCATAAACTTCTTTAGTTCCTCCACGAGGACCTTTTATAACCATATACCCACCTTCAGTCATAGTAAACGGCTTTTTTAATTTCCCTAACCAATCAAACTTTGCACCTTTTTCAGGGTTTGCATCAAAAAATGGAGGCAAAACGAAATTTGAAACTAAAATATCTTTTCCTTGAACTTTAATCGGATAAGCGTCGGATTCAACTGAATCACAAAGTTCTCCAGAATAAAGATTTCCGTCAGGTCCTTCATACCAAATATTTACTTGCGGGTCCCACCAAAGTTCAAGAATTTCGTGCGAGAGAGTACATGAGATACTATTCGCAGATTCGAAAATAGTACCCCCGTTATCTAAAATCGGATTCGTAAAAACTTTTCCATATGGACGCCCATCAGGAGTTTCAAAATGATATCCTAAAGCTTGGGCTTCATCCGGATTATCAATAACTGCTATCACATAGTAATTTTTTGGAATTTTTTCAATACTATCAAATAATTTAACTGATCCGGGTTTCGTATCATACGCTATAGAAGCGTGTTTTCTTAGTTGAATATCACAAGCTTTGGTCATAAGGCTCATGGCCTTATGTTCTCTCCTCATATCTTCGGATTCATTAACTATTGCTATGTTCATACATAGCATTTATCATTAAAAAAGAAATGTAAAGTAGTGTATGAAGGAAAATTTGATTACTGTAGCATTTCTTTCAATAACGGTTTCCGTTATATCTATGACTTTGGCTAGTGCATCTCTTACTGAAGGGCTCAGAAAATGGGTGGAAGGAAAAAATAAATTTTTCGGGTCGCTAATCAGGTGCCCGTTTTGTGTTAGTTATTGGGTAGCTATACCTATTGTAATGTACTATCGTCCAATCACGGTCCATAGTGGATCGTATGTAGCGGATTTGGCAATATCAGTATTTTCAGTAATAGGTCTTGCAACATTCTTTGGACAAAAGACATTTTAATGGACAAAAACGAAAAATCCCGTAGAGAAATTGAAAAATCTATACCACAATTTAAATATTGTGCACTAAGACAACTTCCATATTCAATAAATTTCAAATATGAAAATGACGATTTCCTTTTGAGTTTGAGTTTTTCTCAGAATCATAACTACAATTATAGTTACAATGTCGTTAGTTTAATTAAAATAAGTAGCACGTTATCAGTGTTTGATGGTAAGGCAATTACCCGTAAAATTAAATTAGAAAGTTTAACATCAAGTCATGTGTTTGAAATATTAGATAACCATTTTACTTCAGAGTTAATCAAGTCATGATGAAGTGTAATACAACGGTTTTGGAACTTCCTATTGTCCCTGAAGAGGGACAAGACGACGAAGAAGGAAGAAGTATAACTATCCATTCTTATGTTGACGAATTATCAAAGATTTCAATACCTGAAGATTTAAAAATATTTACTAAAAAATGGAGACCGGTTTGGTTATTAGCTATTTCAGGAAGAGTTCTAAATGAAGAAGAAATTAAAATAGTTGAAGGGACCTATGATGCTGCAGAAGCATTAGTTTGTATGCATGATAATCAAAATGAAGGAGCGTGCGTACATATTTCAGCCGGAAAGGGATGCCCCGGGGTCCACATCATGCTTCCTTTAACATTTATGCAAATAACTCTTTTAGCTGATAAATATCAGGTTCCAGAAACTATGATTTTTCAAAAACTTTGTGGAGTACACTCTTCAGATCCGAAAGTTTTAAGGCGAATGAAAGCCTTGAAAAGACTTGAAAGGATGAGAGTTATTTGCGGGCAGTTGCCGCGTTCATAATTTCTATGTAACGCTTATTTATTTCAAGTATATCCAATGCTTTGAACGTTCTATCCAAATACGTTTCACGATCTGTCCCGTGATCCATCCAATAAGAGTGCTCAAAACAATCTATTACAGCGATAGGTGAATATCCGAACATCGCTCCAACGTTATGACTATCAAGCATGAAAACTCGGAGGTCAGTCGGATCGATTTCGCAAGCCCCTAAAACTGCCCATCCTCGAGCCATTAGAGCAGTGGCCCTCATTTCCCGCCACCAGGACTCCATACTCCCCCATTTATTCGATATGGCCTCTTCAATATCCAAATAAATTAAGGCGTGGCTCGGGGTAGTTGTTAAATTCTGAAAATAGAGCTCATGAAGGAGTACTCCTCCAATGGCGAAAGACTCGGCTTCTTTCAAAAGCCTGTAAGGATGGTCTGCTTGATGTTTTTCCGGGATTGGACAAGCTCGGATATTTTCATCGACTCGATTTAAAGTATCAATATATCCAGTATATAATTTATAATGTTCGTCCAACGCCCGTCCGGAAATTAAACCAGGGATGGCTCCGTAAGATAAATTGATCGGTTTTAGTTTATCTTGCCCGGAAGCCCTTCGGAGGACTCTTTTCCAAACGGGAGCCATTCTAATATCAGGAGATCATCAAGAGCCCAACGGAAGGCAACGGAGATAGTTTCTTAGTACATGTAAAGTAAGCCAGATGGACAAAAATCACATTTTCATGTCTGGTGAATTCAAAGTCAGCATGAAGTTAGTGTTTTCTACTTTAAATTGGTCACATACGATGAGTGCCAATCGTCTCGTATTAACCAAAGGTGGGTTTAGACGGTCTAATGTCTCAGAAGTCCTAAAGGGCGTAATATATTATCATAGAACTGAAGATTATGATATTGAACTCGATAATTTGAATTTTCTTATTTCCAATAATTTCCCTTGCTGGCCCGACCCTAAACAACTATTGAGCATGTCCGATCGACATAAAGTTTTAAAAGACTGTGTTGATAGTGGGTTAGTCAACCATCCGGTTTTTCAAGGAACTTACGGGGACTATATCAGAAATAACGAACATTATGATTTGCGTATTTCTGATAAGACAACGTATCCAGATCTTAGAAGACCTAAAATTCCATTTCCATTTGTTTTAAAGACCGGTCAAGAACATAGGGGAGAAGGGAAATTTTTAATTGAAAAAGAAGAAGATGTCCCAAAATGGGAGGAGATTGCTAGTATAGAACCATTTTTCATCGGTCAGTCATGTCGAGTTTTATTTATTGGAGAAAAGTATTTTGTTATAAAATATGATAATCCAAATAGTTGGATTAAAAATTCTGCCGGGGCAGACGTTGAAATTTGGGAGGACTATCCAAAAGAATTATCCGAACATGCGAAGCTTGTTCGAGACCAGTTTGATCTTGAAATTACTGGAATCGATTATGTTGTTGGAACCGACGGGATCCATTTTCTAGAAATCAATCAGTTTCCGGGGTTAGATATATCTGATGAATCTGTCGAAGTCGCCAGACATCTTTTCAAACAGAAGATGGATCTAGTTGAAAAGATGCCCTCCATGAAGCCCTAAGGTTCATCTTTCATGGGATTAATCGAATGTAGCCTGATTGGCTCAATAGGGGTCTTATCGGGGTCAGATGAACTTAGGATCTTGTCTAAACGGATCTTTATCATTCTGATGTCCACGCGAGATTTAACTAAATCAGTTACAATTATCTCTAAGGATTCTAGTACATTTATGATTTCTTTAACTTCCCGACGCGGAATTAAAATCATTTCCTCACTACGACTCTTTTCCATGTAAAACATGGCATATAAAGAATTTCTTCCAAACGGATTATATTATTGTTTCGATCAAAGTCGATACCTGTCTAAACATATTTGTGTGGGAAAAGATATAATTCATAATCCATTTTCTTATTACGAATTAGTAACTTCAATTTGTGGATTGAAACTTTGTGTGAATGACAGCACACCAATCATTACTGATCCGATACATGAAGTGATAATATGTACGGCTTGTAGAGAATATTGGAAGACTTATGATCTTGTTATATCGTAATGGGAGCTAATAAAATAATAGACAATCTATATATGGGGAGTGCACCTCCAACCGATTCTGTGAATTTAAGTAAAGATTTTGATTGTTTGATTCTTTCAGCTATCGAATTTCAGCCCCCAGATCACTACTATAAAGGACTGGATATCCACCGGGCTCTCATCAATGATGATGGTAGTCCGATGACGTTTAAAGAAATGCAATACGCTATTCGAGCCGCTTCATATACTATCAAAAAATTGAATGAGGGAAAACGAGTACTTGTCACTTGTTGGCAAGGTCGAAACCGATCAGGGATCATCACGGCGTTAGTTTTAACATTTGGATATGGAAAGACTCCAACAGAATCGATAAATATGATTCGGGATTCTAGAGGGTCTGGGGCGTTAGGAAACGATCAATTCGTTTCATTTTTGAATGAATTTTATAGATTCAAAAATCCGTAAATTTGGATATTGTTTTCGTATACTCTAATATGGCAGGACTTTCATCAAAGATACCTAAACTCTTTGTATTGTAGTCAGTATAAAATAGGTGTTCAGTGTCTCAAAAACATCGGTTATCCGATAAATCTCAAGCTTTGATGGCAGCCAATAGCGTTTTCTCTAATAAAACAAGAGAATCAAGTTCAAACGTTATCTTCATAATTTTATTGTTTTATTTGTACTTTGTAATTAAATTCATATGATAAATAACAGCATAAATGAAAACTCATTTCAAGTCTACATGAAAGACTTGAAAAATTATCCTTTATTCTCCCCATCGGAAGAAAAAAAGGCATTTGAAATAATTGACTTTAAGGAAAAAAAGTTAATAAAATTACTGTTCGATCATGAACAAATCAATGATGAACTTTTAGAAAAACTTGATATTTTCAAAAATTTGGACGAAAATATCGAAAAGAGTTTCAAATTTTTCATAAATGGTTCTCCAAACATAGAAGAAATATTTAGATTCGTTAAATATTCGGATGAAGGAAGGAATTGGCTTAAATGGGCTTATGTCTTATCTCAAAAAACAGATAAGAAAATCTGGGCGAATAAACTGAAAACGCTCAATGATTCAATACTTGCCGATAAGAGTCGGTTTGCTACTCATAACTTGAGATTAGTCATAAGTATAGCGAAAAATGTGAGAAAAGCTGGGGCTAGTCATTTCATTCCTGATATGGTTCAGGAAGGAAATATTGGATTAATTAAATCCATTGATCGTTTTGACCAATCAAGAGGGTATAGATTTTCAACTTATGCATCATGGTGGATAAGACACTACATTAATCGATACTTAACTGAAAAAGAACGAACGATACGAATCCCTGTTCATTTATCAGATAAATTATATCAATTCTCAAAATTTAAACAAAAATATGAACAGGAAGGTAAAGAAATTTCTATTGAAGTTATTAGTAAAGAAATGAATATTAGTGTTGAAAAAACTCTCTTGTTACAAGAAGTCGTAACTTCTAAAATAATGAGCTTCGACGCTCCGGTTAAAGACGACTCTTTAACTACTTATATTGATAATTTTCAAGATGAAAATGCGATTTCTCCATACGATGGCTATGTAGCTTCCATACACAAAAAAGCAATAGAGAAAGCTTTAACTTATTTAGACAAAAAAGAATCAGAAATTTTAAGATGGAGATTTGGAATCGGACATCGTGAAATGACTCTTCAAGAAATTGGAGAGGTTTATAAACTTTCAAGAGAAAGAATCCGTCAAATTGAAGAGCGAGCTTTAAATAAACTAAGACACGGCTCACTTAGGTCCATGGATGATAAGCAATCTTAAAATAGTTCGTCAAAAATTGGAACTAAAGTCTCGATTGGAAGTGATTTCTCAAATTCAATCTAGAGTACATGAACTTTCAAGTTTAGAAGACGAATATTCAAAATTTTCTTGTAAAATAGCCATGGCTATTTTACAAAATCTAAATTATGTTAAAAACGAAAATGATTTACTAAATCTGATAGAAAGACTCAATAATTTTGCTCTAAATCAAGAAGATCCTGAAAAAACTTCAATCGTAACTCAAATAACATCAGCACTTCTACAGATTAAAATATGAAAAATTTAATTTATATCCATCATTCAGATCTGAAAAGATCAGGAGAAAGTGCGTTTAGATCCGTATGCCCATCATGCGAGACCGGGATTTTATTAGTCCGTAGAAATCAAAAAAGCTTAAAACTTTCACGATTAGATAATTGTATAAATTGTGGTCAAGAATTCTTCTATATAGATGATAGTCCTCTCGAAACCCCTGTGGACAGGGTGTCCCGAGATTTTGATTCCACTGTAGACGAGTACGAAACAATGTTTTTGGTTGATGGTTAGTAGGAACAGGTAAGAGTAATGGGTAACAAAATATATGTGGGCAATCTTTCGTATAATACGACAGAAGAAACATTAAAGCAAATTTTCTCTGAAGAAAATAGGAATGTTACAAGAGTCACTGTCATAACTGATAGAGAAACTGGTAAACCCCGAGGGTTTGCTTTCGTTATCATGGGGACAGATGAAGAAACTCAAGCTGCCATAAAAACTCTTAATGGACGATCGGTCGATGGACGATCGATGAGACTCAGCGAAGCTCAGGAAAAACCAAGAGATGGGTTTGGAGCCCCAAGACCTCCACAACGATCTTCAGTTCCTGTTCAGGAAGAATTCATTCCTCCAAAGACTAATATTGATGAATTTCCCGAGTTAGTTCCAAGGAACTCAGTTAGATCAGCTGGTGACTTTAAGAATTTCGGGCATGATCGTATGCCCGCCCAAAAATGGGATAAGAAAAAGAAAAAACGTTTAGAGCCATATAAAGATGATTGAATTATGAAATATCTTCTAATTGATGTTCATTAGTTATTCTCGTTCTCTGGAATTATTATAAGACCTCCATTTAACCAGACACCATCTTCTTCATAAATGATATAATCTGTAGTCCCCAAAGTATTTCCAGTTCGTGAAGACAAATCGATAAACACTTCGACATCTTGGTTCGCTTTTGAAAGTAATTGGATGAGTTCTTTAACTTTCATATTATATTCTCACTAATTTTAACATAAATAATTATACTTAAAAGATTAGTTGAAAATTAATCATACCACGAGCTCGACGAACGCGAAGCCAATCAATCGGAAAAAAGCATTAAAATTCGACGTTGGAGATTAAATAATCGAATTAAGCCGTTGGTGGTTTAGAAGGTGTCTTAATTGGATCGGTCGGATCCGCAGTAGTCACATCTGCATATTTCTTTTGTCCTTTAAGAACGGGGATAATTTTCATTATTTCGTGAATAACTATGGCTCCAGGTCCGCCACCAGCTATGATTATTGCTGAATACCAAGGTATTCCGAATCCAATATTTGTAGCGAGAAATGCTAAAAGACCGACAGAAAGTGTTACAATTCTAAGAATAGCTTTACCTTTATCTCCTTGAAAATAACCTTTCCAATTACCGAGCAAGGACAGAAGAATTTTTAAAGCCACAGCAAGGGACGCGGCCCCGGCTGTGAGTTTCATCATTAAATTTTTATGTTTTTCTTCTTTTTCTTGAGCTGTTTGGTCTACTTTTAGAGCTTCATTTTTAGATAGTGCCTTTTGTTTTTCAACAGACTGACGAAGTTCTTGAATTTGGGCACATAACTCAGGAGGGCCCTCGCACTTTTGCTCTTGCGAATATGATATATTTGCAATGGAAATAACCATGAACGCGGACAGAATCAGTATAAATTTTTTCATGTTGGTTCTCATTCACTCGGCATCAAACGACGAAGATCGTCGAGATGGTGGCTGTCTTTCAGGAGAATGTCCTCGACTAAAACTCGAAACCCATCATCTTCTCCTGACAAAAAGAGAAGACCACGTGCTATCTTGATAGCTTGAAGTTCTAAATCCGCAAGAACGGATATGATTGATATTAGATTTGACGTACTATCGGGGATAGTAATACTTGTTTGAATCGGATCTCCGCCGAAGCCAATTATTTTCATGGCAATAGCGTACGCATGATTTCTTTCGTCTTCAGCATGTTCGTACATATGTTTGGTCATGGCCTCTCGCCATGGCCCATGAAGTCTGTCAGATAAACTTCTGTAAGCGGCATCCGTTACATATTTTATATTTAAATAGCTTTGGAGTAGACTAATAATCTGGCCTGGAGGAGCCCCTACTTCTCCTTCAGAAACCGGGTCATTAAATACGGCTATTTTATTAGCTATTTTTTTAAAATCCATGATGTTCATCTCTCTTAAAATTTGATATTAAGAGGCCATAGGTATTGTTCAATATGAAAATGTTCGATATAAATATAATTCCTGAAAGAAATTTAGTTTTATTAACTGCCGTAGAAATAAATAAAGAAATACCTTTTCAAATAGCTGACTTTAGGGATCATATGGCTTTAACTTATGTTCCGACAGGCGATTTTATAGGGTATTCAAGATATAAAGGAATCAGGCTTGGAAGAGACCCAAAATTATCAAATGGCCTTTGGATTTTAGAAGAAAACGAAAATATATCCAAAATCCATTCAGATGTGAAACTTGAAATTAATTCATTAGACTTTAAACCCATTTCTTAGAATGTATTTTTTAACATGAGTGAGAAATTGGCTGAAATCAGATTATATATTAGTTCTGAAATGGCAAAAGTTTTAGATGAATACTCAGAATCATGGAATAAAGAAATGCCAGGGGTTCGAACTTCAAGATCCTTAGTGGCAAGTTGGATGCTTTGGAAGCATTTAATGGAAAATCATGTTTTACCTGAACCTGAAATTAACAAAAGAATAGGAAGAGGAGGAGGAGGAAAAGGAGGAGGAGTTTTGGGGATGAAACATGAAAAGACGATCCCAATCATAAAGGAGCTCCCTATCTCCGGAACATCAATACGTCTTTTTATAGATAAAGATAAGTTAAAATGGGTTGAGGGAAAAGTCAGATTAACAAATGACAATAACTATTGCGTGAAAATAAACAAAGCTTCTTGGCATACTCCGGTTGGGGTAGATTATATGATTTCCACTCGTCTTTGGGAAAAAATATTGTAAATTTTATTAATTTTTGGGTAGTAGATGATATGAATAACGCAATCAAGATCGGTAAGTGTCCTGGGTGTGGTAAGATGACAAAGCTCTGCGGAGCAGGATGTGAATACTGCGTTAATTACATGGGGGAAAGGATGCTTAAGGTTTTCGATAGGGTCAGAAAAGATCCTAGCATCGCCATTCAATGTTATGCTCGCTTAGAGGGCCCTCACAGAGAACGATTTGTTGAAATATTCGGAAACCCGAGCATTTTGACTGAAGTTGAAGCTATTCATGAGTTCATAATTACTGTTGAACTCGAAGACGGTAAGACATATGACATTAAGGCCTGTAACTGATAGTTTATTCATCTATTTTTGGTTTTCAATCTTAACTGCAATAATATCCAACAATAATCCGCAAACCGCATTGAACCAGATATTATTTGGACTGGTTCAACTCATTTATATATTCAGCGGAATGGTTGAAGCTGGAGCTGAAGGAAAAAAACTAAATCAAATTTTGGGAGTCGTATCTTTATTCACAACCATTTTTTATATCAGTTATTCGTTTTATTCCCGATTTCTTCCATAAATATCTTCAAGACTTTCTCGTTCATTAACACGTTTAGACTCAAGTTGAGAGATAAGTTCTTTTAAATTCGCTCCAGCTAATCTTCCAGCACTATCGAGAATTTGAAGAGCCCGGGTTGGGTCTGATTTTATCATATCAGTTCCTTGTTTTAATAAGGAATCAGCTTTTTCTTTTCTCCAAGCAACATTATCTTCAGCCAAAAACCAAATTATTCCGTTTGGTTCAATAGCTAACCAATGGTTTTCTCTATAATCCTTCGGGCTCTCAAAAATCACAAATCTGTCCATGAACGGAGATAAATCTGAGTTTTTAACTTCATTGTTTAACTCCGGACCTATGGACAGATGACGGTATACAGATTTTTTCCCGTTTTCTTCCAAGAGAAGAATAACGGGAAAAAATGGGGAATAATCAGCTTTCGGTCCGTATCCAATAACCTTCTTCATGAATTTATTTTCATCTCATAAAGGCCGCGTAAATCACCCAAATGAAGAATGCCAAGACAAAACAAAGCGTGATACTGCTAAGAACAATTGCAATATTGCATATGAAAACAGTAACCTTAGCCCAAGTCGGGAGATTAGTCGATTGAGCAGGCTCAGGAGTATGAAGCTCCTTAATATCTTCGGGCGTGAAATTATAGAGTCTGGCCAAGGAATTTTGAAAATCTTGAAGTTCTGAATAACTCATATCTTCGAGATTTTTAGTGTTTGAAATAACTTTCAAATGGCTTATGGGTTTCATATCTACCAATACTTTCTATTATTAAACATTTCCGTTAAGGACTTGAACACCCCTTCGAACCAAATCGGGAAGAGGAATAGACATGGAGTCTTTATTAAGGGACTTTACGAACTTTGAAACTGACTGACGCTTAAATCCAAGTCCGCAAAGAGCCCCCTCTAGTTTCTCTGAAAGGAACTCTGGATCGGGCTTGACCTCAAGTTCTTTCTTGGGAGAAAAAACCATTTTTGGGCCTTCTGTTGACAAGAACGGATTATTCCTGAGGTCGTACTCCTCAGATTCTCTCTTCTTTTTTTCTTCAATAAGAAGACTTATCTTCTTTCGAACTAAAACCTTGTCATCACTAGAAAGAGATTGAACCCACGCGTGAGCCGTGGCCGGTTCAGAAAGAAGCTTGCTCGACCCGATCATGTCAAGCATAAAATCAATATAAGGCATTTGTGCCTTATAATCCATAACTCCAGCACTTTGACAGTCCCGGAAAACTGATAGGCAGGCAAGATTTTCAGATATTTGAGAACTACCGTCCATAATTCTCTCAATAGCAAATATAGCCCAAGAATTCGGGGCATTTACAATAATGACGCCAGGCCGGTCCGTCTTCGTAAAGACAAACCAGGCCTGGCGACATCCGAACGACGGGTGATTTTCCGTATTTAGAGAGCTGTCCATGCTCCCGAATACGAAGTCTTATCACGCATTTTCGGCAGAATCTTCTACATTTCTCGTTCTGTAAATAACAGGTTCCCCATCCTTTTTCCTGTCTTTATCTTTATCTGACTTTTGGATTTTCGGCCTGATAATCAGGTTTTCAGATCCATCTTCACTCACAAAGATGAAGAAAACTATTTCATCCAGTTTGATTGAAACTGGAAGACGGGGAAACCCCATATAGTACTTACTTCCATGTCGATCACTATTATTTTGCAGGGGGACTATGATCTCATCCATTTTTAGGGACTCTCTCCTATACGGAACAAACTTGACTGTTTTAAGTCAAGTCAAATGACTGAAGAGTATCTTCAGTCAAAATCTGATTCGATTCGAAAATCTCAATAGAATATTCTATCAGTCAAAACAGGAAAAATCTACTTATGTTAAAAAATACAATCGAAATTTTAAAATTCTTTTCTTGTAATGTCATTAGAATGTTGAAAGCTATTTTGACAGGTTTCCACCCACAGTGGGGTATTAAAAAGTCTCCGAGTGGAGAATTGGCAAAATTATGGCAAGGTTCAATTAACAGTACCGAAGTTGAAGTTAAATCGTTGGTTTTACCGAACGAATTCGTAGCAGCTTCTGAAGTTTTATGTTCAGAAATCCAAAGCTTTCAACCCCATTTCGTTTTGATGTTCGGGGCAGCGTTTAAAGAAAAACCAATACGGATTGAACGTTTTTTCATCAATATTGAAAATTCCCCGATGGGCGATAATACCAAAATACCAGTTAAAGATCGTCATATTATTGATGGAGGTCCAGCAGCATATGAATCGACTCTTCCAGTCCAAGACCTGATTGAAATTTTGGGAAATTCCGAAATAAAATCAATACCTAGTTTTAGTGCTGGACAACATACTTGTAATTCATTAGCATACAGAACAATTCACTGGCTAAATACCAATCCTATACCACATCCGATAGCTGCCGGATTCATTCATGTGTCATTTCCAAATTCATTCGGAATAATAGAAGATTCCGGATGGTCAGTTTCGACATTCGAAGAAATAACTAAAGCTAGTATAATTTTAGTAAATGAAACTGCAAGATGGTATGGAAGAACTTACCAAAACGAGTAAGGAACAAATTTTTTGGTCTGTTGAATATACAGACGAGGATGGAGATTTAAATATAAAACATGCTGTAGCCACTCCCATTGAGATGGCTGAGTTGATGGATGAGTTTATCAAAAGAGGGCTTTCAGCTAAAGCTTATATGATCAATCCACAAACGAAAATTTAAGGAGAGATTACGATTTATAATTTCGTGAATGAAAATCCTTTTCAACTTGAACCATTTCATTATAATCATCACTATGATGCGGGCAATCAGTAAATGACTCGCATTGATTAAAACTGTGACCGTCATACACATACTTAGGAAGTTTTGCAATACTCTCTGTAGATTTGTCTGCAGCGACGTCAAGAATTTCCTGGAAAAGTCCTTCCGGGTCTTCTTTTGAGACATCCCAAAATGGAGGTAGATTATTCCATTCGACATGATCATAACCTCCTTCTCCATCAGGAAACAAAATAAGTTTTCCCTTTATTTTGTTTCCTCCTCTATCACCATATACGTTAAATTTTAACGTACCATCTGGATTTTGTTGTTCGAGATCAATTTCAATACCTTCGGCAGAATTCCCAGCTTGTCTTAAAATTGAAATAATTTTCTTTAGATCCCGAGCAACTAAATTCTTGTCAGGATTTTTTGAAGCCTGAATACCTGAGGCTATATGGAGTAGAGCTATGGCGACTTGAGAAGGCTTCATATTAATTCATAAAGAAAAAAAACTTAATCACTTCAATTGTATCTTATTTGATGGATTGGGATAAATTGATAGATGTCTCGTCTGGCGATATTCGAAGATTAAGCTCTGTTTGGCGATATAGTAGTATTCCAGTTTCAGTTCCTGAAAATACTGCAGAGCACTCTTATTGGGTGGGGCTCTATGCTGCGATGATTCATCTTGAAATTCATCCTTCTGGTTATGAAGGAGAAACTTTAGGAGCAATTTTACTTCAAGCAAGTATTCACGATTGCGCGGAGTCGATCACTGGGGATCTTGTTCGCCCTTTTAAGTATAGCAGCCCCGATTTTAAAGAAGCTGTGGACAAAGCTGAAGAAAGCTTCTTTTCTAAATTCGATCCAAGAATTTATGGCCTCTCTAAAATTGTTGAACATGCAGCAGGAGAAAATCTTAATTATGTAAAGATTATAGTTAAAGCCGCTGATTTTCTTTCTCTTCAACAGTATATGAGACGTGAATGGTTAAGAGGAAATCGGGAAATTTTTCCTTTTTATGTAATGATGGTAAATGATCTCGAAACTATGGCAAACTCTAAATTTGGACTGAATGGATATACGGACAAATGTTTATCTGATTTTTATTGGGCGTTAGTTCGTTCTGCAGTAAGTGTTACTGGAAACGAAATCAGAAAACCTACTAGGAAAAAGATATGAAAGAAACTAAGGACGAAATTCGGGCTCGAATTGATGAACTCGAGTATCTTCGTAAAGAATTTCCGACGGGATTTTCGGAGGATTTAAAAGTACGAGAAATAATTGATGATAGAATAAATGAACTTCGTCGTCAAGAAGAAATAGCCTATGAAGATATATTTAAATCAATGATTCGTTCCCATGAAGCTGTATGCGCTGCTAAGAAAATGGGAGAGAAAGAAGCCTATGGACAAGACCCAGCTGTTTATTATACACTAGCCATAAATGGCGAGGCTGGAGAGTTAGCAAATAAAATTGTTAAGGCATTTCGATTTGGGAAAAATCCGTCTAAAGCTATTCTAGAAGCAGTTATATCTGAACTTCCTGACATATTCATCTATGGGGCTGTTTTAGCCCACACACTTGATTTAGACTTAACTAAACTAGTTAGTGATAAAGTAGAAATAGTTATTGGAAGAGCCCTGTCCGGTTATTATGGAGGGCCTTTAAATGAAGAACTTTAGGTATGGTATGATATGAACATTTCCAAAAAAGATTTCCTCAATGCAATGGGCACCGAAATCAGCACCAATCTTTTCACTGTAGCTCAAAAGAAGGGCATAGAAGAAGTTTTAGACGCTCTGGCCAAAGTATCTGAGAGCTTTCTGAAAAATGGGGATACTATAACTATTCCAGATATTGTTCGGCTCAAAATTGTGAAGAAAGAAGCCACGGAAGCTCGTGAAGGAATCAGTCCTTTCACGAAAAAGAAAGTTCAAGTTCCGGCAAAACCGGCTTCTAGAAAAATAAAAGCTTCTGTCGTAAAAGCTTTAAAAGACAAAATTAGTTGATATCATAAACCGCAAATAGAATATATTTGCGGGAGTTTTAAAGCAGCCGCTTGATTCCCAGTAATTTTAATACGACCTAAACAACAGAGGCGAGGTCCATTAAAAGCTGGGTTTCTTAATAAGTTTTGAAATTCGTTTGATGTTGCTGTTATCGTACAGTCAGCGTCTTTTACGGTTGGGAGACAAACAACTTCATCCGAGGTTGCTCCTATATACCAACTCCCGATTCCAGTTATTTCAATTTGAAATCTTCCATCTACAGTTTTTAATTTTTCCGAATGACGCTTCATTTCGGTAGGAAGAGTTTCACTCATCAATTTTTTGATATTAAATGTCATTTATTCACTAAACGAGGATGAAAGATCTAATACGGTCGTATAAAAGTCCTATACGACACTTCCGTCTATATTTCCCCGGAATAGAGTGTAAAATTGTAATGAATTTGCATCTATTCGTCTACGAGCATTATCATCGTCTTCAAGAGGGTCTAATACAAGCCCGACTGTATTTGCTAATGAATGAAGAGTCGTGTCATCAGTTATAGCGATCAGTTGTTGTCCAGCTCCCGGATTATGAGCGAGAACTCTAACAACTTGTTCATATGTCATTTGATCTAAACGACACTGCCCAACTCCAGCAGCACTAACAATAAAAAATATGTTATTGTTAGTGTTTCCTGTACAAACCGTGCAATATGGAGATTGCGGATTAACCGGAGATTCCATATCAAGCATGTTCATGTAACTCATTTAATTTCTTCTTTCAGTAAAAATTCAATAGTTTTTTTAGTTTTTTTTTGGTCTTAAATTAGTATGAAACCAACACAAGTTGTCCAGTCCCTTCGCCATATTGCTGCTAGCATTCAAGCTTCAAAGAATCCCGACCGGAGGCTTATTGCTCGGGATTTGAAAAAAATTGTTTCAATTTTATTAAATAAAAATAATATCAAATCTTTCAAAGGAACTATTCGTTCTGGATATGATGGAGAGAATTGTGATACAAATGGCAAAATCATAATCAATTCGGGGTACTCTGATGTTGAACATCAAGTTACCACCTCAGCAAGTGGTAACTATACAGAGTGCATACTCGATGGAGAAGATATTTCAGATACATCCTTAGCAGATGAAATAAATGAATTTTTTTCCAGAAATTGGCTTGATGAAGAGGATCCGGCTTGGAGTTCAGAATTTAAAACAGCTGAAGTTCAATTTAATTAGAGCCATATCTAATCTAACACTGTTGAAACTACACAATTTTGTCCAATATGACTTTCCATAAAAATTCAAGGAAGTGCTGTACTAACAACACAGTCTTGATTAAACAACAAACCATTAATATGAGTTATCCAAGTTTTTTCTATTATGATTGATCCGCCTTGGCCGAAATCATTTTTAAAATCGCCATTTCTCTCTTCACCCCAACGATTAGCTACAACTAGTGTGCAATTATTATTAGCTGCAAAATTCATCCAACTAACAGATGGGAATCCGCTTTTGCCCCAGTTCACAGGGGCGGCAACTATATCAATCTTTTGACCTTCAGGAAAAATTGGTTCAGATTTAGCTATTCTAGGTATATTGTCTGGGATTTTATCCCTAATATCTCGACAAACTATGATAGAGATATTTCCAATATCAGTTTTAACAACATCAGGTGCATTTTCTCCGGGAGTTGCCCAGAGGTAATCATTGCCCCACAAATTTATCTTAGAATAGCTAGTAATCAAATTTCCATCTGGACCGACTAAAGCCGCTGAATTGCATAAAGTATTGCCTTTAGACTCGATAAAACCCCATACAACATATGATTTAAGATCAATAGCTATTTTCTTCATACTAGAAAATGTCGGAGAATTAGCTGGATCGGATAAATTTTCAGCAACAGGCCAAGCTTCATCATGGGACAGAAAACTATATCCTGTCATACAGAGTTCGGGGAAAACTATTAAAGAAGATCCATACTGTCCAGCTTGATAAACCAATTTCTCACATTTTCGGATATTATTTTTTACCTCTGCCTTGCTTTTGGCAAAGTCAGGTTTAAACTGGATGGCAGATAATATGTTCATTTGATTTTTAAGAAATTTCCTTTTTTTCGTTTTCGTTCTGATATTATAGATTGATGACTACTAATTAAATCTTCAGTTTTGGATTCTATGACCTTTAAAGCTTCTTGTATAGATATAAATGCACTAGAAGACCCGCCCTTATCTGGATGATTTTCAGCCATCAATTTCTTGGCAATCTTTTTTGCGCCTTCTTTTATATGAATGACTGCTTGGATTCTATCATTAAATGTAGACATATTTTTAATATTAATCATTATTTTATTTAAATCTTTCCCAAGAATTTTCCAGGCTTCGTGTAATTCCATTTTATTAAATGACTGATCAAAAATTCAGTCCACGGAGTGATTTTAGCCCTCGAGTCTTATTCTTGAACATTTTTCCTAATAGGAATTGTTGCAATTCTTCCATAGTTCTTAGTTCCTTTTTATTGACCATCAAATACTCTCTTTTTATATTTTCCAATTTGTTTTGGAATTCATTATAAGATACGGCCATATAAAACAATACTTGTACAGGTTGCTATTTTCAGTTGTAATGTTTATTATGCTTCAACGCCCGAATTTCAACCAATTGTGGGAACAAGCTGTATCGATAACTAATTCCTATCAAAATAATAAAGTAAAATCAATTCTATTAAATTTTTCAGATAAAAAAGAATCGATTTGTCGAAAACTCGGCATAATTGGAAACCAAGACGTAATTCGATTGGACAATCATTTAGCGAAAATCGCTAAATCTCAGTCGAATTTGAGAAAGTAAGAAAGAAACCATGACACAAACAAAGATGACCCAGAAGCAAGCAATGATCAAGGCCACTAGTCTCCTCAAGGGACTAGATAATAGTGTTGCTATTATCGCCAAAAAGCAAGCGGAGATTACTAAGTCCACTAAGGAACTCGCACAAACCCTAATCTCAATTTCAACTCCTCCCCCCGTCAAACCTGTTAAGGCAAAGGCGGAGAAGCCTGCAAAGGCGGAGAAGCCAGCTAAAGTGAAGCCTGTGAAGGCGGAGAAGCCTGCAAAGGCGGAGAAGCCTGTAAAGGCGGAGAAACCATCTAAAGTGAAGCCTGCAAAGGCGGAGAAGCCTGCAAATTCAAAAGCTCCAGCACTCAAGCCAGTCATGATCCAAACTCTTGGCGATGAATCGATGAGTGCTGCTGACCTTTATAATGAAGTGAAGAAAATTCATGACTGGTCCCGTCAGTCGATATATAATGCTTTAAAGGACGTGAATTCCTTCGCTAAGGATGGTGACAAGTTCAAGGTTGCCGTAAGGATTTCTAGATCCAATGGGATTCATGATGATGAAGAGACTGATCGTCTTCTTGACTCTGTAGCCAAGTCTAAAGAAACAATGTCAGTAATTTAATAAATTGATTCTAAGATTTAAAAGTAGAGTTTTGATAGGCCATGGAAATTAATCATATATCGAAAATAAAAGAGTCTGATCCTCTTCGTGTTTATACAACACGAATAGTTCGGCGTCATTTTTTAAGAAAGTTCTGTGACTCAGATCATCCAGTTTTGAATATTGAAACAGATTTAATTTCCATGGCCAAATCAAAACTCCAAGAGTATATAATATCCATGCTAACCCCGATTCTTCCCGAATTCAGGACTACTATAGATAAATACGTGAAAGATTTGGCTTCCGAAAAAACCATGCATCTTGATCTAGACGATGAAGACAAGATGGAGATTATCAGTCTGATTATGGGCGAAAATTTTGAAGATTTGATTCCAATAATCCATTAGATGGAATTCCATCTATCTCAAATAATAGGGTCCATCAAAATCGGGTTGATGGAAGTTGCTCAAAAGTCTGAGCGACGAAAATTAAATATCATAAAAGAACCTGTATCTTGTAAGGCTGGATGCAATAGTTGTTGCAGCAGATTAATTACGATTACTATGGCAGAAGCTGTAGTAATCCATGAATACTTAGTTCAAAATAAAAAATGGTCAAAAGTTAGAGAAAAATCGATAGAACTATTTAAATTATCACATGATACCGATCCTATTGCTTGGTTTAAAATGAATATTTCTTGTCCGATTTTAGATGAAAAAGGACTTTGTAGTGCCTATTCGATCAGGCCAGTTGTGTGTTCTACGCATTTTGTAACTTCCGATCCTGATTTATGTAGTCCTTGGTCTTCTAAATCAGGAAGTTACAAATCAGTTGACATGGGAGATTTATATATTGAATTTCAAGAAAAAATAAGTTCTAAAATTGATAGCTATGGTATTTTTAATCTTAGGCTACCACTTCCGACGGCTCTTTTACTTGCTGAAAGAATCCAAGTTCAATCAAACTTGGACTTTCAACAGACTATGAATATGTTATTTAACGAACTTAGGTGATTAAATGAAAGGTTCTTGCGAATTTTGTTTTAAACCAGGTAAGCGAAGAGCTGGGCCGGAGGATGGTTTAGAAAAAGACGTTTTTATTTGCGATGTTTGTTGGAGGCTTTTAAAGAATCCGCTCACAGCTTTACCTTTAATTCGGGGAAATATAACTTTGAGCCTTCGAGGTAAAATCGAAGAGAAGAAACTCCAAAAAATGGTAAATCGGTATATGGACGGACTATCCAAATGGAGTCCAAAAAACTAAGAAAATATGAAGAAATCAATAGTCGTTTGGAATAATTTAGCGCCGGGTGTAACTATTGTTGGCGGGATCGGGAATATAACTATGTCCTTTTGTCCGATATGTGAAAAATATTATTATGAATCTGCATTTGATCACGCTTCAGAATTTGAAGACGATCTTCATAAAGCGATGTGTGTTATTGGTTAAAGATAATCTCTTGAGCAATCTTTCTCACCTGTTCTCTCATATCTCTTATTGTTTTTGTAGAATATTTTCTATTACCCCAAGAAAGAGCCTCTCTGATCACTTCCGGTGAAGCCCCGGTTCTTGTGGCTCTAATATACCTTGCTAAATTCCTATGACCTTTGATTCTTAGGGATTTTTCAAAATCTTCTATCAAATCAGTCCTATTTGATAATTCACACTCAACTTCTTCGTCTAATCTCCTAAATTCTTGAGTTTCAAGATGAGATAATTGGCTCTCATTTGGGGGGACATCTAAAGATTCTCGCTCTTTATCGAATTTCTTCTTCTTGTGAACCAGATTTATACATACATTATTAGCTACCATATAAACATAATGCCCAAAACTCGATTTTCTAGAGTCATGGGCACTTCGAGTTCTATTTTTATGTATTATAGCTAGGAAAACTTCTTGAATGAGTTCTTCCATGGTTATTTCATCAACCCGGAAAAATTTATATACTAATTTGATTATATCAGGTTTTTTTAAAACCACATCAACGCCTAATTGGACTCTAGGTTCATCTATTGACAAACGAGGCCATGGTAATTTCTCTGGGGGAGTTTTTTTGATCGGTTTGGTAACTTTGATAATACGAGTCCCACTTATCACACCCGCCATGTTAAACCCTCCACAACGTAAAATCAGTAATTAATCAATTAAGAAAATTTATTTTTATCACAACTTTATCAAACTTGCAATTTATTCATTAGTATTGTTAAACTGAAAACCAATGAATAATAAAGGCGACTTTCTTAAGGATTGTATGTCGGGGTTCGATAAAACTCCGCTCGATGATTTTCAGTATTCATACTGTAGAGTGTGTGCTAATAGAGCGTGTGTTCGAAGTGCCTTAAATAATTCAAAATTCGATAAACGAGTAAGTGAGTGGTACGAAAAATTGTTCTTAAAAGTTCCTCGAGCCGATGAAAAAGATCCGAACTTTGCGGCAATAAGATCTAAGAAATTCATTCCAATAGATTCAGGTCCTTTAGAAATAAATTCTCCCATATCAATCCCGAAACCTCCTCCAATAGTTATAGTTCAAGAACCAGAAGAACCGAAAATACCACTTATCGTACAGTCTCCTACACAACCAATAGAGCCGATGGAACCGATAGAACCAATGGAACCGAAAACTCCTCTTCCTCCTTCTCCCGAACCTTTCCCTTTGCCTGAAACGGTCTTGAATACTCAAATACCGATGAATACCGATTATAACCAAGGGGTGGTTCTTCCGGGCGGTCCCGATACATCTTCAAAAGACGTCGTATTAGAGCCGGGACAAACATACACGTTTGGAAATAGTTGATGACTAATTTAATCAAAAGAGACGGTAGTCTCATGTGGGGAGAAGACCCACATGAAATTTTAAAGACAGCTTTAGAGACTCAAGACTTTAAATTAGCGAAAGTAGCAGAAGAAAAATTAGTATCTCAATATTTATTATCGATACGTACTATATTTAGTATAAATAATGAAATAATAAATATCATTAAATCTAAAGAGAAAGCTTTAGATTCCAAAGATCAAATATTTGATATTCTAAAAAATAAACCAGAATTTAGATCTGAATCGATATTATATAGAGTCATAGAATTTCTTCTTATTGAACTTGAAGATTTAAAAACTAAAGACCCATCTCTTTATATAGTAGATGCCAAAACTGGGAGACTGACTTTTAAAGCTGATGAAAAATCTTTCTATCAACCGCCCGATTATGTAGGAGAAGACGGAAAATTACATAAAGCTCAACTCATTCTTCATCCGGGATTATCATCGTCTTATGCCTTAAATTTATATGATAATTCTCGAAAAGAAGAAAATAAAATAAGAATAATAGAAAAAGTTTCTGCGAATCCGACCTTAGCTCCGGCTTATGCACACATACTAGATCCTGATTCCATGTCCGGGATTGCTGCCAGGATACTCGAAGATAATGGGATAGAAATTGGAGAGGTATCCGGGAGTTGTACTGATATAGAAATCACATTCGGAAAAGAATCGTTAGCTGGATCTGATCAATCGATCAATCCAAGATTCCATAGAGCAGAAATGTTTGGAAAATCTCTATCAAAGAAAATTCTTGAAGCTTATCCAAATATTAGAATATGTGAGCTTGGATCAGTCTCAACATTTAGTGATACTAGAAATAAATGGTATAGCGTCCGCGTGAAGATTCAATCTAGACATTTGTTAGGCGGATTCAAAGAGTCCGATAGCGTGAGCTAGAGTTTCAGTCATAGCCCACTGAAACTCTTTTTTATAAACTTCAGTGGGTTTCCAATCAGCCAAAATAGGGATAAACTCATCTATCTTGCATCTATATTCCATATCAACATAAACTCCAGTTGGAAGAATTGGAAAAGCCAATTTTTCAAGACCAGATTTTCTTAAAGAGTTCTTAAGAACAAGATAAACTTCAAGAGAAGACCTTATAGTTTCTTGAATTTGATGAAGTTCTGGTTTTTCACTAAAAGGAAACCATGAAGTAAGAGGATTCATCACTCTTACTTCACCAACCACTCCGGCCTTAGATAAAACATATAAAGATTCAAAAAGAATAAAATACGGAGCTCTTATCTTTAATATCAATTGTCTAGTAGTTTTATCTACTAAACCTAGACTAATCTCTCCATGATCTAAGAATTTTGATTTCATTGACTATTCAAGAAAAGTTTCGTAAGGACAGAAAATTCCTTAGGTTCTACTTTAATTCCTTCATTTTCTCCAACTAAAATATCTCCATTTTTGTTCACAACACGGAGTGGAGTCGGTCCTTCAGTTAGTATACATATGGCATGGAGTTTTCTCATCGTATATTCAGAATAATTAGAACCAATGATCCATCTGAAAACTGAAACAGTATCGTCTATAGACGATACCTCGTTCAATTGTTTCGATTCTTCGATTTTTGGATGATCGGACTTAATTTCAGGAATATTAGGGATACTCGGGAGTTCAATTTCTTCTGCTACTTCTGCTAGTACTTGAGCGACTTCATTTACTACATTTACTAGGTTATTTACTACGACTTTAGTATGATCTTCTTCATTAACAGGAATGGCATCATGTTTAGAGTTTAATAGATAGTTAACATCATCTGGAGTAAGCGTGTTTTCTCTTGAGATTTCAGAACTAATAGATTCTCCTACTTCAACATCTCCTTCTTTAGGAGTTTCGTCCAGTCTGTGAATCCATTTTTCTAAGAAATCTGGGATTTTCTGGTAAATTTTCCCATTATGGAAATACTCGTCTTTCTTTATTTTTCCTTTATAACTCCCATCTTCGTTTATTTCTATCGGTTTAACCGGGGTACCATCGACCATTTTGAAATAATCATATCGGGCTCTCCAATGAATATCTATTCCAGGTTCAGTAACGAGAGGAACGATCCATTGTTTCCCGTGCGGCTTGGTCAAAGACCATGGTTTGGTCATCCATTCATCAAGCTTCCGAACGGCTTCTTGTAGAATTTCTGGACGAATTTCAAATACAACTTCATCGTGAACAGTTAAAACATATCGAACTTTGTCTTCCCATCCCATAGCTCGAATATTTTTATCAACAAAACACATAGCGAACTTCAAAATGTCTGCTGAAGTTCCTTGGATCGTATAATCAATAGCTCGCCTTTCGCCTTTCCGGCGAATTGACATTATCTGAGAATCGATAGTTGGAATTGGTAGTCTTCTACCGAAAGCCGTATATACGCATTTATGTTTTTTCGCAAAACTCTTTTGATGTTCAACATAACCCATCAAACCCGGGATAGCATTTCTTAGGTTGGAAAGATGTCTTTGGGCATCTTCCATTGAACAACCGACGTTTCGTTCAATGGCTCCAGCTCCTCCACCATAAATAACTGCAAAATTACAACGTTTTCCGCGCGTACGCTCGTCCTTATTTATATCCTGTTTTCCGAACACAACTCGAGCAGTAATGGAATGAACGTCTCCGTCTTCATATAAGAATGACTTAATCCAAATTGGATCCCCTGACATATTTGCAGCAACACGAAGTTCTTCTCCGGCGAAATCGAGTTTTACGAGAGCCCATCCTTCACGTGGGGCTATGCATGTTCTTATTTGTTTAAATAGTTCTGGCTTATCTTCATCTGAGTCTCTCGGAACTCCATGAAGATTAACCCCTGAGTATCCTTGTTTTATTTTCCCAGCTCGAGCCGAAAGACGTCCAGTTTCTGTTCCAACTTGAAAGAAAGAGGGACGAACGTCTCCATACTTGTCAGCAGAAAGCATGAATTTTCCAACATAAGACCCATCCATTTTAACGTAATGTCTATATTCAGTAATCAGATCAAAAAGAGATTCTTTCTTCGGGTTTTTTTCTTTATCTACTACTCCTTCTCTTTGAACCATGAATTTTTCTCCATATGCCTTATGGAGAGTTTTGATAAGTTCGTCTTTAAGTTTATATTGTGTAACAGAATCGGAGTCGGACTCATCATCAGAATCGGACTCATCATCAGAATCTCCTCCACCTTCTCCAGCTTCCGCTAATATTTCTGCAGTAGGTTTTAATTTTAAACCTTCGTTATCATGGAATAATGCTTCGTTTAATTGTTTTGGAGAATTTATATTAAGAGTAAGCCACCTTCCAGTGTTTCCAGTTTTGGACTCAATAATTCCACGGATAATTTCACCGACTTTATCGGTTGCTATACCACATTCTTCGTGAAGCTCGCGAACCCGTTTCATATCAAGATGAAGGCGATTCTGTTCCATCTTCCGAAGTACGTTGCAAAAAGATTTTTCTAAGTCATATATGTCTTTATCAGTATCTTGGAATTTATCTTTAAGGTGAAAATATAACTTATAAGTAAAAATCCCGTCTGAACATCCGTACTCAAGACCTTCCCTTGGATGCAAAATAGCAAAATTTAAACCTAATTTATTTCGTTCTAAATATTTCTTTTGTTCAGGTGTAAAAAGCTCATCAAGTTCCACCATATCAATTCCGAAATTTATCTTAGATAGTTCTTTTAAACCAGCTGAGACTCCCTTAAGAGGGTTAATAACTTTTTGCATTAAGAAAGTATCTTCAAATTCACTTAGTTTCCAGAATTCTTTCCCTATTACAGGACGTAAAAAATCGCAATCAAACTTGGCATTGTGAAAAATAACGCGAGTCCCAGCATCAACCATCCGGGTTATTTCATCCCAGGTAGAGTCCCATGGGAGATTTTTCGAATCTTCCGGTTCATGAGTGATAGGGATGTAGTACCCATGTTGTCCATCGAATGAAATACATATACCAGCTATTCTATCGATTGTTCTCATCCCATGACGGGTCGTTTTCCCATCTTCAAAATAAGAATCAGGATAAATTCGATTATCGATCCCAGTCGTTTCTAAATCGAGGGAACATACTTTTCGTTTGATGCAAGTGTCAACTAACTGTTTTAATTGGTTAATGTTTTCAACCAAATGAAAGTTGTAAGTAGAAAACCATTCTTTATGTATGTCCGCTCGATCGCTCATCTGTTGGGGAAGCATCGTAAGACCTTACACTCAGTGAAAATTTCAAATGTCTAAACCCGATTATTATAAAATCTTAGAAGTTCAAGAAACTTCTACAGAAGATGAAATAAGAAAGGCATATAGAAATATAGCTGTTAAAAATCATCCTGATAGAAATCCGGGTGACCCAAATGCTCCTTCAAAAATGAAATTGATAAACGAAGCTTACGGAGTTCTATCAAATTCATCTACAAAAATAAAATATGATACAGAAAGACAGTTTAGAGGAGGACAGTTTAGATATCAAGTAAACATTAATGGAAGACCACAACAACCAAACATAGATATTGGCGCAATAAACGATTTTTTCAAAAAAACTGGTGACAATCCGTTCGATAACTGGTTTAAATCACAAAAAAGAACAAATCCAGAGAAACGAGGAGAAGATGTTTTATCATCCCTCATTGTTTCTCTTGAAGAAGCTTTAAGTGGGTGCTGGAAAATAGTCCCATTTGAATCAATAAGATCGAATGCTCCATGTAGATTTTGTTCAGGTTCGGGGAAAGAACCGGGAGGAAAAGTATCTCCATGTGATACTTGTTCTGGGAACGGAACAATTTGTTCTATTAGACAAGGCGGTATGTATGTCATTGCGTGTGGAGTGTGTGGAGGATTAGGAGTATCTAGTACTATTCTTTGCAAAAATTGCCATGGAACCGGAAAATTCACTTTAGAAAAAGAATTAAAAATAAGTGTTCCGGCTGGAGTAGAACATGGACAAAGATTAAGAATACCTGGATATGGGGTTCCAGGAAATCCCCCAGGTGATTTATACGTAGATATTCAAGTACAAATACATGATAAATTTGAAAGACATCAAAGTGGTTTATCTACTACCCATAGAATTAAATTGATTGAAGCGATCCGTGGGACATCAATCAAAATTGTTCTTCCTGATGGATTTGAATCTGAAATAAAAATTCCGCCCGGAACTCAACCGGGTGATACTATATCAATGAATGGAGTTGGAGCTCGAATAATAGGATCAAACAATAGAGGAATACTTCATATAACAATAAGTGTGGAAATACCTAAGAATATGACTGAAAAGGCCATGGGTCTTCTTGAAGAATTTGAAAAAGAAACTGCTAATCCATAGATATGACAACTATTCTTTTTCCATTAAAGTAATGAACAATTAAAGTAGAAAACTCTTCTTCTGAAGAAAGGATTGTTCCGACTTTAGTTGGTTCTCCATGCTCCCAACAAATGGGGATAGACTTTTTAGATAAAGCAACGTTTTTAGTGTTACATAATCTTCTATCAGCCATAACGCAGTCATTGAAAAATCGACAAAATTTATTAAGTTTTATCATAACTCCTACTGCAGGAGTTTTCAGATACTTTTGAAATTTGTCAGTATTCCCAAGTTTAGCTTCTTCAATGAGATCTTTTGGAATTTGAATACATTTATCGAGAACTTCTTCAATTTTGGATTTGTTTAAGTCACCCAGCATGGATGAAGAAATTTCTGCAACAAGAAGATTTTCCCCGGTACTACTTAACTTCAGTGAGTATTCATTGAATTTCATTGATCATTTCTATATCAATTTGTGTGTCTTCTACATCTTCCATTTGTTTTAATAGTTGCTTTAAAACTTGATTAAGTCCTACTCCTTGCTTTCTATCATTATCCCAATGAACCTCATCTATGACTCTGCAAAATTTAATATAATCTCTCATTGAGCACTTAGTCTTAATTCTCTTAAGTTTAGACTCTAAAATTTCAAGCATTTTTGGGACGTCGTTCCAATTTTTAGAAACATACTTGTCTCTTTTAATTCCAGTTTCATCTGGGATATCGATCCCTTCTGGAACCATCGGTATTTTAATACCGAATCTGCGCTCAAGGTCTTTGAGCGCATCCATGAACCCAACACTTTTAAATTTAGAAATAAACGCAGGAGAAGATGAAAAATTTAGTTTACATTTAAAACAATAGAAATTTCCCCATTTATTTTTCCCTACAGGGGCATAATATCTAGCAGAAGGACGATTATCTTGGCCATGGTTTGGTAAAGGACATTTAATTTGATAATCAGTAAACTTATCAACTAATTCTGTCCCATTTTCAATTAGAGAATCAAAGATCGAATATTTATCATTAACAGCTTCTATTCTTTTATCTATCCAAATTTTCATTTCTGGATTTCTAAATGTTTTTCCCATAATTTACATTACATTTTCTGTCAGTCATACATACTATTCCATATCGACCATTATTTGGAGCTTCATTTATATTTATTCGAACTTTTGAACCAACTTTTATCATAGGAGCATGTCACTTGCGCTCAATGAAATCTTACGGGATGCTTCAAGCAAACGATCATTAGTCATATCTAGCATTCCAGTCTCAATAGCGCGCATTCGTTTTGATTGCCAAATAATTTTCCCAACCATTCGTTCGAAAAGCTGATTTTCACGATTTTTAAGGTTCCCAAGATAAAATTTTCCTTCAGCACGAAGAGCATCATTCAAATAGGTGTAAGTTAGAACATCTGCCGATTTCTCAACTTCGTTCGCGTATTGTATAGCGGCAAAATCATATCGACCGTCATTCTTATCTGCTCGGAGTTTTCCTTGTCGATTGATTTGAAAAAGAGCCAAAACTGGAACTGCTCTTCCTCGAGCAAAATTTAAAGCAAGAAGTCTTGCTTCGCGTACAACGCTATTGACTGATACAACATGATCATTTGATCGATGTTTAGGATTTACAAGACCTAAGTGGTCTATTACTATCCCATCACAGTCATATTTGTTATGGAACATCTCAGCTTTTCGACGTATGTCACCAATATTTACTTCTTCTGAAGGACGCCAAACATAAAGTTTTCCTTTACATGTGGCATGGAAATCTTGGGCGATGATTTTGAATCGTTCTTTATCTCGGGGATTCAACAATCCATCGCGCACATCTCTATAGTCAAGACCAATATACCCGTCTTTCTTGTTCCACTCAGTAACAAATTTTCCGTGGGAAGAATGGATAACATAAATTTGGCGTCTTAATTGCTCATATGGCATTTCTAGAATTGCGTAGAAAATGTTTTTTCCATAAATCATTGCGTTGTTATATGCGTAGTTTAAAGCTAACGAAGATTTAAGCTCGCCTGCAAAACCAGCATGAATCCAATATTCTCCGCGCTTATGACCCCGACACGCTTGGTCAACAGGATCGAGTCCGAAAAGATTTCTATTTATATATTTCCCTTGTTTTTCTAGTTTCTCGTATTCATCTAAAACTTCGTTAACATCGTCCGCAACAACGCCTTCAAGTTTTTCACCTGATTCAACTCTCGTGAAATTATGGAGACTTTCATAAACATAATTAACAGCGTCGTTTATTCCGCGAAGTATTTTCTTTCCGTTTACTGGTTTTTCTAAATTTCTCCCATGCTCTGCAATAACTGAAGCATCACGACAAACCAGACCGAAATTTCTTATTTGTTGCTGTTCAAGTTCAGCACGAACAATAGCTAGATAGTTCGTTTTTATGAATGGCTGAGACTTTTTAATCTCATTTATTCTAGTAACAACATCAATTTCGTCTTTTTTCTCAAAATACTCTTGCACCAGACTAACATCTGGTGGCGATTGCATTTGCCCGTAAAACTTCTCCAAGTATTCATGAATTTTTTTGTCTTCTTCAGTATGAAACTCTAAATTATGTTCTTGAAACTTGATCCAATTTTGTAAACAATCATCAGCATCGGGGGAGCTCCCGATCTGAATCAAACCCCTTAAAAGCCTGTCCATTATTCGTTCCTTTGGAAAGGCTTTTTCTTCAAACCCTTACCGTACATACTTAAAGAACCCTCTAACGGTTCCTCATCAGGGATTGATTTTATTCTTACTTTAGGTTTTGGTTCTGATTCTGATAGCACCGGCCCCACAACTCTGGTTTCACCAGAGTTAATAGGATTAACAGATTCTGGGCGAAGAACATTCGGATTCATAATTTGTCGAGGGGTGACTCTTGGGATAGATATTTTTAAAATTGAACTTTGAATTAGATCCATGACTGAATCTGAATAAGCAAAACTAGAGTTAGAAAAAGGTTTGTCCATATCGGAAAAAATCCAAATCGGCATTGATTTATCGAGTCTATATGAGATCGCCTCTTCTAAAGCCCCGGAAGCTGCTTTGTTCTTATATGAAAGCTCATTTAATTTGACGATAGCAAGAAACGGAGGACTCATCAGATCTTCTAGGTTGTTATAAACTGCAGCGTCCTCATCTTTCATGGCCTTTCTAGCGTTAGCAGACTTTGAACCTACGAAAACATCAACAATTTCTCTTTCTCCTATTAATTTTATGAATTTATTACTATGCTTAATCATAGCAGCTTTTATTATGGCTTTCATATCTGGCCAAGACGAAATTATGAAATAAGATTTGTTTATTTCGTCTATGATTTTTAATGAAATATGTCCAGGAAGAACTTCACTATTTCGTACATAAGGAGGCATAGAAGCGGAAATCCTTCTAATAACAGAACATTCACATTCATATAATTTTCCCTCTTTTTCTATGGCCCCGATGCCGTTACACGTTTTACAAACATCAATCATTGAGATACATTACACTAAATTTCTACCGAAATTATTGAAATTTTATCTTCTTCTACTACGGGTTTCTTTTTTGAAGGATGAATCTTTTTTGAAGATTGAATCTTCTTATTTGTTTTATCGAGGAGAGTTCCTTTATCTCCAGCATTTCTGCCAGAACGTATTTCATGGAAAATATCCATGGCTCCCATATCTTGGGTAAATTTCAAACCTCCTGGAAGGTTATCACCTGCAACTTTATCCGCTAAATGTTTCTTAGAACGAAGGGCTTTAATTACATGTTGATCTATGGTCTTTTTCCCGTCTTTCTTTTGAGCAAGCAAGTGGGTGGCTACGACTGAAGTATGGACACTTCCAATCCGGATCATACGTCCGATTATTTGTAAATAATCTCCCCAACTCCACGGGGAATCGAAGAAAATCATATGCTCCGCTGAATGAAGATTAATAGATTCAGACCCTGCAGTAGTAATCAGAATAACATTAACTCCAGATTCCATATTTTGGAACGTGTTTTTTGCTTGTTCACGAACTCTCGGGTCATTCTCTTTTCCAGTAATCCTTACATGTTTAATTTTTGCTTCTTCAAACAATACGCCGATCCGGCTAACCATTCTCTCAAATCGAGAAAAAATAATAACTTTCTTCTCGTCAAGTTCGTCCGAAAGAAGCTCAAGAAGGATTTCTTCTTTTGAAGATTTTCCTTCAAAAGGATTACCATCAGCATCAGCGATTAAACATGGGGAATTCACGGCTTGTTGGCAAAGAACTAGTGAAGCTAAAACTTGCCCGGCGTTATTCTCATCTTCATCCTGCGTAAGGACTCCAGACTCTGCTAAATCATATAATTCTTCTTGTTCATCAGTAAGTTCGCATATAAGTTCACGAGTTATGAGATCTGGGAGTTCTTTGGCCACTTCGTGCTTCTTTCTTGATAGATAATACGGCTCAATCTTTGAAACAAATTTATCGAGATTCTTATATCCTACAACTATCGGGACCTGGCGGCCTCTTCCGATGGATTGCATTTTAGTAACACAGTATTCATTCATGAAATGAGTTACTTTAGGAAAAAGCGTCGGTTGAATGATACGAAACAACGAGAAAAACTCCATGAGTCTATTTTTAACCGGAGTAGCCGTCATCCCGTATACACGGTTACACTCCATAGATAGTTCTTTGGCTATTTCATGAATTTTTCCCTTATAGTTTTTAACTTTGTGAAATTCGTCAAATGTAACCAAAAATTTCAATTCCTGATTATTAACTTTGAGTTCTTGAATTCTATCTAAAATTCCGGGAACTCTTCGAACTGGATTAGCTAGAGTATCAGCTTTTTCAAATTCAGACCGAGCAGCTTCTCTTCCATTCTTTGCATTAAGTATTGATTCTATTTCTTCTTTATCGGCAAACTCGTGGATATTATCAGATTCTCCACGGATCAACTTAGATATGGACTCTTTCAATTCATATGAAAGATTCTCAAAATAAATATCAAAACGAACTCGAGCTTCTTCAAATTTTAACTTTGATTCTTCATATTTAGCTTTAAATTCTCGGGCTTTTTGTTTAGCCTCCTTAATTTCAGGACCCTTTATTTTTTCTCCAATGAGATTTTCTTTTAAATCTCGAAGAAGCATATCATATGTCATAATAAGAAGACGTTTTTTACTAGAGTCATGATTGAAAAAATCGTCATATAATTCTTGTCTTTTTCTCGGATCACCATTTACAGTAACAGTTTCAATACCTTGTAAAAATTTATGAGTTTCAGCTTCCCACTGAAAAAGGGATGATTTGTTAGTTACAACAATTGGTATGTAAGTCGGTTCTACCATCCATATATAACCGATAGTAGTTAACAATTCAATCGTTTTGCCAAGTCCAGTGTCGTCACCTAAAATATGCTTAGGGGACTGAAGAAGATTCATTATCCCTTGTTTTTGATAATTTCTAATTACGACTGGCCTTTCAACCCCATATTCATCCATAAATACGTCCCGAAGATATGGGGACGGTTTTAATTTTATATCTTGTTTTTCTCTAATTCTCCGAATCTCTTCGATAGCGTCTGACATGTTCAATAACTTACAATTGTTTAATATATCCGTATTTTTTCAGAACTTCATTCGGGCAAAAAGCAGTTTCTTTCAAATTTTCTGTTAAAACTTGGACTTTATTAAGATCCATCTTTAAAAAATTAGACAAAATATTCATTGTTATGTTTTGTTCTAAAACAAAATCTTCATATTTAATTTTTAAGAAATTTTTTGGTTTTGGAGTAGCTCGAACAATTTCTTCTTGATATATCCAACTTTCAAGTCTCTCATTTATTTTAGCAGTCATTTTTAAATGGGGTATACTTTCCCACACAATATGTTTTTTCGACAGTGAAGGAATTTGGAATTTCGGTCTCATTATAGATCCTTTAATATTAAATTTAGACAAATCATCAGTTATATGAGGACCCGATGTTGAACCTCTAGGGTCACGGACCCAATGAATGTAGTATGCTTCTGGAAACATTTTATATATCCAGGGTAAAGCTAAAACAGTTTCGGGCAATTTCCACCCCTTTTTTGGGTGGTGACTATTTAAGACTGGATCAAGGTACTCACGAACTAGTTTTGTAAATTCTTTTGGGACCTCTGAATTTATGAGAGGAGAAAAGTCCCATTGAGAATTCCCGATATAATCAACAAAGTTTCCCGCTAAACTAACGGCTTCATACATCTTTTTAGCAGGGACTAAATCTCCTGAATTATTCATCGGGCCCATATAAACCCCGGATTGAGATAAAGTTGAACTGGCCAAACGGGTTCCACTGTGGCCTCTTCCGATAACTACAACAAGCATACTATGACTATACAGTAATGACTTAAAAAATGACTTGGTAAAGTATACTCATGAGAATTATTAAAAGACCGGATACTATTATTCCAATAAACGGAACAAACAACAACTTCGGAATATCCGAGTTCATCAACTTCTTACTGAATTTAGACGAAAGATTCAATAAAGATGGTATTGGAGCCCGTTCGGCTTTCAGAATAGAAAAAGCTTGCAAAGTAGAAGGAGATATTAAGCTTGAAACTAATGACTGGACAAAATTGAAAGAAGCCGCTGAAAAACCTTCAAACGGATATGGAATATCACCGGCTCGTCTTGTAGCGCCATTCCTTGATGCTATAGAAGAAGCTAAAGAAGAATAGTATTTTCAATAACTGAAGTAAAACGTTCGCTCCAATCGTCATATTTACGAGTGGAGGCTATTTCTAAAGAAAGACCTGATAAATCTTTCTGTAATTGTTTTGATTCGATTAGTTTAATTATTCCAGCTCGTAAACTGTTGATATTATACTCAACATAAATTGCTGCTTCTTTACATGTATCTATATTTCCTGGGACTTTTGTTACAACACAAGGAAGCCCAGTCGCCATCGCTTCCAATAAGGCGAGAGACATTCCTTCATTCTGACTTGGAAAAACAAAAATATCCGCTGATCTAAGATATTTTATTATTTCTTCTTCTTTTTTTATACCAAGAAATTTAATATTTTCATGTCTAGGTTTGATTATATTCCCATCACCAATTAACCAAAGTTCGCATTTTAAATTTTCAACAGCTTGAATTAAAATATTTGTTCCCTTATGAGAACCAAATTGTCCACAATAAATTAGTATAGGAACGTCTCGAGTAAGATCGTTATCTTTTGGCCCTGGGATGAAACTAGGTCTAGCGACATTTTCAATCAACTCAACTTTTGATCTCAGTTGCTTAAACATTTTCCAAGCATGTTCGGCAACCGTTACTAAAACATCGTAATCTTTATATACAAAAGCTGTTTTTTCAGAAACTTCTGTTATTACATGCGATATTTTCGGAACACGAAGCCATGGCCATTGATCTCTAGAGTAAATAATGCCAACTGAAGCTTCTTTAATTGTATTTCGATTGTCAATCCAATTTATTTTATGTTTTGTTGCATTTTGTAACATCTGCCCAACTATTCCAGCTCCTCCCATCAAACAGTCTGCCCTGTTTGATACTATGTGAACTGCGTTTATTTGCATAATTGGATTAAAGTTTCTACTGATCGATTAACTAATAACGGTTCTATCCACCGTTCTGCATTTTGATCCGATGAGAAGAAAGAACGCCACAGAGTTTGATACAGCATGTTTGCATCGTCCGGTATAGGTTTTTCTTCTTCCATACGGTCCCCCGGACGTGGTTGTGTAATCATAATCGGTATGGATGTGTCACCTATCAATTCAGTAGCTAAATCTAAAATTCGTGTTAACTTACCAGGCACATAAAACATGTCCTTACCAAGAGACAACTGAACAGCACGTAAAATAGAAACGCAAGCATTATTTAAGGAAACAAAATAACGCGTCATATTTGGATCAGTAACTGTGACAGGTTGTTTGTCGGATATTTGTTTTTTAAACAATTCAACAACATTACCAGATGACTCATACACATTAACGAGTCTGATGATTGAGTATCCAGAAAGCAAAGTATAAATTTCTGCAGCTCGTTTTGAATATCCAAGAACATTTACTGGATTATTTGCCTTATCCGTGCTGATCAATAGCATTTTTGGCACAGAATATTTACGACAGGCTAATACGACATTTCTAGTACCTAATGTATTGATGTTTATAGCTTCGTCTACATGACTCTCTAAATAATCAACATATTTATTTGCTGCTGCATGTATAACAACACGAGGTCTATAATGACCGATAACTCGCTCAACTTCGCTTATGTCACAAATATCAACGCGTCTACCATGGGTTTCTCGAATATCGAGCTTAATGATTTCTTCAAAAAGAGGTTCATGCAAAAAAGTAGAAAGAGACTTACATAATGCGGAACCAATACTACCACAAGAACCAGTTACGAGTATCATGTTAACGCTTCAGCTAAAATTTTAGATAAGACTTTATGGTCGAAATATTTTTCAGCAATTTTACGGTTTTCTGTTCCCATTCGTTGACGCTCATTTGGATCGTTCTGTAACCACATAACACCATCCAAAAACTCTTTTTTTGTTCTAGCACAAACACCTTGACATCCATACTGATCGAAAATTTCTCTATTTGCTCCAACGGAGGAAGATACAACTGGCAAACCTGCTGCCATATACTGAATTATCTTAAAGGCACACTTACAACGAGTCCAATCATTATCAGGAAGAGGAGCAAGACCGATAGAGCACCCTAAAAGACCTGAAGTCTGAGTTTCATTTGACCAAGGAATGAACGTGGAATCTACATTCCACCTTGGCTTTAAATCACAAATAACTCGAACTTGGTTAGTTTTATTAAGAACATCACTAAACCCGGTTAAATAAGGAACTGTCGAAGACGAACCGGTCCATACTAAGGGACAAATTTGATCAGAGTGTGTATTAGTTTTATATACACTAGTGTCTACGCCAGTTCTCCAAATACGGACGTCTTTAGCCCCTGCCGTTATGGCTGCTTCTGCTAAAGAATCGCAACCGGCTAAAACTATTTTAGTTCGTTTAATCGTATGTTCAAAAATTGCTTTAGGACATAGTAAATGCACACCATCATCATAGTCGTAAACAAGAGACTCTTGCCTATATAAAACTCTATGCGCCCAAATTTTATTTGATGTCGATTTATGAACGATTTTAATTTGTAACGATTTTAAAAATGGTTCTACTCTTGCTTTATACGACGGACAATTTCCAACACGATCAGTAATGCACTCAATCATTCTTATAAAAATAACCCATATGTTTGTAGGTCCGTTACAGCTTGACCCAGTTGGTCAGGGCGCAGGGTGCTTCGAGAAGTAGTCTACGGTCAGGTGCGTGAAGGTTGCCGTAATTAAAACAGCCTCCAGTTTCCGATCACAGGGTCGTACCAGACAGTTACGGTCTCATCTTGCAAAAGAACACGGTTGGCGGCGCCTATTAGCAAGAATCTATTAGAAGCGGTGCTGGACCCGCTAGCATGTACTAGCGTGATGTTGTTAGCACCAATGTTGCATAGTCGTTTGACTGTATTAGAAGATGCCGCAGCATCCAGCCCTGTGATGTTGAAGGCGCCGCCAGAGGACGTTAGCCTCAACATCTCAGACTTGTTCCAGCCGGTTGGCGCGTAGTCGTTTTGACTGGCAGTGATTGTCGGTGAGATCACAACGTAGTCAGCGCCGCTGGCGATGATGCCCCCACCGGAGGTGGAGTAACGAAGATACGAGCCATCTGCCGGTAGCGGTGAGGCCAAACTGGCGACAACGTTCAGCCCTCTAAGCGCCTTGACTTCGACTGTCGTGTCCAGCCTGAAGCCGATGTCTCCTTGAACAAGGACATCTCTCCATATAGGGCCAATTCGAGCGAGGACCGATCCGGTTCCCGTTCCGGTTTGAGTAAGAGTCACCCCTTGCAGCTTAGCTATCGATGATACTCCGAACGCATCGACTACTATGTCGCCTGATGCAGCAACCCAATCGGGGCTCGTAGGACTTGTGATCTGGCGAAGTGTTATCGTCGCCGCTGCTAGCGCACTGGCTTCTAGTATCGTCTGGCCAACGACGTTGCAGAAATACAAAGACGAGGCAAGTTGAGCTATCGTAACCGGATAGGGAGACCCGATAGGGACTCCAGCACTGCTCGCTTCAGGGTTGCCTACCAAATCAGACCTAAACAGTTCGCCTAGAGTAGTGAGTTGGTTCTGAGCCCACACAAAAAGCTTTAAGAGTGTCGGCTCATAGAACGTTGATATCGGACTAAGGAAATATGCCGAGTAGTCAAGCGTCGTAGTAACGCTTAGTGGATTGACTGCTAGGTCAAACGCCTTCTGGTCTGCGAAAGAAGACGCCCATACTGCATTGTCCCCCAACGAAATCCAATCGACATTGGATATAGCCAGCGTGTCATCCACCGTGTTTCCAGTCAGCTCGATCCGATCAACGTTGCCGGTTGACACCACGAACAACCTTGGACCGCTTCCGCCGTAGTGCGCCGCATTCGGGTCGTACACAAGGGCGCCCAATGACCCAATGACTCCGGTCGTAGCAACCGTAGCTGTAGGAGCTGCTGGTGATGAAGCTAGGTAACGGTTAACTGAGTCCGTAGCGTTGTCTGATACCCAAACGTTTCCGTTCTCATAGGCGATTCGTCCGGTCGGATTAGCTGTCCCAGAAATTGGGTAAACAACGAATGACCCTGGGCTGCTAACAGGTATCTTGACCAGGGAGACAAGGCCGGTGATGAAACCGATTGTCCACAGGTTTGCAGATCCATCGTACACAAGGTCACTTACGGTGTCTGCAACAGCACCCAAAATGACCTGACTCACAAGATTACCTGTGGCGGGGTCAGTGCTGTTTATTGTAGGTACAGCAGATACCGCTAGATTACCTCCCGTAACCCAAACCAAGCCGCCCGCAACAGCACACCCCACAGGATATGCGGGTGCTGGTGGTGTACCGGAAGGAACGCTGAGTATGCTAGATCCGGGGCTAGCTTGGTCAGGGTCGGATGCGTAGGTAGAGTATTTGTTGGGCATGTTGTCCTACTCAGATGTTCTTGACGGCTTCCAAAACTGCTTGCCAGTCGATGTTGGTCGCAGCCACTCCCGTTACCTGCACGAGAATGTCGGTTCCACTGATTGTGAGGGTGGCATCCCACGAGGCTGTGTCCTCGTTCTGAGCTATCACCAGGGTACTGCCCACCTGGGTAATCGTCCCGCCAGTTCTCCGGAAGGTGCCCGTGAAGTAGTAACCCGCCGCTTCCGTGAAGTTGTCCTTCAGGCCCGTCACTTTCACCAGCAATTGGACAGCACGGTCATTGACGCTCAAACCCGAGTACGTGATGATCGTGGTGGCGGTGGCATCGGTGGTCTGGACCGTGGCCCGCTGCAAGGCACCGTTGAGGCCGACCATAGACCTGAGATTAACGGCATCCTGATCAGAGGTTTGATCCCCAACAATGGTGATCCTCCCACCCGCAACACTGACCACACCAGCGGTACCGGATCCGGTCTTGGCTCCGGGAGTAAGGGTGATGGTTCCCCCGTTCCCGTTTGTGCTGGTAGCAGCTCCAGCGGTGATGCCTATAGCTCCACCGTTGCCTGTTAGACCTGCTCCGCTGGTCCCTGCCTGGATCGTGATGTCCGGCCCGCTACTGGTCCCGGCTGAGTTGCCTGACTGGATCTGGATTGTCCCCGCTGCGTTGTTGGTCGCGGGGGCATCTGGAGTGGTGACAGCGATATTACCTGTAGCACCGTTCGTGGAGGCCCCTGTGGTGATGGCGATGTCCCCACCTTTACCCGAGGTTGCCCCACCAGCTCCACCCGTGAGGGTGGAGCTGCCTCCAACACCCGTAGCTCCAGCACCGCCTCCGGTAACCTGTGCATCTCCACCGGCTCCTGTGCCAGCGCCAGCACCACCCCGAACCCTACTGACACCTCCTGCCCCGTTCATAGCTAGTGATGCCCCGCCTCGGATCTCAGCTACGGCTCCATCACCTGTGGACCCTGTGCCAGAAGCACCTGCTTTGACTAGGAGTAATCCTCCGGTTGAGGTGCCAGAACCAGCACCCGCCGAGATGTTAACAGCACCACCTAGGCCGCTGGTGCTGAGTGCTGCCCCAGCGGTGACAGTGATCCCTCCACCATCACCCGTGGCACCAGCCCCAGAAGCTCCTGCGGTGATGGTGACTTGCCCAGCGGTACCTGTGCCGGTAGCGACACCAGCCGTGACAGAGACGCTGCCACCTGTGTTGTTGCCACCGACTGCGGCAGCACCCGTGAGGGTGATAGCTCCACCATTGCCACTGACGGGCACACCTCCTAGTACAGATACGCCACCGCCATTGCCCGATGTGGACCCGCCCGGGCCACCCTTGATGGTGGTGACTCCACCAACCCCGGTCGAACCCCCAGTTCCGGAAGTGATGTTGACGACCCCACCAGTGGTTCCCCCTGTGCCGCTGGAGCCAGCGGTCATCGAGATATTGCCGGGTGTACCAGTGGAGACAGAATCCCCAGCGTTGAGAGTAAGATCCCCTCCGGCTGCTGTGCCTCCCTGACCCGCACTGCCTTGAATAGTGACAACTCCACCCGCTCCAGCAGTCGGGGTTCCTCCTTGAACAGTGACCGCTCCAGCCGTTCCGGATGGGGTTCCACCGCCTGAGATCGTAATGGCCCCACCGTTGCCTGAGGTCCCGCCTGCACCACCCGTTAAGGTGACTAGACCACCTGCGAATGTAGCGGCCCCTGCTCCACCTTGGATTGCCGCATCACCACCGACAGCACCCACACCGGCTGCACCCAGTAGCTTGTCGCCTGAGGTCAGGATGATGTTGTGTGCGCTTGTGGTGTTTCCAACACCGAGGACTGCTGAGAGAGAGGAGGCAGCGGCACTGCCCAATGCGAAATCAGTCCCAGCGGAGTCTGTGAAGAAGAGTGTCGTGGGTCCTGTGTTCTTGACCCAGATCGCTCCCTTGCTTGCACCGGGGGCAGCGGGAACGGCAGCGACTTGGTCGAACTGAATCTCGGATCCAAGCCCAGTGATTTGAACGGTACCTAGAGTACCCGCACCATTCTTGTTGCCTGGATGGAGAACAACATTTCCACCCGAACGAGCATTGGAGGTATCAACACCATCTCCGGCAGTGAGGTTGATGGAACCACCATCCCCGTCAGTTGTAGTACCAACTGTGAGGTTGATAGCTCCACTAGGCTGTCCACCAGCTCCGGAACCACCGTTACCAGAAGTGAGAGTGATCGAGCCAGCCGTGGAGGTTGTGCCACCGTTGCCAGCCTTGACGGTGACGTTACCGGCGGACCCCGCGGAGACACCGTTTCCGGCTGTGATCGCTACAGTACCGCCTGCGCCTGCACCTGTGGCATTCCCGGCTGTGAAGGTTAAGCCACCACCATCTTTGTTCGAGCCAACGCCATTCTTGGCGAGGAGCGAGATGGCTCCACCGTTACCAGCAACCGGAGTTCCTCCATTGAGGGTGACATTGCCAGCATTCCCTGTTGAGGTACCGCCAGCACCGGCTGTGATGTTGACGTCGGCAGCAAATCCAGTAGCCCCACCTCGGCCAGCAGTGATGTCAACGTTAGGGGCTGTTCCTGAGCCAGAGGCGTTGCCCCCTGTAATGGTGACCCCACCACCGGAGTTGTTGCCCCCTACGGCATTGGCCCCTAAGAGGGATACCGCTCCCCCCGCTCCAGATATGGGTGCTCCACCTTGAACGATAATAGCCCCACCGTCCCCGGAGGCCGACCCACCAGCTCCACCTGAGATTGTAGTTAAGCCACCGACCCCTGTAGTTCCACCGACTCCTCCTGTGAGGTTGACTGCTCCTCCTGTCCCAGAGGTATTCCCGTTACCCGCAGTGATGCTGAGGGCAACTCCCGGATTCGTCGCAACTTGTCCGGCAGCCGTCTTCAGGATGTTGCCCGAAGATAAGATGACATCGGTACCTGTAGTGTAGGCATCCGTGCCAGTCGTGTTCCCAGAAGTCAGGACAGACGCAAGTGTCCCACCCCCACCACCGGATAAGACGTCGAAGTCAGTTCCGGCGCTGTCTGTGAAGAACAACTTTGTGGGAGCAGTGTTCTTGACCCAGACTGTCCCCTTGCTTGCACCCGAGAACGGAGTGCTGGCTTGTTCATCAAGAACAAGTCCTGTCGGATCAATCAAACCATCAACAGTGAGTTTGCCTACAACGTGAACGACTCCACTAACCCCCGATCCAGTTCCAGTCCCTGGAGTGAGAACAATGTTTCCGCCGTTCCCGTTCACACTAGTAGCGTTCCCTGATGTTAAATTTATTGCGCCACCGTTGCCGGTGGCACCTCCTCCGCTATCACCGGTTATAACTATAAATTGCCCACCGTCACCGGTTCCAGTACCAGAACCGGTTTGGAGACCTAATAGTCCGCCAGTTCCATTAGTGCTGATTGCGTTATTAGCCGCTATCCCTATTGTCCCACCATCACCAGTAGCACCAGCTCCGCTAGTTCCAGAATGAATTGCTATACTACCACCATTAACGGCCCCGTTCCCAGGTGCGGCAAGTAAACCAATGCTTCCTCCTGAAAAACCGGGAGCAGCTGTGCCACCTGTTAAAGCAATAGTTCCGCCAGCATCGTCTGTTGAATTAGCAGCATGAATAAGAAAAACACTTATACCACCAACTGTGGATTGATCTTTTTGTCTGATTTCAACTATGCCTGTAGGAGCACTACCATATTCAACTACAGTCGCTGGAAAACCTGGGGCTAGAAAAGTATTTGTCACCCCTTCTGGGTCATGGTTTATAAATGATGATCCTCCAGATGAAGTTCTGAAATCAATAGTCCCGAAAGCGATTGATTGATCTGTGAGTTCTAATATTATATCTCCACCAACACCGGCTCCACCCCCGCCTCCGGCAATGAGAGAAATATTTCCACCCTTAGTGCCCCCGGAAACAGCAGAATCTGTTTGTAATGTTATGTCACCACCAAATTCTCCAGTCCCAGTAAAAACTGTAAAATTTCCGCCTCTACCAGTTCCAGTGCCACCACCATTGCCCGTTATTATTGTTAAATCGCCACCAGTGGCGGCAGCAGATAGTGGATCTGCGGCACCAGTGGTTATGTTTATCGGTCCACCATAATCATCATTAAATGTGTCGCCTGCGACAATATTAATTATTCCACCACCAAATGCGGCTCCTCCTGTAGCTGAAGAATCACCGGCTAGTATATCAATATTTCCGCCAGCACCTGAAAAAGTTCCGCCCCCACCGCCCCAAACATTTACTCTTGAACCTACTCCGAGAATTCCCTGATCACCACCAATTATCTCAACTCTTCCTCCCCTTGAATATGGAGAAGCAGATTCACCACCAATCACTCGGATTTTTGACCCTAAATCAATTCCATTATTAGCATCGCCACCAGTTATTGTAACGCTTGCTCCGTTTCCATCAGTGGGGCCAGGACCTTTACCTATGCCCGCAAAAATTTCTATATCGCCACCGATATTGGAGCTATCATTACCGCCATACGCGGTTATTTGTCCAGGAGTTGAAGTACCACCACCGTTAGGATCACCACCGCGAAGAATGGCAGGCCCTCCGACTCCATTTATAGAATCGCCACCAGTGACAAAAATCGTTCCACCAGTAAATCCGGTGTCCGCCGAACCGGCAGTGATGTTAGTGTTACCACCACCAGCCCCGTTCCCTGTTCCGCCCTGAATTACAAGATTGATCCCGGAATCACCAGGATTTTGTCCAACAGCTGTAGATATAATATCCCCGTCAGATATTATTATATTAGAACCAGGTGTATAAGCATCAACCCCTGTCGTATTACCAATAGCTAAAACGGATGTTAAACTTGAAGCACTGCCAGATAAGACGTCCCAATCGACTCCAGAACTATCAGTGAAAAATAATTTTGTGGGCGAAGTATTCTTAACCCAAACAGTCCCTTTATTTGTTGGTGGGGTAAATGGAGAAGATGCTTGTTTATCAAGAACAAGCCCTGTCGGATCAATCAGTCCCGTGACAGTGAGTTTTCCATTTATTAAGACAACGCCGTTGGTTCCGGTTCCTGTTTTGGAACCGGGGTTGAAAATGATGCTACCACCACTACCGTTAGTGCTGAGAGAATTCCCGCCGTTAACAGTAACACTCCCGCCGTTTCCTGCAGCTCCGACTCCAGAAGCTCCGGCCGAGACACTAGCGTTTCCACCACTCCCGTTTAAAGCTGCGCCAGCTTGGAGCGATACTCCACCACCAGTTCCACCAATAGTTCCACCAATTCCACCGAAAATATTAACGAAACCGCCTGCTGCAGTTCCGTTTCCGTTGCCTGACTGAACTAATAAATTGACTCCAGGATTACCAGGAAACTGTCCACCAAGTGTTCTTATAGCGTTTCCAGTAGATATAATAATATCTTTTCCTAAAGTATAAGCGTCAGAACCAGTCGTGTTGCCATTCGTTAATGTTTGGAATAAATTAACTCCACCACCGGGAGGTGGTGGAGGGGACACTGGTCCCGGAGGGCCGGGTGGACCTTGGAATCTCCCAAGAGTAGAAGCGGTTCCGGGTCTTCCAATTCGAAGAGTGAACGAATATGAGAAAAAATAAGTAGGGGTTGTATTCGAAGGAGTTGTATATTTAATTAATGAAATTTCATTTATGACGAATGTCCCCGGGACAATCCCTAATTGTCTAAAAACTTCAGTTGAGTTAGCGACTAAAGTGTTTAGAGGGGATTGTAACGCAGCGTCGGAGCTCATTATGACGAGAGCTTCGACCAAATCAAGAGAAGATATTTTTCGGGTCGCTGATATGGATATGGCCATGCTAAACTAGCAAGGCCACGAAAGTTCTAATCTCGATCAGAAGCTAAAATAAATACCGGTCAAATTCCCGAGGGTGAACCCATCATACCTAATAGAAAAATTAGAAAATCCACCAAAATTTTTGGTAATATCAACACCAGGACCGATTCCGAATGAGCGGGCTCCAGCGTAAATACTTAAATTTACTAAATTCACGTGGAAAAAATCAAATCCGATCCCAAAGTCCATTCGTTCCGGAACGGTCAAATTTTTCTTGAAAATCTCCGGGATCAAGAATCCGGCTTGAGCTCGGATTCTTAGTCGGAACATCGGATCAGGAGGCTTCTCCCGATAGTATACTTGAATAGGAAGAGTAACTTCCATGTCACGATCTATGGTATCTCCTATTTTTAATTTTAATTTAATAGGTTTTGTACTCCCTCCGTTAATATATACTCTATTTTCCCAATCCCTCACGATGATTATGGGGTCTTTAGATATGATTTGGGCTGGAGAATTCTTAATATTTTCTAATTCTTCAACAACCTTTCGGAGTTTTTCCTTTTGATCTTCAGTAAGACAAACTCCTCCGGGCGGTGGTTCTTGGGCAAAAGCCGAAGAAGTGGCAAGGAAAGCCAGGAGAAATATTCTTTTTATCATAATGCACCGATAATAGACTCGACCTCATCCTTAGACAATAGTTTAGCTATCTCAAAGTGCATGCCGTCAAGCCTTCCATTTTCAAAACCAGGTCTTCTAAAGTGGCCTCCCCAGTATAAACCCAATTTATTTGCTATGGGAACTAACTCTCGAATAGATCCGGTTTTTCCAACAAGAGCTGGAACTGTATTTAGATAATTCCAAGGAACATTTATATCAAAGGCACTTCCATAACTATGGTTAGATAAAACGGTTCTAGACCCACGTATGAACCGGGCAGAATATGAACCTCCCCAAGATTTAACGAGACCTATTAAACCAGCCTTTTCCCAAGCCCTAAATACTCCGGAGAATTGATCGGCTCCGGCTTTATGGAATGGGAATTTTGTAAGATTTGAAGTTCCAAGTAAACCTTTAAGTTGAGGAATTTCAACTGAAACTATATTTTTTGAATACCAACCATCAAGTATTGTGACTGCTTCTGGGTTATCAATTGTTCCAGAAGGTTTAAACTGAAAAGCTCCGAAAAAACTTTTCTTTTGATCACCATTAAGTGGCGATAAATCAATTGGAGGCGGTGGCCAATTCGGACCATCTTTCCCACTGTAATCATCTTTAAGGACCCCATATCCTAAATTTAAAGCTTGGGCTAAAGTTAAAGGACCTACAGATCCATCGTTATCTAACCCATGAGATACTTGGAATTTTCTGGTAGCTTCTTTTGTTGCTTCATTAAAATTTCCATCAGCAGCTTCAGAAAACAACTCTTGACCTACAAGAAATTGTTCCCAAGATTTAACATCATCGCCCGTCGCGCCTAGTCTTAATACTCTCATAGTAAATCCTTGAGATGTAAGAGGTCAATTTTTGATATGCCTTTGTCGTTTGATTTAACTTCAACAACATTAGGACTTATTATAGTAACTTCACTAACATCTTTGTTCTTAACTCCTGTAGGGAGAGGTATTTTAATTTCACCCTGAGAAGGGTGAGTAACTATAACAACGTTCGGATCAGAAAAAATTCCAGGTTTCTTAATTTCTGTCGAAACAGGAGCTTGGACGAATCCTTTGTCGTCGGATTGACCGGGAAGAATAGGATTCCCTTTATCGTCTTTTCGATCAGGAGGAGGAATTGGCCGTAAGTCAGGGCTCTTCTTTCCCCAAAGAGACCCGATAAGCCCACCGATTTGAAACTTCTGACCGAAAGCGGCCAGGAAAATAGCTAAAAGAACTAATAAGACTGTTGCAGCTATTGCTAAAGGATAACGTACTGCAAATTTAAATATAGATAACCCAAGAGCTTTCAGATATTGTTTAAACTTTTCCATGCAAAACCCCGGTATAGAAAAACTATACCGGGGTTTTTGCGATAACTTTGGAGTTATGGAGTTATGGAATTATTTGGAAAGGACAACAGGTCCCAGATGTTCCACTAATACATCCCTTTGCCTTTAAATTTTGAATTTGAACAAACCCGTCAGCTCCATTGCATCCCATCCCATACGGAGTAGATGGAGTGTTTTGACTACAAGAGGCGTCAAGGTTAGGAACCCTATAACAATTATTTTGATTTCTGGTACAACAGAAAACTGATATACTACTAATGCTCACACCCATTAACCGACAATGTTCGGGAGCTTTAAACCCTGAGTTTGCACAGATCCTATTAGAGCAAGAATTGCTTAAACAGTCTATGTTGGATGAGCACATTTTCCCGACCGCACATTTTGCAGGGCTGCGGCCTCCACAATCGACGTCAGTTTCAGAAAGATTTTGAATGTTGTCTCCGTAAAATCCGCTGCACTCATAAGCATATGGATCATTTGGGTCCCCACCACATTCAGTTGCATATCCTGGCTTGCAGCCATATTCTTGATGATCATAACAGTCAAGATTGTCGTACGGGTACGGGCAGAGTCCTTGAACTAGCGGATCAGAGTTAATATTGCACCCATACCCGGAATATCCTAGGTAAGTTGGGGCACAAACAACAGCTTGGGTTTTTCCGCAAGAATCTACTGTAGTAGTAGTTCCACACTGATAACCTAAATTAGCACAAATAGACGCAAAGTTTAGAGGGTTAGGTACGCATATAATGCAAGAACCAGTAACACAAGACGTGCTTGCACAGTCAGTACCAGTCTTACACTGTTGACCATTGCTACATCGAGTAGTACATATGGTTCCACCACAGTCTATGCCTGTTTCATCTTGATTCTTGATACCGTCATTACAACTTACACACTTATTATTTTCACAAATTTCACCAGTTACGCACTGATGAAGACAACTGGATATGTTTCCACAACCATCTGGAAGTTGGCCACAAGTGAATCCGTCATTAGCACATGGTTGTGGGACACATATAGTTCCACCAGTACCAGTTGCACCACCAGTACCAGTTGCACCACCAGTACCAGTTGCACCACCAGTACTAGTTGCACCACCAGTACTAGTTGCACCACCAGTACTAGTTGCACCACCAGTACCGGAGTCTCCAGTACCGGAGTCTCCAGTAATCCCACCAGTGTTAGTAGCAACACCGGAGTCAACACCGGAGTCAACGACAACCCCACCAGTGTTAATAACAAGTGTAGTACCCCCAGTTCCAGTACCCCCAGTTCCAGTACCCCCAGTTCCAGTACCCCCAGTTCCAGTACCCCCAGTTCCAGTACCCCCAGTTCCAGTACCCCCAGTTCCAGTAACGGAGTCAGATTTAACACAAAGTGAACTTAGACAAGAAAGTTCCTTATCGCATGTTCCGTTGGGGTAACACTTGTTTCCTTCCGATCCGGGATTAACATCTCCGGAGTCAAATGAGCTTCCAGCCTTTAAACTGGAAGTGTCTGTTCCTCCACAAGCAGTCAGCAAGAGAGCGAAGTTGATTATTAGATTCTTGATTTTCATGGTGTCTCCTTAAAATCTGGTACTTAACTTCCTTTAGGATTTACGAAGTATTAGATTTTTAAACTCGTAGAGTATATAGATGGCAAAAGAAGATTTTATCGATAAACGTTTAAGCCAAACAGATGGACTAAACAAAATTTTAGGTTCTATTCAGGATAGTTTAGGAGTTATAAAACCATTTATGGATACATATCCAGAATTAGTATTGAAGTCGATAGAGGATACTATCGATAATTTGAGTATTATTCAACAAAAATGTTCAGAAAAAAATATTGAAATTCCTGATAATTTAACAGAATTAAAAAATAAATTTGAACTACTGAAATCTAAGCAACTGGAGATATCGAAATGATCCCGTTCATAATCACTAGAAAAGATATGGTTAGTTTAAAAGCCTGTAGTCCAGGGCTTGATTTTTTTAATTCAATAACTGAAAAAGACGCTGATTTAATCCTTCCAGACGGATGGACTATAATGCATAGTGCCATGCTTCATAGTCTTAACCCTGGGCACCTAAAATGGGTTCTTGAAAAAAAACTAATCCCTAATTATGATATGTCAGATTTTATTAAGAAACCAGTTTCAATGGATATGTCTTCTAATCTTGTTATATCCGATGAAGTTAGAACAAGATTAGAACAACTTCGTCAGTCCATACCTTCTAAAATAGCAGATTGATCACGAGTTATCAAGAATAGCAACATTTAGTTGCATGTATGAAGTGTTTGCATGTTCATATTTAGCAGGATTAGTAGCGGTATTTATATTTGTATAAACTCCTCTTAAAAGAGCCGTGTTAGTAATACTAGTAGCATCTATATTAAATGTAGTGACTCCAGTCCCATCTAATGAATATTTAACTTGTGCACCGGCACCATCTCTCATTTTTAATTTAATTTGTCCTGGACCATTGAAAGGTCCGACTGAACAATCATTACCAACACAAACTCCGATTATGCCTTGCTTCGCATATATTATATTGGCAGCAACCGACGTCGTACCAATATAAATCTGATCAAAGCCTGCGCCTCCATTGTTTGCTATGACAGTATTATGCGAAATGTCAACAGACGAACATATATTATTAGTCGCATCAGCCCAAAAATTGGATTTTACTTCTATTCCAAGAGTTGTACAACCTTGAATACGATTTCCTCTAATAGTTATATTGTCCCATCCAATAGGGCTATTTAATAGAACAGGAGCTGTATTATTATTACAAACTATAGAGATCGCTCCTAACGGAACAGCATTTGCACACCCGGAGATTTGATTGTCATTAATAACCAGATTAGAGATATTTCTGTTTGTTCCATCAGCTAATGTATTCCAAATAAAGAGTCCTCCACAGTTACTAATCTCACAATTCCTGATTGTTATATTTCTGTAACAATCTTGTGAACCAGTGTATATAGAATTAGGAGTCGCTCCTCCATTCAATGAAATCACATAATGAGGATTTGGAAAAATTCCTTGTATGAATTTTTCAACCAAAAGACCATCTATTGTCACTTTAGGATTGAACGAACGTGAGAATGCACTAGCATTCGGATCTAATCCAATGAAAGATCCATATAATGGAGTAACCCAGTCTCCAAGTCCTGGTAGTATAGTTCCATGTAGATTAACACGCTTTATTACACAGTTATCGGCTCTTTTAGCTGGATCTAAATCGTCAACATTAAGCGGTCTTAAACGAATTCTGTTTAATGGTGGAGCTCCTGGACCGACAGTCTTGTACTCACTAAAAGTGATCCCGTCAATATAAAGGCGTTCCCACTTTATAGCTAAATCGCCACTGTTTCCTAATTGGCTCATTCCGACAAATTTAACATTATCGATTTCTATATATTTGCTGTTTATTACCCAAGCGGACCAATCGATTGGCGGGAAAGTTGTAGGAGCGGTGTCACCCACGCCGTTCCAGAGAACATCATCACAATCAAGTGTAGCTTTACCTTGATTGACGCCAGTCATTGACGTAAAGTTGTCAAAACCAAAAAGAACATCTCTTAAAAATACTCCACCATCCTCCGACGCCCTTGTCATTGGGGATCCGAAAAACCCGTCTGAAGACGTAGCAGCTGCAACTTGCAATAAAGTAAATGGATTAAAGAATGTATTGGACGACGGAGCCAGCCATGATCCTCCATCAATCTCAAATCTAGCTATGTCGAGTCGGTATCCAGTTGTATATGAGTTACCGTTTCCTTGCGGAACATAATAAACTAAGGTGCTTATTGCTCCTGCTGCCGTATTCGCTCGAACTCGACAATTTGTATATAGAATGTTTTGTATAACACAACCGGTCCCAAGATATGAGTTAGAACCATTCGGGTTAACATCCAAAACACCAGGATTTCCTAGCATTCTATCACCACCGCCTGTGGTGCTCATCAAGTTCATTTCGCAGTCTTCAAATAGAATATCCCTGAATTTAGTTAAAGGGGTAAGAGCAGAAAATGCCGAAACTCTAAGAACTGCGTTATTTTGTCCAGAGTTAAAAGTACAACCTATTGCGCCATAAGGACCTTCAATTGCACCAGAGTTTCCAACTATCTCGATGATAGGACGATTTGCTGTGGCTGAGTTGCATGAAAAGAAAGAATCTTTCAACTGATATGTTGCATCTAGCAGCTGAATAGTTACATTTGAAAAAATGCAATCAGTGACTTTAACATTTGCACCAAAAGCGACACCAACAATAGCGAATGGAGATGCGGCTTTTGTAACAGACAAATCTTTAAAGTGAAGAGAACTGAACCCTGCATTCAATGTAGCATTTGTCACACCAGCTGCAACATTGATTACGGAAGCAACAGCTCCCCATCCTTCTATTGTGATACTTCTATTAGAAGGGATTGTGAGAGTCCCATTTATAGCGTCAATGGTGAAAGTTCCAGCCTTGAGTTTAATTTTTCCTTGGTTAAACGTGGTCTGAGTGGTGAAATAGGCGATTGCTTGGTAAAGAGCAGTAGGACCGTTAAAATCACCGAAAGAATTAACTCCATCACCACAAGTGACAGTTTCGCGAGCTTGAAGATTAAAAAGTAATGAAGTTCCGGCGGATTCTTGTTCCCAAACACGAACAGTCCTAGCGAAAGTGTTTGTTGTTAATGGAATAACCCCACCACCGCCAGCAGCTATTGTGTTTACATCATAGAAATTAAAAAGGTTGCTATCGGATCCCCAAGCAAACGGATTTCCAACATATCCTCCTGAAGCTCTCCAGTTTGCTCCGGAAGGGCCGCCTCCACCTCGTTGAATGAAGAACGGAATATTAAGAGGGTTAACGTCTCTACCTTGGCGGAAGAAGAAACCATTAGCGGCGGGGAAAGTATTATCTGGATCTACGTCAATTACGAATGTCCCAGATTTAGGAAGAGCATTCCCATTAGTTCCTGGGGTTTCAATAATCTTAGCGACAAGCGCTAACACCTCCCCAACGTCAATATTCCCACGAATAAATTTCTTGAATATTTTTGAATTCTGAACAGTTATAGTGTTTAGATATGTTGTTGGAATCTGTCCATTAACCCCAACAATGACTGGTTTTCCTACGTCTCGAAGACCAGGAGAGACTGTTAAATCGGAAACACCAACATAAGCAGACTCGTTGGCTCCAGAAGAAAGAGCGTTCGTACCGGTAGAGACTTGATTAAACTGTTCAAGAGTGGCTTCTCCAGAAGCCAGTATTTCTCCAAACTCTAGAACTTCTTGAATTAGAGAGTTTGCTAAGAAAGCAACTGGTGTCACCCAATCAAGACTCGGAGCAGAAACAAATTCTTCTGCAGAAGTATCAGAGCCATTGAAAGACCCGGCGGCCAAACCCATTCTTCCTAAGGTTTGGGCCGTACCAGATATCGCTAGCGTGAACACAGACCCACGACCTGGGTTGGAAATTGTTATTTCTGCATTTCCATAAAGATTCGCAACAGAAAAACCTCGATAAAAACCCGGGGCCAGTCCGAGTTTGTTTAAGGCCAAAGAAGGACCGGTAAAACCTTGACCGACAATTAATCTGATCGAAGACGTCCGTCCGTTACTATTATTGCTAAATATTCTTATTGTTTGGTTTGAAAAAGCGTCAGTTATGACTGACGCTGTACCTTGAACACCTATCGCTGCATTTATGACTGCAGCGACGTTAGCTGCAGTAACATCTGCAGGAGAAAAAACAACGTTTACGTTCGGGTTCCCATCTATCGAGATGGTGAAAAAGTCCGAACCGGACATATTAAACGGACTTACTCCAGCTCCGTTAATTTCGGCTCTTCCAAGGCCAGAACCGCCAGCCATCCACACAGCTGATGTCAGGGTATTTATGCGATCAGCAACCTGAGCTGTAGTAAGCCCCGGACCGGCCGGAAACGTTATAACTGTAGGCGTGCCATCAATTGTTATTGTAAACGAGTCTGTTCCATCAAGAACAGCAAAGTCATGCGGGTACAGCGGATTAGTGCTATTATTTGCATCGGTAACTACTGATCCACGGGTTGGTAGATAAGTAGCATACGATATTCTGTAACCAGTAGTCGTTTGAGTTAAACGACCATGTATGGGATGGCCGCCGGGAACTATGGGAGTGGCGAGATATTCATTAGCAACTAAAGCAAGAATAGGTTGAATTCCTGAACAATCAGTAACTAAACTTTTCCCATCAGTCGTAGAAAGAGAAACAACACCACCATAAAAATCTGGCGATTTTGTTAGCACGCCGCGAACAGGGGCGGTTGCTCCGGTAACGGTTCCAGGAACCATTCCGAGTTTAGTAAGAGTTCCAGGAACTCCATCGGAGAGAACGATTTGGGAAGTTAACCCAATGGTCGGGGACTTTAAAAGAACTCGTCCGTTTAGATTTCTGGAAAAATTTGCAGGTATTCCTACGGTTCCATTTATTCGAGACGATATTGTAGAAGCAGTTGTATCGGTTCCAGCGAATGTAACAAGAATTGGGAAACCGGCATCAACCGTTATATTTATACTGTCTCCAGCTAAAATAGTAAAAGATTCAGTATTGGTTCCAAAAACAAAAGCCGGGGTATCTACCTGAGCGCCACCGGGCGTGTCAGTGATTAAATACGGATTTATGGTGGCAGTTAATATATCAGTAAAGGCAGTCCCCGGAGTTACCGTATAAGAAAACGGTGAATGTTTTGTGTTTACAGACTTGATTTGTTCTTTACGCGGCATTGTCATAATGACACCTGACTTTCACTTTCATAAATTTTTTTCATAATTCCTTCATCCATCCAAATCTATAAGAGACTTCATCACAGAAGTATGTACCAGAGCTCAATCTGGTCTGTAGTGATCAAAGCTGGGTTGGAACCGCTAACTATGTAAGTGACGACCAAATTATATGGGCCCCCAACAGTATAATTTGTTCCGTAGTCAAGTTTAACGCCGTTTACGAACATTAGAACGGTCGTTGGGTCGAGTGGGCGGTTCGGGAGATTAAATAGTGTTTGCCCGTTAACAGTGACAGGCAGTGTTATTTGCAACGGAGTAACAAGAGGAACATCGCTCGATCCGAAAAGAATTGGATCAGTCGTTATCATGTTAGTAAACAAAGGTTTACTCGATGGGAGGACTGTTATATCAATCTGCCCACGGCGCTTCTCGAGCGGACGACCGAGAATCCTAAAACGATCGAGGGCCGTATAACCTTCATTCGTTCCATTGGCGGAATGGACAACTTCAGTATCACTGAAGTAAGTAGGAATACCTTCTGTGACAACGATCATCTGGAGTTCGTTTCCAGGATGAATTTCAGATCCGCCAACTGTTTCCGGTTGTGAACGAACTAAATATGCGTTTCCAACCAAAACTGATCCGACATTTTTATTCGGACGAAGCTTCGGGAAACGGGAAGCTACAGGCCCGCCGGGATAAGGGTCCGAAATTGACCACCCAGCGCCGCCACGAGTTGTCTTAAATTTAGTGTTATCGGATACGTTAGAAGTTCCATCAACGGTCATCATGGCCTCATCGCCTACCCCGGCGACTCCTGAAGAATGACCACAAATGAACTCAGTTCCTTCCCATGTCGAAGTCCCAGCAGGAGCTGGAGACATAGGAGCTTCAAACTCAATAAATGAGAACGAACCGTGCTGAATAGCAGCTAAATCACTAGCTGAACGATTTTGATAAAGAGTTTTCCCTATGAAATCTTTATCTCGAAGCCAGATCCCGACAGGAAGATTTGAAGTACATCCGGCAAACTCTGGATGAACATCATCATCATATACTTCGCTGATCGCATTCAAAAGCATTTGAGGCCGAGCAGCCAATGAAGCCTGATAGACTGGGAACTTTGGAGTCTCCCAATCTTCATAACCAACGCGATTGAGCGAGAACTTTCTCGCAACATCGTCTAATGTACCTGAATAATCCGGAGGAGCTCCTGGATTATCAATAGATTCCAAACGAGGGATAGGAACAGATCCTGAAAGCCTCCCCGATCCGAGGGATGTAGAAAAACTCATTGAGGCCAAAACTTCAAACCCGAAAGGATTTGGGAAGGCTAACGTATCAACGGGACCAAGAGGATTGGCCGCAATACTTTGAGCTTCTCCGACAGTTAGCGGTCCAAGCCGATAAACATCGTCGGAATACGCGTTTTGCGTTCCGAAGACGTCTCCTTGATATGGCTCATGGCTATAATAGAAGGTAATCTCGTTATTCGTCGCCCCGTTCGTCATCGGAGACGGGAAAATGCAACCAACCTTAGTGTCAGTAGAAACGGTTGTAGTATCTACCGCAATTGCTATACTGCCGCCAGCAGACGTTTTAGCAACAAGAATTCTGCCATTAGTTTGCAAGAATCCACGATCGAAAGCAAAAAGCGTGCATTCAATCAAAAATTCTCGGTTATCAAACGTGGTTCCCGGAGGAGCCTTGTTTAGATCTATGGCGTCAGCAGCAAGAACAAAAGTTAAATCTCCGTTGGAATCAACATTGAGGAGGAAAGTCGCTCCATCAAAATCGTCCCGGAGTAAATTAACGCTTTTACCGACCGTAGGGCCGAGAACTCGATCTGTGTTGAATGGAGAAGGAGGACTTGGAACAACCGGTTGAGGGCTTCCTCCAGAGTTATCGCGGAGATAAACACCAGTTATTCTTGCCGGAGCGAGGAATGGCGGGAATTGTATCCCTCTCCATGGACCGCCGAAAGACGAACTGATTGAGTCGTTCGTATACTTTTGCCCATAAATAGATAAAGTTCCTGAAGCAGTACCATAAATTTGAGGAGGAATAACTCCCGGTTCTGGAGTTACTATATAATATCCAGCTGCGGCTGGATAACTAACTAAATTACGATTATAGTCCGACGTATTGCCCGGAGGCATCGGACCTTCTTTAGACATAAAGAAGAAGTTAATACCAGACGGGAAAACTGTATTAGTGATCGGGACTATCGGAGTATGATGGAGTCCTGGACGAGGTAAATAATCCCATGGGATTTCAACATATCGGGTTTCTGCCCCATCATAGAACAAATCTAGAGGATCAACTATAGAATGAACTGTAGTAGAACCGTTTTGACTGAGGAGCGGCATGGCTCCTTGAACTGATAAGGGATAAACCGCCCCGAACCAATTCAAACCACCGAGAGGCCCCGCCGGATTCACCCCTGGGTCTACGATGCTAGCAGCATATCCGTTACGGGCAAGTAGCGGAGGGATCAATACATTTCTATAGGGAGCAATCCAAGCGGTCTTGGATCCAGGATCAACCATGACCTCAGAAGTTCTAGCTAAAGTACGATTTCTTCCTGTCTGTATATATGGAGAATCTGGAAGGAATGTCGGAACCATTCGGTTCCTATCAATAAGACCGGGACGAAGAATTACCTTCGAAGTATTAGTCGGGGTTCCTCTCCATTGAACAGTATGAACGAAATCAGGTTTATGAGAAAGTCCGCGACCAGCTCCATATATAACTGAAAACTCAATCTGCATCGGGAAGCCCCCGACAAAAATCGGATCAACACTTCCCTGTATGGCGTCAGCAAATTCTTGGAGTGGGTTTCCTAAAGTCCCGGAAGCAAGAGTGATTACAAGATTCCCGCTTCCATCAAGCGCGACAGTAATACCTTGTCCGTTTTTAAGAATACGGTTTCCGACACGCGCAACTGATAAAACCGGGTTTGATGCGGTTGGAGAAGTTACAGGCGTCCCGGAAAGCGCCGGAGTACCTCCATTGGGGTCTGTCGTCATCCCTTCAAAATGAATAATGACAGAATCTGAATCATCAGTCGGGAGAACAAATCTTACTTGGTCCGCGTCAGAAGCCGGCATTCCGACTAAAAATGCAGACTTATTGATAGTTATTTGGTCTCCATTGAACCAATAAACGGGTCCAATTCCTGTCGGACTTTGGCGAGCAGGATTAGCTGCTGGATGGCCAGGAGCAGCCGTAGTAAAAGTTACTGGTATTTGGTATGGAACAACACCAATTTGGAGAGGAGAACCAATAGCAGCTGAAACTGAAGGAGGGATGACTGGTACGCAATACCTCTCGGTTACAATTGAATCCGAGTACACTCGACGGTTTCCATTAGGACCATCGAGACGAGTAAGACCACCAACGAAAGTAGAAGAATCAGTTACGCGATCTCCATAAAGAATAATGGGACCGGAAGAATTCGTAGATCCGTAACGTTTCCAAGCCGTTCTGAGATTACTTTTAGCTAGAGCAGTAAAATTAGTTTTTAAAATTGAGTCATAATCGAAACGATCCGCCACTGAATGACGAAGATCTAAAATATCGGTTGCAGTTATTTGGTCTGCAAAAAGACCATCCGGACGGACGGTATATGGAACCATCGTGGTTCCAGTTTTGTGTGTTCTAATAGTGGTTCCGAGCTGTCCCCGATCTACGGTAACCTGGAAAATCGCACCAACTTGAACGATATTTGTAACCCGAATGATTTCTTCATCAATTCTGAAGAAAGCTTCTCCGAAAGAATTTATGGTAGCAAGAATAGTTCCAGAAATGCTAGAGAAGGTTAAAAGAGTTGTAGTCTCCGTCATATCCGGAGTTGGGGTTACCGGGTTCGCAGAATAAATAGCCGCTCCGGAACGATTAGTTGCTAAACTGTTACGATTAAATGCACCAGCTAGATTCCCTGTATCCGAAAATCCAGCTCCGTTGCGGCGGAAGACAGCAGATATGGGAACAGCATATACATATCCATCAACCGTTCCAAAAGTCGTCGGATCCCCAGTCCCGGCTCTCCAAAGCCCAGGATCCCCGAGATTCCCGCGCATGTTCTGGAATGCGATAGCTGATGGGGTAGAAAGAGCGCCTTGAGCAAAAACTAATGTTGGGTCGAACCCCTCTGAATATTGAGCAAGATTTATATCAGCAACAACACGAATTCGATATTGGATTTGAACTCGTTCAGTAGTTTCAAACCCGATGGCCGGGTCAACCATATCATCTGGAAGATTTGAAAAACCACATTCAGTGTTACCGAACCTATATATGAATCCACGTTGCGGTTTTCCCGGAGCAATTCCTGGAGAAGCCGGATCAACGTCGATCCGCATGAGCCAAACTTCTAAAAAGACAAACTCAGCTCGATTTCCACCCGTTGAAGTACTCGGCGGGTTGAGAAGAATTTTATTCCAAGTATCAGTATTATTAGGTGCGAGAGGAGGTGAACCGGTCTTAGTACCTGTGACAGGAATGAGCCAGCCATTAACTATGGCGTAGGCTGGATCCCGAGTTTCTCCTGAAAAATTTCGTCCAAAGAAAAATAAATTTGAATAATTTACGTTAGTAGTAAAATCCGCTCTTGGATTAGATTCGTTGAGGAGCCAACCCGATGGATACCTAGAACGAATCAATTCAGCTTTAGACTCGAGATCTATAAGCTGAATAAGATTCAATTCAGAATCTAATGGGGGACGATTGGCCTGGAAAGTGACTATGGCATATTGACGATCCTGATCATCAATATATCTCGAAACTCCCGGGCCGAGCTGAGTCGTAGGCATTTATATAGTTAACTCCGCCAAAGACAGTTCATACTCAGCAACGTATAAGGGTCTCATCGTAGTAAACGATACCCTTAAATACTTCTACTTATAAAGAATTGCAAATGATGATAAAAACAAAGAATTTCCTGGATTTATGAATTTAAGTACTATATTAGCTTTAACCCCTCCCATATTTATTTCTTCACCAGAAACGACTGGAAGAAATGGACCGGCATCAGCTGAATATTGACAGGTTAAGCTTGTTGGGGACGGTTCTATGAAAGTAGAAGATAAAGGATCAAAATTATAAAGAAGTTCATCTGGACCGGGTTCTGAAGCAACTGAAACCCGGTTGTAAAGAAAATATATTTCATAATATATTTTCACGAAAGTCGCATTCGGAATAAACGCAAACGGGAAAGTTTGAAGAATTCCGGTGTTATTTATTGAAGTATTTTTTCCGGATCCATTAGAAGTAGATATTTTAGTTGAGTTTACATAATCTATATTAACATCAGTGAAAAGTTCATCATATATATTTCCAGTATAAGTTGGATTTTCTCCCATCAAAAAATTTATTTTGTTAATAGTTATTGCAGGGGAACTTGTTACTAAATCAGGAGAAAAACCAAGGGGAAGTTCTATAACAGTCTTTCCAGCAACAGAAAAACTAAGAGGAGGAGAGTACGCTCCACTTAGTATGCCGCTAGACGCATTAACTAAAGCTTTGTTCGGCATTATGACTGGTTTTTCCGAGGATTTAACATATGGCCACGAACTCTATAAATTGCTGCACAAAAATCGCTAGGAACCGAAAGAAACTTAATACTATTCTCAGTTGGCGTTGTAGAAGAAATATCAAACCAACCTGAAAAAACAACTAATACTAAAGTTCCTTTTCTTCCAATTGACGCAAAATCTTGTTTCAATTCCATGAGCGCAGGAAGAGCGACTTTATGTTTTTGAGGAAAATTATATGGATAACTGAAAGCTGATGGAGCATAAAATAATGGGTCTACTTTCGGCCAAAAATTTCGCCCATCAGCATCAACAGTTACATCTAATGCTCCACTAACAAGATTGACTTCATCAGGATTCGGGGCATATGGAAGAAGAGTCGGTAACTGAGCCATTCCAGAGTCAATATTGAAAAACGGGAGAAGAATAACAGATGACGTATCTAATTCAGCTTCCGGAAAATTTGCAGACGGGAGTTTCCCAATAGGAATTTGTGTTCCCGGACTAATGAATGGATGACTTGAATCAGGGGAACCTGAACCTGATGTAATTGTATAAAGAAGATTTGATATAACTCGAGGAATCAAAGATAAATTAACATTTCCGGCCGGAACGTCAAGTGACTGAACTGATCTCGATTTGTAAAAAATTTGATGAGAATCCCATGGAGCAACTCCAACAGGCGGAAGTGGTCTTAAGGCCTTATAAGTAACTGTTATCGGAGTCCCTATAGGGACAGGAATAGAAAGAGTTACATCTGTATATGACGTATTTGTAGTTATAGTTGTAGTTGTATAAATAGGATTGATTCCGTCATTAACAGTCACACCCGGAGCTGTGGTTTTAATTCGTTCTGGAATTTTTACGTTAGTTGCTGTATTTGATGGGATAGTAACTATTTGATTCACGGAAACATATCTAACTGATAGTTCTCTGTGAAGAAAGTCTAATTTCCATAAAGTCGGATCGAGAGAAAATCTGCCTGCGTCAGATGTGGCAGTAAAAAATGCCGGATCTACCCAAGTGTTCCAAGGTGCCGTGGTCGGATCTGGTGACCAAAATTGATATTCTTCAATCGGTGTTTGAGTGAGTCCCGATCCAAGCGGATAAGAAATTTGAACTTGAGTATATATGTCAGTATTGATCAGCGCAACAGGGAAATTTATTGTAATAGAACCAGGTGATATGACAACAGAGGTTACAGCAGTAGCTACGTCAGCTACTGCTGTAACAGATCTAATTTGCAAAACTCCAGCAAAAGCGGTTCCAACCGGGGCTGAAGCCGCAACGTTAGTTACAGCAATTCCAGGGCCTTGGACTATTGGAAGAGCGGTTAAAAGAATGGTAATACTTAATGTCGGAGCTCCACCAATAACCGTTTTACAAACAATATTTTCAGTGATTGCTCGATCGCTGAAGTTTAAGCGGACTCCATCAGGGTTTCCAGGATGGGAACTTGTTCCAAGAGAATCCAATTTAAAATGAGAAGTTCCAGATCCAAATGCATCTATTTCGTGTTCTGTTTGAAGTGAATTATCAAGTACTTGTTGAAAAGCTTTTTGGAGAACTTCATTTAAATCCCAAGCTACACTCTTTCTAAGATCTTTTATATCAGAAAGAATAATTTGATTAGAATATAAACCGTCAGGACGACCAGAAACTCCTGGGAAAGTTCCTCCTCCGTTTAAATTTGTAGACCTATTGAAAGCAGTTGAATTTCGACGAAAAACCGCACAAAGCGGAATTGCATACATGAAGCCATCAACAGTTCCAAGAGCCGCAGCTGTAATTGCGGTTCCAGAACCAGCAATCCAAAGACCTGGGTCTATTGAAGATTTTACATAATTAAACGCAGTTACGGTCCCGTCAGCACCAGGACCGGAAAAATCAGAAACTGTGTTAGCAAACACAGCTGGAGAATCGAGTCCATCTGGGTAAGCTGTAACATCTATCCCAGAAATGACTCGATATCTATATTGAATTTGAACTCGTTTTGATGATTCTAGTGTATATATCGGATCAATCAAATCATCGATAAGATTTACAGCATCTGGGGCTTTAACGTTTCCTAATCTTAAAATAAGACTGGTCGGGCTTTTGTTAACAACACTTGGAGCTGCAGTTATTAACGCTCTCCAAACCTCAATGATAACTAAATCCGTTCTAAATACTCCTGCTCCAACTGGAGGAGCAGGAAGTGTTATAGAATTTAATCCTGTTGTTGATATGCCCGAGTATTCAAATCGAAGAGGCCACCCATTCACAGTGAAATTAGCTTTTTTGATTTGAAATATATTAGAATTAGGAGGAACTGCTGGAAGTCCTATATAAGAACCTCTAACATCAGCCGTTTCAAGAAAATCTCCTTCTATGAAACAAGAAGGGATTAATCTTTGGGCTTGAAGTCTTGATCCTTGATCGTTAGATACTTCTTCTTGAAGATTTATTTCCCAGTCTATGACCGGCTTCGCCGTTTCGATTACAATAGTTTCAAATGATTTATCTTCAGCAGAAAATTGCCCTCCAGTCACTATTGACTGAGGGTTCTCTGATGTTCCGGGTCCATACTGTTTAAAGCCCATTTTTCATCCAAACAGATTGATAAACCGGTCAACCATACTCATGGATGATGAACGAAACTATTATCTGGATAATTTACGTAAAATTTTTGATAAGCGATCGGAGGGAACATGGACGCCACATAGTCACGTGGAATTAACTTTTTCTCCATGAGCCATTTGTGAAATACCGGATATAATTGGTACATGAAAATACTGTGTAATTCAGTCCAACCATCAAGCAATATTATGTCAGATTCTCCATGATTTTGATCAAGAGCAATTTGATCAAAAATTACAACGCCTGCTTCGCAAGCTTTAAAGCTTAATATGTCGGATCTCTTAATTCTAAATTCTGCCATTTTTATGCCTATGGAACAAGAATTGGAACTGTGAAATAAAATGACGAAGGATCTCCTACCGGGAGAGTGGCGAGATCAAAACCAACTGATAAAACGAAACCTATTGTTAAAGAGTTAAAAATAAACCCATTAAGAGATAGAGCCTCACCGGAGACAATTTGGGTAATTCCCTGGCCCCCGGAGCTTGCAATCTTTTGTATATCTACATAATACCCTGGAGGCAAAGTAATAGATGTAGATGCGTTAGTGGTTGTGGTTGTGCCACGAATAAAACCGATGTTTATATCCATACTATTGCCGGTTATTTTATAAAATCCCTCCCAAACTCCGTTTCCAATAACAGCGTCGTAAACAGGAGAATAAGTTTGCCAATTCGGGTTTATGAATTCTAATGATTTTGTTGGACTAGGTTGCGCTACTAACGTTTTTTCTAAAGGTTGATATATTTCGTATGTCAACCCCGCTGATGTATTTGGGAACGGAAAAACAGGAAAAACCAAATTGTCAAAAACTACAACAGTTAAAGTGGTTGTTCCGACTGTATTTACAGTATAATATCTACCATCAGGATCATGGACAACTAAAATATCTCCGGGTACGACTCCTTCAGCTGTGAAATCATGTCCGGCGCTAGTTAATGTATTTCCTAACGCTACTGTAGATCCATTTGTGTCATTAGTTCGGAATGAACCTGATGTTAAATTAACACGCCATACATTTCCAGCAAATTGAGCAGTTACTGACTGGTTACAAACCCAGGCGGATCCGTCAATAAATCGAATTTTTGCTGAAAACCCACTGGCTCCATAACCAACGTTTGGAGCACCAGCTAGTATAATTTCGCTTATTAAAACCAAACTTTCAATTATTAGTGTTGCTGGATCAATTCTAGCAACAACGATGTTACCTTCAAAATTTTCAGCCGTTGCCCAGAGTTTGTTATTTACAGGATCATAATCAAGAGAGTTGATTGATATCCATTGTGTTATTATATTTGTAATAGGACCAGTGGCTAAATCAACATCTATACGATAAAGATCTTGAACTTTGCCTGAAAATAGTTTTCCGTTAAAAGTTCCTGTTCCGATTGCCAACGCGCGCAGTCCAACAGCTGCACCTACTGGACCTATTTCTACAACAGGAACACCCACTGGAGGGAGCGTAAATCTGTAAGCTGTTCCATTGACCGGATCTAATACAAATCCACGTTTTCCTACTGGAAAATAATTTGATGCATTTTGATCAATTCGCATCGCTGACATTGGGATAGGACCAGCGGGAAGAGTCAAAGTTCCATCAATCACTCCAGGAGCTGAAGTATCAATTCTATAAATATCACCACCCGTAGCTTGGTTTACCCATAAATACGACCCATCAGATTCAATGCTAACTAAAAAATCACCTGGAGAAATGACAGCAGCTGGGATCGTGATTACATCAGACACCCCAGAAACAACTTCATCTAATCTAGAATCACTAGTTATAGTATCTACACTTATGCTCCAGACACTCCCAAGATGATTTGCAAAAGCAACTAAACTCGGTTTGCTGACTAGAGTACTAATAAATGGATGAGTTGGATTAAGAACTCCGATTCCATTAGAATTTATGCGCCAAAATAAACTACCTACTAACGCAGGAATTAATACTCTTCCATCTGGATCTTGTACAATTTGAATTGTAAAAGGGGCATAAATATTTCCAGTCCCTCCTGTGACATTGAGTAAAGAACCGACAGGAGCAGTATTAAAATTAGGAATTCCAGATACAGACCCTGGGAATGACTGAGAAGACGATCCAATTTCACCTGGGCCGGTCGTTACATCTATTGGTGTATTAAGAGGCATCTTGGACTCGTCTTCAATTAAAAGTAATCAATAAATCGGCCAATTACCATACTTTATTAGAAATAGAAATTAGATCTGAAATACTAAACATTAACCGGGAATAAAAGGATCGACCTATCCGAACCGAATTCATATTTAATACCTGATAAGACCCCATTCATGATCATAACGGAAAGAGATCTCATGGCAGATGAGTCGCTTTTATAATGGTGTTTGAATTTTTTCAAGGCGAGTGATAATCGAATTCCCGGAGAAGCGCGGACAATGGAAACGAGATCTCTACATGTTTCTTTAAACGGTGTCCATCTTTTTCCTGTCGGGGACCCCGCCTTCGAGAAAGTTTTATGCTCCGGTCTCAATCTCTCTCGAAGATGTCCTGTGGTTTTTCTTTGAAATATAGGATAACATTCGACATTTACATGGGACTTCGTTATGACAAGCCATCCTATGCCTGCGGAGGAACAGGCAAGCTTCGCTACTCTGGACTTGTTCCTAGGAGGAGTCGCAACCCAAACCCCGTTAGCGAGACTCCTCCTCCTCAAGGCTTGGTCAAGAACATCGAACCCCATCGAAGTCTTACATTCCATAGCCCATAAAACAGACCCCCGGATAGCTACAATATCTATTTCGTCGACTTCCTGATATACATCCCATCCATTGGATTCTAGCCATGATATGGCCATAGATGCTACATAAGTTTCAAGTATTGGTTCTTTCGGTCTGAATTTTCTAACCACCAGGAATTATACTTCAGACCTTGGACAATACTGAAACCCGATTCATAAAAGTTTCAGGTAGTTATTCTCCAAACCCAGGTTAAAGTACTAGTTGGGGGTTTCGTTATTGTTGGGAAAGTAATGTAATTCACAAGAGCATCTTTTCCCGTGACACATTGCAATGGATTGAATGGACCGTTTGCAGGAAGTATTGGGTTGGTGATGGTCATATTAGTATTTATGTCTCCACCCAAGAGACCCATTTCCATTAGAGGGCCTACGGCTTCAGATTCTGAAAACGTTGTCGTAAAATCTACAACGTTCGTCGGAATAGCACTAATTCCTCCACCAGCGTTGATGAAACTAGAAGAAGCTACTGCCTTTCGAGCAAGTTCATTATAAAGAGACCTTTGAGTTTGAGTTGGAATTGGAGGGTTTAGGGCAGGCCATCCAAGGTCTCCAGTTCCAACTGCTAAAGCGTAAACCCCAAAAGCAGGAGTAGACAAGTTAGGAACCGGGGGACTCTTTATTAAACGAGCAATCAGAATACTCGCGTCCAGGGTGACTATATTATTTATATGTCCTTTAGTTTCCTCTCCCGTAGTTCCATCACGGAGAGTCCAAAATACTTCTCCCTTAATCTTGAGAAATGGACCTTCTGAAAGACGCGTTTCCATATTAAAAGAAATTGAATCCGCCGGTCTTGAAAATTTTTCTTTAGAGATCATCGATCCTCCAAAACACAGTACCTAACCGAATTATCATATCAGACGGTTAATTATAGATGGATCGACAGCAGTAACTATATTAACACCATCGTTAACAACATGAACTCCGATTTGAGTTCTATGGAGGTTATATTTCAATTTCAATTCATTTGAAAGCAAAGCAGCCGAAACCGAATCTCCAGACGCATCGGGGGAAGAAACTATATCTAAAATATCATTGATTAGATGAACTCCAACTTGGGTTCTATGGGCGTTATACTTAGTTTTAATATCATTAAGCAACGTCGTGACTGTAGCCAAATCGACTGCCACAGGGGCAGTAATAATATTCACAGCGTCCGCTATTGTATGGAAAACAGCTGAAGCTCTATGGGCTTCGTATTGAACTCGAAGATCATTTACCAATAAAATAAGATTTGCAGTATTAACGAATGTCCCTACTGCCGTATCTTCATGAGTGAAAGTGACTCTCTCCGGGTCATTTGTAACTGAAAGTGGTGCAGGAATAGGCACGAATGGACCATATTCCATTTGTCTCATATTCTGGATAACCGGAGGAGAATAAACTTCAGTTGCATGAACGACAAATTGAAGATCATCAATGTCTATTTGATTTCCAGTATTTGGAATAAATAAAGCAGGGGAAAAGAAAACAGAACCCCCGGCTTCATTTAGAAGTCCTTCAGTTGGTTCTCCAGAAAATTTTGTGATTGAAAAATTTCCGAGAGGGACTCCTAACGGGACAGAATAATAAGATTCAGGAGTCCCGAATAAATTATATTCAAAATATGAACCATCAGATATATTGAAAATTTGAATTAAATAATTACACCCAATATCGAAAGGACTTCGAATTAAGCTAAAATCTACGTCTCCATCTCCTGATAAATAACTAGATCCAGACCAATTAGAAGAAAAAGTGTCTATTGATCCATCATATACGACCTCTCCATTTGTTCTTATGAAAACGTTTGATGAATCAAAATCCACAGTGAAATAAATAATATTACCGGGCGATAAGACCGAATCTGGTGGAGGAATTATATTGGTTACATCTATTGACATATAAAACTAAATTACTCTCCAAATCAACGAAATTAGATCGTATTCTATAGTAGCTGAATCATTGGCTAATACAGCTAAGTTACCACCAGCGATCACAACTTGGTTTGTAGCATCAGACCCAGCATCTAAATTGTTGACTGTCCACGTAAACGCGCCGGTATTGATTAGCGTCTTAACATATACATCAGATGCTACAGCTTGAAACCCAGAAAAACTCCATCCAGCCATATCTGCTGCAATTCTAACAGTTTCAGCGCGAGCCCATCCAGCGTCGTCACCGTCGAGATTATAATTGTCTTTGTCCGCCGTAACCAATGGCGCTGTTGCAATGTCAGACACACCACCAGGTCCGTAGACGAACGACCAACCGTCTATACAAGAACCAGTTAGTTTGTTGGCATACGGCAGTTGCGCATACGTTTTGTTGATTCCGTCTAAGGTCGCATCAGCTGTTGTAGTTACAATAGTTAAAAAACTACTAGGGACGGGGAAAGCAGCTTCTGAAGCTCCGGTTTTGATAGCACCACCGCTGTTAACTTCAAAACCTATTTCTACGTTGTTGCCCCAGATTTTATTACTATCAACATAAAGTATACTATTGTTAAATACTTGAATCCCAGATCCACCAACAACATCAAACACAGCTAGATTGTCTACGGTTATTACCGTATTTGATTTTAAAGTTAACAGCGGTGTACCAACAGAGGAACAAAGAGCAATGTAACCATCAATAATACTTTGAAGCTGAAGCGCTATATCAAAATTAGCGCAAGCACTAATTGTTAGATATAAACTAGAGTCTATTATGTCTGGTAGGGCACACCCCACGAGATTAAACTGATCCGAACTTCGAGACAATTGCCCACGTAGATCGCAACCAAATGCTAGCCAATTCCCAAAAACACCCGCGTCTGAAGTTATGTAGGCGTCTGCAAAACTGATTAGATCAGAAGTTACTTTTACGGTAGTCAGCTTACTAATATCAACAGAAATAAGATCTTCAATAACATAAGCATCACCTGCGTTGGGACTGCTCGGACCAGTTAGCAGTGTAAATTGACTTGTAGACGCAAAGTTCCCGCCATCATCTCGTTGTATCCAAGCAACAGAACCGGCAGAAGCGCCATTTGTGATCGTTATACGCTTGCCAATATACGCAGCAAAAGATCCAGATCCTTCAATTTTCGTTAAGACATTCAAAACGTTATCTGGGCCTGCAAAGGATACTAATGTGCCAGCAAGCAATGGTGCAGTAACACCGTTGAAGAAAAGCGTAGTAGACCCAGTTGTCAGATCTAGTATTTGCAGCGAATCTGTGTTTGGTATATTTTCTAATAAAGTTACGTTCGTAGTTTGAAGAATGCTCGGGTTCTTGCCCCAACGACGCGTTAGTTCAGCTAACGTCTTGAGCGGTGTAAGACTAGTGAACCCAGTATTTTCATCATCACCAGTGCTCGGCTTGATAAACCAAGATGATTGTTCTCGCCATTCAACAGATCCGAGGTTCAATCGTTCCCAAGTTCCAGGGCCATTTGCTACAGCTATCGTAATAGCGTCTGGAATCAGAGTACTAGCTGCGTGATATATCCACAAATCTTTAACAGATAAAACATACGCTAACTCACCATCATTTAAACTAGTAACTACTATATTACTGAGATCTGTTATAGTGTCTACAGCTTGAGCAGCACTCGGTCCGGTCGATCCAGTTATCCCAGTGTTTCCTTTAGCTCCAGGGGGGCCTAAGAAAATTGTTATTGGTTTTTCAGTAAACCTGATTATCGCGTGAATAACTACTTGACCGAGATTATTTACTTCAGAACCTAAAAATGTGCAATTAAATATAGCCCAATTCGTTGGATATCCGGCATTAGCTAAGATTTTTTCCTTAGTAGGAGAAGAACTTAAGAAAACAACCGGATTATTGACTGTAAAACTAGTCGCATAGAACACTTCAATTTGAACAGCGTTTATGGGCTGATCATATATTGAAGTAACTACTGTATCTGGTATGGCCATCTTTAACTCACAATATGATTAATGCGTCATCATACTACAAACCAGTTCTTAATACCATCGAATTCCCAAGTCACGGCGACTCCTTGACCTTTCAACAAGAAAGTCGGAGATAAAGCAAACTGCGCTGGATCTTCTATTGAGTTCGAATCATTAGCTGATATGACTACAGAATATGTCGCTTCATTACTAACATTTTTAACTCCCCATTGGTCCCCGGAACTAGGACCGGTAGGAGCCACTATATAAAACCCAGAAGCCACCCCGGAGCCTGCTGTAGTAGGATAATATGTGACTCTTTCAAAAGTTGAAGCCATATAACTCCCAATTATTGTTCCTATGGCCGGGTATTTAAATCTAGCTACAGGACCGATAGGGCCTATAGGTCCTGTAGGTCCTGTGACACCTAACGGAGCCGCACCAAAACATCTGTTATACTCTCCCATCATTTGATCGGAAGTCAATTCCATGTTATTAATCAATTTAACAGAAGCATATACTGAACCTGTAGCTGTAAAAGCCAGCTGTCCCGCTGCTGGTGCGCTTGAACCGAGACGGAATATTCCGCTTTGTCCACCATTTGGGAGAGTCGGAATCCCAGTAGATACTGGTCTTCCATTTATATACATTGTGACATATCCAGTAGGTGTATTACTCCTTGTATACCCAAGATGGAAAGGAACCCCCACAGGAGTTTTCATCAAAGATGCTACTTGTAATGAGTTAACACCAAGATCAAATTCACTAATATAAGTCAAATTGTCGGTGTTAGCGACTTGATACAAGATATTCTGAGCTAACAATTCTCCAGCTTGACCGATTGCAAAATACTGTTGTCCGCCAACATTTGGGGTTTGAGCAAGCATTGCAACTGACATAGCGCCAGTGGCTTGTAACAACGGAGCAAAGCGTCTAACAGCAACATCATTAGTGTTGTTGAATGAGAATCCTATAAGCCCATTGCCCATATCTGCATATCGCTCCGTACCTGTAGCAGTTAATGTATGTCCAAAACCAGACGAATCAGATAGATTTCCATCTAATTGCCAAAGGCCAACAGGGCTATAAGTAAGATCATGTTGTCTAAGAATTGGAATAGTATAAGGTCCAGTGGGGCCTTGTGAACCTTGCGGGCCAGGGGGACCGCCAGAAGTCCCTACAGGTCCTTGAAGACCAGTGGGTCCAGGACTTCCAGGCGATCCTTGAGGTCCTGTTCCAGCAGGTCCAGTGGGACCGAGAGGTCCAGTAGGACCAGTAACTCCAATAACTGTAGTCCCAAATGTTTGATTATATTCATTTAATATTTCGTCAGTAGATAACTGACGATTAAATTGTTTTACTGATGCTAAAGCGCCTCCGGCTTGATTTTTGTTAACCCCGTCTGAACCCAAACGGAAGAAACCACTTTGACCGCCATCCGGTAACGACCCGATTCCTGTTGAGTATACTTTCCCATTTGCGTAAAATGTTAAAAATCCGGTTGGAGTTGGTCCTCTGGTAACTCCAAAATGGAATGGGACGCTTTGAGGAGCTTTTGCATTTGTCGGATTAACAAAAGAAGATGTTCCAGCGCCAAATTCAACAAATGAAAAGAAAGTTTTATCTGCGTTAGCACCGTAAGAATATAAGAAGTTATCAGACTGAGCCGCAGCCGGCCCATTCATCGCTACAATTCTAAAAGCGATTTGAGAAGCTCCGCCGACTGGAGCGCCATCAGGAATTTGGGCAATTGCTACAACAGACATTGCTCCAGTAGCCTGAAGCAACGGTGCGAATGTATTCCGTTGGGGAACGTTTGCACCATTGAAGGAAAAACCTCTTAAACCGCCACCTAAATCTACATACTGTTCAACTCCAGTGCCCATGAATAAAACATGGCTTTGACCAGAAGAATCATTTAGATTTCCGTTTAATTGCCAAAGACCGACTGGACTACCATCATTTGTATGATAGCGTAAAACTACGTTAGAGAGAGGCCCGGTAGGACCCTGAGGTCCAGTAGCACCAGTTGATCCATCTAAACCGGTGGGGCCTGGGGACCCCTGAGGCCCCGTGGGACCAGGTGAGCCCTGAGGTCCAGTAGCACCAGTTGATCCATCTAAACCGGTGGGGCCTGGGGACCCCTGAGGCCCCGTGGGACCAGGTGAGCCCTGAGGTCCAGTAGCACCAGTTGATCCATCTAAACCGGTGGGGCCTGGGGACCCCTGAGGCCCCGTGGGACCAGGTGAGCCCTGAGGCCCTGTAGCACCAGTTGATCCATCTAAACCGGTGGGGCCTGGGGACCCCTGAGGCCCCGTGGGACCAGGTGAGCCCTGAGGCCCTGTAGCACCAGTTGATCCATCTAAACCGGTGGGGCCTGGGGATCCAGGTGAGCCCTGAGGCCCCGTAGGGCCAGGTGAGCCCTGAGGCCCCGTAGCACCAGTTGATCCATCTAAACCGGTGGGCCCTGGAGAACCCTGGGGTCCTGTGGGCCCTGGGGATCCGGGTGAGCCCTGGGGTCCAGTAGGGCCAGGTGAGCCCTGGGGACCTGTGGGTCCATCAATTCCTGTGGGACCGGGTGACCCGGGTGAGCCCTGGGGTCCAGTAGGGCCAGGTGAGCCCTGGGGACCTGTGGGTCCATCAATTCCTGTGGGACCGGGTGACCCGGGTGAGCCCTGGGGTCCAGTAGGGCCAGGTGAGCCTTGGGGAC